CACGACGATATATGCTGCAAGCAAACCCAACAATGTCAAGGAGAACACCACCACCAATGGCGATAATCTTTTCACGACGAAGAACTCCCTGTTTTTCAAAAAAGGTGACAATTTCATCTACATTTTTCCAGTTCTTGTTTTCTTCTTTACAGTCAATAATCAGTATTTGTGATTCAAGTTTTGTGACACCAAAATATTCATCGATTTTTGATTTATATAAATCCCAAACTTCAGTATCTATCACAATCACTCTACGATGACTATTGGATAAATTTGCTATATCTTGGTTACTCGGATTAAATATGTCAGCCGAATATGTTAATTTGAATTCTACTGGTAGTTCTGTTTTTACTTTCCAAGTTCGTTTGAACTTGTCATAGTCCATCATAAACTCATCACTCATCTAAAGCCTCATGAAACAATTTTGCCGCATGTACATAAAAATATCTTGCTTTGTTTATATCGCCAGCAATTAATTTGAATGGAAGCATACGAATAAATTGTGATGCTTCCAATATATCTATAAGTTTCATTTTATCTTCTGGCAGTTCGGACATGAAGTGGTTGTTGAATACTTCAAAGTTACTTGGTATTGTATTTGGATTGAAGAAGTCATTTCCGACTACACGAATATCACGATCATTGATGAAACCATAATGACTACGTGAACACTGAAGAACTTGTGCATAATCAAGATATTTTGTGTTCCACATACTTTCTTCGTATGTGTCAATGAACATTACACGGTCCTCTTCAAAAGAATACATGATGTTTTCTAATGTAGGATTGCCATGAATGTTACACTCATCATCATTTTCTAAATTTGAAAAGAATTCATACACAGGACCATGAATTGCTAGTGTGCCAGTAAGACCAATTACTTCTTTACTGTTTAACCAATAATTACCTTTTTCGAAGAATTCACCAAATGCTGGTATCTTCAATGCATCCATCAACTTTTGATGTATCTCTTCACGGAAGTAAAGTGATGGCGCTCCAGAAATTGGCGTTCTACCAAAAGAATGTATTGTGTTCAAACCTTTCCATACTGCTTTACTGATTTTGAATATTGTTTCTTCTTTGAGTGGTTCACCACTCAGAATAGATTTGATATCACGAAATCCTTCTAGATATTTTAAATCAAACCATGCATCAACACCAGTAGAACCAATAGCAACAACTTCTGGAAACAGACCAGGATAAATCTGATTGAAGTGTTGCAGTTTCATCAACTGTGAATACCAACGAACAAAACCATATTCACGATTCTTCGTGCGTGATATTTCTTTACGAACAATGTTCTGGTCTGGTATCCAATAAGTTTTGCTCAGTGAGCCACCTTTAAGTTCAATCGTTTTCATTTCGCACCCAATGTTTGTCTTGCTACTTCAATACCATATTCTTGTGGACTACCTAAAACAATTGTTTCTTGATTTGTTGCTAAACCATTCATGAACGCAGACTTATCATCTGCAATCATACTCTGAATTACATTTGAAATATAAAGTTCGTCATCCGAATGAAGTTTGTTGTAGTATTCAAGATATCTATTGCCAGATTCAAAGCCATACAGGCCTGATGATGCGTATGGCGATATCTGTTTCTTCTCAACTATTTCTGTAACGACGCCTTCATATGCACGAACATAAGAATATTTTGGTGAGTTGCCAATGAATACATCAACATATGCTGTATATGGATAAGCCAACATTTCACTTATCGATTTCAAATTACGACCAGTCACAATCGTGTCTCCGTTGTGAATGAAAGTTGGCAACTCTGGATGATTCAGATAATCAATACCAATCGCTGCTGTATGTGCTTGGCCTTTTGTGTCACCAATATACAGAATATTCTTTTCATTCAAATCAAAAGGTGCAATCGTTTCAAGAAGTTGATCTTGAAAATAAACATCACGTTTGTTCGCAACAAGAAGCACACGGCAATCTGTGTGTAGATTCTTTATGATATCATGAATGATTGTCTTACCATTCCAAGGCAACAGATACTTTGGAATATCAAAACCAACGTCATGAAAGCGGGTGTTGTAACCCGCCATGCAAATAACAAGATTTACTTCAGCCATTCTTCCATGTCCTCACGTAGTAAAGAGTGCCATGTGCCATTGTATTCGCCTGGAGGAAATGGATGATTGACATCACAGTATACTAGTTTTTCACCAACAAGACCATACTTTTTCCAGTTAGCACTCATGAAATCTTCCATCATAAACTGTATGCCTTGTTTATAAAATTCATCATAGTTTTTAAACACCTCAGCATACTTGTTCATATTCTCTGATGAAGAAAATGCAAACTGATCATTACCAAAATCACGATCTGGTGTCATGCGACAGTTTGGTATATGCAACTTAGAGTTGTCTAATTGATCAAAAGGTATACGAGTATTAATAGCAAAATCAAATCTTGAACGAATAACCCAATCAAACTTCATTGAATTATTTTTTTCATATTCTTGCTTTAATTTCATGGTATGATAAATTGCATACATTTGTGCATATGTTGACATACGACCATCCTTAACCTTCCAATTTGGAGAAGGAGGAGGTGTGTTAGTATATGCTGATAAATCTATTTCTAAAGGCTGCTCAACAATTGCACCAGCTGGTTGATACAGATCAAGGGCTTGTTCATGAAGATCGTTTTCATTTTCCCAAGTGTGAAGAAAAACTGTTACATCATTTTTATACAAAATATTTTTCAAATGATAGTAATGCCCCGCTTCAACCATTCTTGGTTGACCTGAAATACAAAGTGCTATTTTACTTGTCGTCATATTTTGCCTCAATCACTTTACGCCACTCTGGAACACGATCATACTGATGTACAATAGTATACTCTATTCCCTTTGAAGTTACAACCTTATCGCCTTCTAATTTCGGTGATGATTCTAGTAGATGCGGTCTGAATTGATCAATCTTACTCGGATCGGCAGTTGTACCTAATTGACATGCCCAACCGTATTCTGATTCAGTATACATTGACGAATCAATATATGGATGTCTTGAAATCATTACATTGAATACTGCTTGATCAACAATTGGTATTGGTCTATTAATACAGTTTAAAAACAGTTGTAATGCTAAATCTTTCATTGCATAACCACGACCTGCAATCACACCAACATTAAAAATAGTATTGTTTTTAAAATCTTCATAGATACCTTGTCCATAACATTGTGTAATGTTTTCACGACCCCATGGTTCATCTTTGTATTTCATGCTTTCAGATGAGAATACCAAATCTTCTCGGGTAGAAAGATTTTCTTCTAGCCAATCAACAGGATTTTTTTGAAAGATAACATCTCTCACATCTGTGGTAATCACATAACGATAGTCGTTGTCTTTCAGAAGTTTGTAAATGTGAACAAATCGCTCAACATGCACCATCAATTGTGATTGATAGCTTAAATTACCATCACCATCTTGATTGAATGCTATGATTGAGAAGCCTGCGTCAGTTACCTTTTGTACGGTATCTTTGTCGCAGTTCATGAGAATCAGAACTTTATCACCTTCAAAGCCTGATGCGTTGATTGAGTTTACCCAATATTTTAACTTCGACCAATCATAGTTGGTCGAACACCCCACGATACAATCCTTCATAATATCTCCAATAATTTATTTTCTGTCTGTCGTCGCCCAGTTTCCTGTAAACTTTTTGTATTGTTTTGTACTTTGACCTGGCGTGTCAGTGAGATATTTATCTCTCAGTTCTGGACGACCCCATTCACCAGCACCAGCCTTTGATACAAACTCTTGTTTTTCACGAATATTGTTAAATTCTTTTACCCAACTAAACTTGGTTGATGCAGGAATCCATTTTTGACCAATGCTTTTCTTACCTCTGATATAATCGGTATCAATCAATATCCAATCTTTATCTTTACTGAAAGCAACGGTGTGTGCTTTTTTCAATATCTGAACGATCTTTCCAGTTTTTTCTAACTTACCTAAAGTTATCACATCTTTATCATAGATACTGGATTCTGATATATGTTCTTTAAAAGTTTTCATACGGCAAATGATGAACCACAACCGCAAGTTGCAGTTACATTAGGATTTTTGATTTTGAATTGTGAACCCATCAATGATTCTTCATAATCAATTTCCGCATCATTTACATAATGCATACTAATACTATCTATAACAACCTGTATGCCATCACGTTCAAACACATGATCATCGGCTTCTGATTGCTCTTCAAGTGTAAAGCCATACTGAAAACCTGTGCAACCACCACCCTGTACGAACACACGTAGTTTCAAATCAGGATTTTCTTCATCAATGATTGATTTAATTTTCTTTGCGGCAGTTGATGTAATGTTGAACATTAGCCCCTCGTCAATGTAAGAATCTTCTGCATTTGTTTCTCAATAATAGGACCACGATTAGGCCAGTGAATGTATGGTTGATTTGCAGTCTTATATAAATTTGTCAGAAAAGGCATGATAATCTTTTCTACTTGTTGAAGTCTTTGTTTATATTCCTCAACAGTTTCATCTTTCTCTGCAATGACTGCTTGATATTCAACTTCATCTACGGTGCTGAAGCCAAAGTCATCATCTGCATATTCTGCTAAAATCTTATTGATATCGTAACTCATTTATCCCATGCCTTTTGTGCGTTAAAGTTTTGTCTACTGAATTCTAATCTATCTACCAGTTTTAGTGCTTTACCAAGATGATCTACAGCAACAAATCCTTCTGGTGCCGTGATACGAAAACCATCATCGGTGCGAACGAATGTGCCAATACTCTTGATAGTTTCTAACTTACGAATAACCATTAACTTGGCATCAACAATTAAATTCATTAGATCGAAAATTGCTTTCAGATTTATAGCGTTTGAACGATAAAAACGCATCACTTCATTCTTTTCTTTCAAACGTTTTTGTTTCGTATCTTCTTTCTTTGCTGCAAGAACTTCTTTGTTTAATTTTGCTTCCACCCAATTTAATAATTCTTGTGTATGAACTCTGGTATCAGAAATCTTTTTACCTTCACGAACTTTGGTGTTGTTAAACGTTTTAATCTGCGTAAGAAAAACATCAGATGCAGCAATTCGATTCAACGTCAGTGCGGGTATTGTATTAAACAATCTACCTGCATTTGAAAGTATTGATGTGATTGCTGCCGTTTCTTCTTCGGTGAATGTGACAGAGCCAGATGCGTCAGTGAATGATGCATCACGAAACCAAACATCTTTGGTTGGTTTTAAATGTCCAATGTCAATGTTGAATGATGCTTTCATTGTCTCAAGTGTTTTACCAGAGTACGATGTATGGAATACCACGCCAATGTGTGCAGCAAGCATTGTTTGTGCCAACTTTGATTTTGTTGGCACTGCGTATACGATTGTATTTGGTTGAAAGATGATATAATCTTCTCCATCGATTGTCTCATGTTTGATATCTCCTTTAGAGAACATCATGTCACCTTGCAAAACACCTTTGATGCCTAACTTAGGTAAGAATGCTAATGCAAGTTTTAGTTTTTGATTGAGTCCTTCGCCGGGATGATTCTCATCAATATCTTCATCAGTATAATTCAATTTTGCATTTTTTGCAAACACTGATTTAGTACCGACAAAAAATTTGCCGTTCTCTGGATTTGTGCCAGCAAAGATTGCCGGTGCACCATCCCATTTTGTGGTTATGTTTATTTTATTGCCAGTATGACCAGCAAGCATGTTTCGTAAGGAACGTAAGAATTCAATTGCTTCACGTGCGCCTGATACACCACCATTTAATACATTATCTTCAAGATGTTCCAAGTGAACATTCTTACCTTCTTTACTCTCTGTTATGAAGTCCATGAATTTCATTTTACTTTAAATTTTCTAAATCTTTTGCGGTTACGTTACCAAATAGTTTTAAAAAATCTCCTGGTTTATCCAGTGAGTATGGAGATTGTATTTTTGTTTTACTATCAAGTCGCCCCTGTGCTCTAATATTTCCACTCGCAACATCAACGCCCAAAGTTTTATCCATCTTTGAACCGGCTCTACCTAAACGCAATTCAATTGCCATAGGTATTTTTAATTGTGGTATAGGAAGATTTAATGGATTTTTTTTAAGATAAAAAAGACCTGCTCCACCAATTTGAATATAGTAACACTTTTTTTTGTTGTAGTGATCGTGTAAGAAAGTGTGTGGTACTTGCATCTTTGCATTTAAAGGTACTAAAAATCTTTCTTTTGTTAATTCTTCCCACATAGTTTTAGTTGCCTTTAGTGGTAATCCCTTCACATCTTCACTCAACAATTTTGCATCATTTTTTTTAACATAATTTAGAAGTTTATCCAAATCTTTTTGTTTGGTACTCAACACTTCCTTTAATTTTGAATCAATCGCAGGATCAATAACAGTCTTTGCAGATAAACTAAATTTTTTAGTTTTTATATCATAATTATAAGAACCGCCTCCCATTTGCGCTTTGTTGTCTTGTTTGATTTCGATGTTTATTTGATAGTTATCCATCAATAAAACTAAATCAGGTTCAGTGGCGGCGAAAGCAGCAGTTGATGCTCCTTCTTTAAGTTTTAAACCTTTGATTTTTTTTATTTGGGGCTTAATCTGTCTAAGAACTTTGTTCTCATATTCTACACCACCTGCGCCTACGGACATATAATTTCCTTACAAATTTACGGTTATTAGTGTATTTATACTTTGAAACCCCCGAACTTATCATTTGAGCGTCTTTCACGATCTCCGAAGGTATTCAAAGGTTTATCGGGCGGTACCTGACCAGCATCTATTAGATCATCTTGTGCGCCCTGTTCAACATCATACAGTTTCATTTTGGCTCTGTCAATACCCACGACAAATCTTTTGAAATAATTCGGATCATTGTAACGATTCTTGAGTTGCTTAATTAGTATCTGATTCAATTGTTGCAACTCTTCTGTGCTTATCAAAGCAAACATGAAGTCGGCCGTAGCTGGCAGACCAAACGATTCTGAAGTATCTTCTAGACCTGGATCCGAGCTTGTGAAGCCGCTTCTGGTGGTCTGTGTAGCAGAGACTATAGGAACATCAAACTCGACCGCTAGACCCCTCAATTCCTCTGCAATGGCCTTAACATAAGAATAACTATTTACGTTAGCACCAGGCTTGATTCTAGCACTTGCACAAATGTTAAGATAGTCAATAAAGATGATGTCAGGTTTGAAACTTTTCTTTAGTTGCAATTCATTTAACAAAGCACGAAAGTGTAATGCAGATGCCGCAGCGGTCGGATACTCTTTGATGATGAGTTTGCCTTGTGTGTTGACTTTGAGTGCAGAGAACTTTCGATCATAATCTTGTTTACTGATAGAGTTCAGGTCTGCAATATCAATGTTCAATAGATTGGCATCAATACGTTCAGCAATTCTTTCTTCGGCCATTTCCATCGTGATGTACAACACATTCAGACCTTGTGATAAACATGAACCAGCAACGTGACACATGAACAGTGACTTACCAACACCAGTACCAGCAAGTGCAATGTTCAGTGTTTTCTTTGGCAGACCGCCTTTGGTAATCTTGTTAAATAGATCAAGATCAAATGGTATCTTTGTTTCATGACGATGATAGAATTCAAAACGATTATCCGAATCGTCGATATAATCATGACCAACAGAATTGTCAAATGAAACACCAAGTGCATCAGATAGCATCTTTGGTATGGCACCTTTACCATCTTTGTTTTCTCTATCATCAAGAATTTTGACAGACTTCATGATGGCATTATAAATTGCTTTATCTTGACAAAACTTTTCAGTTTGTTTGATAAGCCAGTCTGTATCAGTAGGATTTTCTTTGTCGGCGTTGATTTCACGAATCATTTCAACTGCATCTCTGACTTGTTCTTCTGTCAGTTTACGTGATTCAGTAAAATTAATTACAAGTGATTCGTAGGTAGGAAGATGTTTGAATTGATGAATATGTTCATTGATTTCCTGAAAAAGAATTCGATCAGTCGTATCTGAGAAGTATTCGTTTTTTAAGAACGGAATAATTTTTCGTGCATAGTCCTCATTGAATATCAAATTCTTCAGGATTGTAGTTTCTAGTTTCATGATTTGTTTGAGCAATTAGAATTTCTGTTAGTATTTCACCTATAAAGTCATGAAATTCTTCGTCAAGAATTAAATCGTCTATGGGTATTTTAGGAGAAAACATTACTGTGTATCCAAAAGTCATTTTAGCATAATCATCAACTTCTGTAAACTTTGCTGAATGATAACGATACAAAACTCCTGCATATTTTCCCGTTTTGATTCCGACACCCGTTTGGGTGCCCTCTTCGTTGTCTATCAAAACATAATCGATATTATGTCTCGGCTTCATCGACCTCTTCCTCCAGAATTGCATTTTGTCCCATAATGCTGCTATAAGTGATTTCATATTTCTTCCTCACAAACTCTTTGAAACGTTCATCTGCAAGAATGTCTTTCCAGAATTCTTCTGTTTGTGTATCCACAAAACGTTTCTTCTCAAGCACTTCACCGGTGTTCTGATCTACTTTGGCATACCAACCATTGCTTGGCTTAGTGACGAAATTGCCTTCGAGTGCAATATCCAATAAACCAGACCACTTGTTAATACCACCGTCAAAAGATACAGTAACAGGTATCTTTGATTTTTCTCTAACATATCTACTCTTTTCTACGTTGATGATAAAGTTGTAGCCGACGATTTCTGTACCATCTTTGTCTTGTTGACGACCAAGAATCCAGATTGTGTCTGCTGAATAATATGAGCCTGTGCCACCACCAACAATGTCTTTCGGGAACATACCAATCTCTTTGTATGTGTGATTGACAACAACCATAGGAATATCTTTGATAGTCAAGTGTGGTGTTACCATACGGAATAACGACTTCATCTGTTTTGCTCGGCTCATGTCAGCAACAGATTTGCCTTCGATTGAATCTTCGACTTCTTTCTTTGATGCTAGATTGCCAATCGAATCTAACACAATAATCACTTTGTCAGTCTTTTCGATGTTCTGTAATTGATTCATGATATCATGTTTCAACTGCTCAACATCAGTAATTGGTGTGTGAAGTACACGTTCAGTATCAATACCAAAAGCATCAAAGTATGATTGTGGTGTGCCAAACTCAGAATCATAAAACAAAACAACGGCATCATCATACTTGTTCATGTATGATTTTGCCATGAGTAAAGCAAACGCTGTCTTGAAATGTTTTGATGGACCTGCAAACATCGTCAGACCTGGTGTAAGACCACCATCTAGACTACCTGATAGTGCCACATTAATAATAGGCACATCAGTTTGAATCATATCTTTATCAGTAAAGAATTTCGATTTAGAAAGCACCGATGTTTCTTTAATTGTTGATGCTTTCTTTAGTTTATCAAGTACGCTCATTCATATCTCCAATATCTGCAATTTTGTCTTTTGGTATCACTGCATGTTTATCATCTACAAAGAATGATTCTAAACTACGTGTGGGGGTGTTGTCAAGCTTTTTCTTCTTTATAATTTTTTTAGAAGGCTCCATTTCTTCTTTGTACCCTTTTATCTTGCGGTAAGTTTGATTCGCTGCTATCAACAATAATACCGCTAAAGGATCAAATACGACAATGATCACAAAGATCACCAGACGAACTGCTTTGTCAATTAAGTCTCTATCTTGTGTGCCATATACAACTTCGGCCACATACTTTATAGGCCCCAAATCCGATTCAGCCTTCTTAACTTCCAAGGATAAAGGGAGCTTCTCTTCCGTGAGTAACTGTATCTCTTTTTGTAGCCTCTTAGTCTCAGCAATGATTCTCTCACGGTCTTTCTGTTGGGCTTTACGAATTTGGTTCGCTCTTTCAGCCCCCTTTTCATCTTTCGTTCTGCCCATAATTTGATCGACAGCTTCATCATACTGACTAAGGTTCTTGTTGTTCCTCTCAATCTGCGATTGAATAACTTTGATCTTTTCATCATAGAGTTCTACCTTTGCTACTTGTGGTGCTACAGTGCTTGAATGTTCGATGTGTGCTTTTGACAAATAACCAAAAATACCCATCGATGTGATGCCCATCAACAACACAACTGCAATTAAAAAATAAAGTTTGAGTGCAGAGAATGTTGTTTTCCAATGATTGTATACCCATGATACAGTTACCAATTTTGCTGCTTCAAGCACAGAACCCATAATAATAATAGGCCAATATGAACCTGGAAATATCTGTGCAAGACCAATCACTGAATAGTATGCTGCAATACCAGACAGTGCAAGTGCAGTTAAAAATGGTAGTATTACGTGTATCATGGATTGTTTTTTGAGTGTGGTACATCAAACACTAACACAATTCTATCGTTGTCTCCGATATTTTTTGCTGAGTGTTCTTTTTTATTGTCAAACCAAAACAATGTGCCAGGCTTGACAATGATCGTTTCATCTTCAACCGTATATTCGTATGTACCTTGAATTGATAGATGATATCTATCTTTAGTCAAATAATATTTTCCAAAGTCAGTGTGTTTGCCTGTTATGCCTCCTGGCGGTAAAGCAAGAAATCCAGCACGTTTAAAATTTTTAAAATGTCTTTTTAAGAATGCCACTGCTTCTGTATGTCGATAATATGCTGGTGATGGCATACAACCTTCAGAATCGAAAACATATTCATCTTCATGACTGATTGTTCCAATCACAAGTTGAAGAACTGCGGCTTGACTTATATAAACATGTGGGTCCAAAACTTTAGTTTCGGGAAGTTTCTTTTGAAAGTTCCAATCTTCAGGATGCTGACTCAGTTGTTTCAATATTTTTGAAACGTTAATATCGGTTCTAATGATTCTTATATTCTTCATGCAAAAAAACTCTCCAAAGAATATTGCTTTTCAGTTTTCCAATTAATACAATCAAGAATCAGTCTAATTGGTTCTATGAATGTTTTCTCAAACTGAGTTTCATAATCAACGTAATCTTGAAGGCCAAATTCTTTTGGCAGTCTCATTGGAAAAGAAACAACCGTATCTTTGAATGGATTCGGCACTTTCAAGTATGTGAATTTAAGTTTTTCTCCTTCTTGTATCAAAGGATACTTAGTCATCAAGTCAGCTTGTTTAAGGAAATGATTATATAGTATTGCCCCTTTAACATGAATTGGTGTACCTTTCTTGTATATTGTAGTAGGATCGGCATACTCTTTCAAGCCATTACAACCACGTGGAAAAGATATATCTTCTACAGGTAATCGTTTAAACTCTTCTTTAAAATCAGCAATAAATTTTTGCACCGTTTCTTCATTGGTGTTCACAATCAAATCAACCAATTGATACATCTTGTCACGTACAGCAGTGGGTGTTGATGATTTAACCATCTCAAGACCCATGACTTTGATTTTTGGTTTTGCATACTGAACACCTTCATTGTTATACACGTTCAGAATGTATCGTTTCTTTGCAGTCCATATACCTTTATCAGACAAGCCCTCACGTTTCATTTGCATCTTTTGGTCGAATGCGTGAACATACGTAGCAAGTTCCTGATAACTCTGATCGATATATGGTTGAATTTTCTCTTCACAGATTTTATCCATGAAGGTGATAACTTTCTCAGTTGATGATTTTTTCTCATACACAGAATCAACCAATGGACCAAGATTGAGATAGATAGAATCTGTATCCGAAGCAATAACATAGTCAGTATTCGTTTTCAATAGTTTGTTCAAATACTCGTTGAGTTTATTTTCAATCCAACGAATCGATAGTTGACCTGCTTGTGTGACAGCAAGTGCTTGGCGCAAATCATAAAAACGAAAATACTGAGAACCCATTGCACCGTAGGCAGAGTTAAGTGAGACTTTCTTAGCAAGTTGTAGATTGTTGTATCTTGCAATCAATTTTTCAATTTCTTTTTTCTTTGTTTTATCCTTCTCGTTTTCATATGCCTGTTGTTCTTTCAACATTAACTTCTTAAACTTTTTACGATCTTCATACATTTCAACCATCATCGCAGGAAGAAAGCCTTCTTTATCTGTACGAAAGAATTGACCGTTCGGTGTAATAGTTACATCTTTCAACACGCTCGTATCAAGTTTCTTCTCCAACAGACTTTCAACAGATGCCTGTGATGCAAGTTTACGCATGTCATCTGTATAATCATGATTGTTAATCAAAGTCTCTGGTGAAATATTGTATTGCATAATCAAATGTGGATACAGACTGTTCAAGTCAAATGATGCGACCCAATGATGCAATCCAATTTGTGGTTCTTTGACATATGCACCTTCAAACGCTGCCGTTTTATTTGCAATGCGTCGTGGTGGTACGACGATCTTTTTTTCTAACAGATAATTATAGATCAGTGCATCCCACATTCTTGTTTGTGCAAATACATCGTCATAGTTGCACTTTGTATCATAGGCAAGAGTCAATGCAAGTTCAATCAATTTCAATTTATCTTCTAGTTTCAACACCAATCTAACATCTTTGATGTTATAGTCGATAAATTTTTGATAGTCAAGTTTATAAAGTTGATGGAGGCTATCATATTCATCATATGATAATTTACTCTCACCAAGTTCTACGCTGGCAACTGTATCAAGACGATAGTTTTCAATGTTTCTACCACCAGGCGCATACCACTGATACAGTTCAAGATAGTCAAGCGCAGATACGCCAACCATATCATAAACTGTTTGTTCTTTACCTTTGAATACTGTATTGCGTTGTGAAATAACAGACCAAGGTGAAAGTTTCTTTACGTCATCCTCTCCAAGTATACGGGTAAAACGGTTGATAAGATAAGGAATATCAAAGAACTTGATATTCCAACCAGTAACAACGTCAGGATGATTGCTTGACCAATCAGCAAGGAAGCGTTCACACAAATCGACTTCATCTTTACAAGTAACATAATCTACACTTTCATCATTATTACGATATGAACCACAACCATACACTGTAGTACCACCATTTAACTGATGAATGGCAATTGCAGTGATGGGTTCTGTAGCTTTGTAAGGATCAGGAAAACCATTCTCCGAACCAACCTCAATGTCTATGAAAACGACAGAGAGATGAGAAATATCCCAATCAACAATCCCTCTAAAATTGTCAGCAATGAATGCGTATTCATAGCGTGTATTGCCGTAGATTTTAAAGTTTGCAACATCTTCATAACGTTTGACAAAATCACGTGCCTCCCGAATTGTTTCAAATTTCATAGGTTCTAGAGGATCATTGAATAGTGAATGAAACTGATCAGAACCCAAAGATGGTTTGTTAGATTGTAAAAACAAAGTCGGAGAGTATTTGACTTTGCTCTTTACTCTCCGACCGTTTGTTACGCCACGAAACAATATATGATTACTATGAACACATACGTTTGTATAATATTTTGACATTAAAGTTTTAATCCTGCTGGTGCAATTTCGATACGACTAAACATTTTACGATATTGTGCTAAAAGATCAGAAACAGGTGTATTGATTGTTAAAATATCTTCATGCTTGAGTGTAATTCCTTTATCAAACTCTTCGACAAAAGCAAGATATGGTGCAAAGCCAACACCACCTGGATCATTTGCTGAACGTGGTGGTACGGAAATTACTTGCACTGGATTTTTAACTAACACAACAACATCACCTTCGAGTGATAGTTCGGCAATAATAGTTTGATGTGTTTTAAACGTGATACATTTTATGTTCATACTGTTACCTTTGTTGTTGGTTCATAAACGTCAAGTGTGACCCATTTTTTGGGAAACAACATTTCACGACCACGAAAGTCGGCAATGTCATATGTTGGATCATCAACAAGACCAATCAGTTCGACCATATTGTCAAAATCACGCAATACAAGATCATACTTGTATGCTTTAGGGAGTTTAGGATTTGCCTCGGCAAGTTGCTTGGCTACTTTTACAGTTGTGCTCATATTATATCTCCTTCACCTGTTGTACATTAACTTCACATTGTTTCAAAAAGTTGATTCCTGCATTGCTTCTATAATCATGCCTATAATAAACCTCCTTGATTCCTGACTGATATATCATTTTAGCACATTCTAAGCATGGTGCGTGGGTAATAAACATCGATGCCCCATCACTTGAATTTGTTGACCGAGAAACTTTGGCAATAGCATTGGATTCGGCATGTAGCACTTCTGGTTTGGAACGCAATCTTGTCCATCCATGTGCTGTTTCTGTGAAACCATTAATTTTCATCCACTCATCAGTTTTATAACATTCTTCTTTCAGAACATACTCTACTTCTTCACACATGTTATTCCAACCAGATGGCATACCATTATAACCAATGCCGATGATGGTATTGTCTTTGACGATTACACATCCCACTTGTAATCTCTTTGCGGTAGAAAGTTCAGCATATACACTTGCTGCTTTCATATGGGCTTTTACGTATTTTTGTTTCATTTGAAGTAAGCACTCACTCGTGCATGAGCGCAAAATGAAAAAATCAATCCTCGGATTTTTCTTCTTTGGATTTCTTTTTGAAGTCAATGCGTGGAGCAATGATTGCTTTAATCATTTCACGCTTGTAATCGAATTTACTTTCACCCTTGAGACTTGATAATATAATTTTCAAGTCCTTTTTCATTTTAAAATTTGAGTTCGATTTCATCACCATGTCCAAGAAACGTAAGAGTATCGGGTGCCTTTTGTCACCATATCTACTTTATGTGGGTACAAAAAATTAGAAGGAAATATCATAATTTCACCTGCTTTGAGCGGTACAATACTATCTTCCCAAAATACAAGTTCTCCACCTCTGTATTCATTGTTTAAGCTACCTAAAACAGATAGTGTTGGTATACCTTTACGATGACCATCAAACATGGAATGAATATGATCACAATGTAATTTCATATTCGTGTTCTCACGATATCGATTGAAACGGACTTCTGTGTATCCCTTCCAAGCTTGATACCATGTACATCCTGACTGTGTAAGTTCTTCATGATACCTTTTTAGGGCATCCCATATTCGTTGCATAATATAATTTTTGTGCTTCACCTCAGACCATGTTACAGAAAGTTCATTTTCTGTTGAGTGGGAAGTATCTGATTGATGATCGTAAAATGTATGTGTTTGAAACTGTCCTTCAACTTTTTCAAGTTCATCGACAGTCTCTTGGCACACTTCTGGTGTTAGCCAATCAGAATAGACTTTGAGATATGATCGTAAATCTTTATCCATTATATACCTTTCAACAAGTGGGGCTTGCGCCCCACTCTATTACGCAGCCTTTTTTTCTTCTTGTAGAAGTTGTGGCTGGAATGTTTTTAGTTCATTACCAATTTCAATCTTGCGTGGTTTCTTGTGTTCAGGTACGATATTCTCTAACCCAACACGTAGAATACCATCTTTGTATTCCGCACCCTTTACTTCAATGGTGTCGGCGATAGTGATTGTTTTGGTGAAGGAACGTGTGCCAATACCACGATGTAGATATTCAAGATTTGGTGTACCTTCTACCTTTTCACCTTTGATAGTCAAAGTATTTTCTTGTACCTGAATATCAATATCATCTTTACCAAAGCCAGCAACAGCAAGTTCGACCACATATTTGTTATCATCTAGTTTGACAATGTTATGTGGAGGAAAATTGTTTACTGGGCGTGTATCATTTAGAATGCTTTCAACATCATGAATGAATTTCTCAAAACCAAGTGTTTGATGAAACAATGGTCCAAAAGCAATACGTCCTACTGTCATAGTTTTCTCCTTTTTAAGCAAGTTAAAAGTAACGTGATCCATTAGGCATCACGACTTACTTGGCAACCGAAAATGCTGTTCGATTGACAAGATAAGTTCTTTGTGGATTACTTTGATTGAACACCTTAATAAACTCGTTGGAGCCTTCTTTGATGACATCATCGTAATCTCTAGTATACACCTCTTCTTTGGTATACTTGTTGATCAGTTTCACAGGATTCTTTTTCACTTTGTGCATGATATATCACCATTAATCTACTTTACCTTTTTTACCTATGTTATATTTAGCAATCAATTCCCAATCATCCTTCTCTTTAAAAGCAATGATCTTGATCTGATGAATCGGAGCCATGTTATGTTCTACTATATCATAGTTTACAATTTTTAGCAAGCCCCACTCTTCAAGTAAATTGGCAATAGCGTTACGTCTTTGTATATCATTCTCGGTAATTGTTGACAACTTACCGTCTAATGCAAACAGTTCTTTAAAATGTACAATATAATACTTGCCTTGCTTATGCAATATATGGCAAGATTGATAGAGTACCTTTTCTTTGCGTGATGAGACACCGATACGTGTTAGTGTCTCACGCACTTTAAGGAAGTCATCTTGCTTGGGCAAAGTGACTTCGACAAATTTAGATAAATCAACCATGTCATTTTCCTAACCCACCTGTATAGGTTTCTTGTTTTAGTTTTTGGATTTGTTCTTTGCTAAGTAGGCGCAAAGCATCACGTGCTTTGGAGTCGGAAAGGCCATAGACCAATTTTACACATTCCAAATCATCGTTTTTTTCAGCCTTTGCCCACTTCGCAACAGGTCTTTTCATAGACCTGATGGTATTTAGCAAAAAGTCGAATTGTAGTTTCTTTTCAAGATAGTGTCTACTATTCATCTCATTTGCAAAGGCCAGACAATCCTTGTGCTGAGACAAGGCTCGGTTGATTAGAAAAGGATTATAGTCCTTCTCTGTTATTTCATCTACAATAAGTTGTTTTTTAGACTGTAGAATGGCGGTAGCATAGTCAAATGGATTGCTCATTTATTAAGCACCCAATCTTCAGCATGTTGTTCTGCGGTCTCTTGATGATTGAACATCAATTCATTTTCAGTTTCGAAATATGAATCAATCATGACAAGTCTGTATCCACCATAGGTACGTGAAAATATCATGGCATGTTTCAAACCATCTTCAGAATAATATTCACTAATCACTTTACTCATTTGAACTCCACGTTGGCCATGATCTCTGTAAGACAAGCAACCAGATTGATCTCTTGATCAGCAACAAATGCCTGCTTGTACTGATAGTCAGCAAGAATCAACACTGCTTGTGGTATACTCTGTGGTTTTACAATGTCATACAAAGCGTCATACAGTTTACGAAAGAATGTCGTGCTATCAATGTCTGTCGTTGCTGCCCATTTACGGACGGATGTAAAGTCTTTTTCTTTCAGATGTTTGACGATTTGTGAGATGGATATGTCACCAATCTGAGAGAGGATGCCTACATCAATCTTGCCGAGTTTGGAATAGCGTTGAAGTTCATTGATAACACGACGAAAATCTGGAAAGTGTTTCTTGACTACTTCAGCAATTACCTTTTCATCAAATTCAACTTTCTCTGTGTCTAGTATGTGTGTGATTCGTTTGAAGAATGCTGCTGCCATCTTCTGCTTCTCACCATTTTTCAAACCAAATTCAATCACCGCACATCGACTGTGCAACGGCTCAATGATTTTACTTTTGTAATTACAAGTGAAGATGAACGAACAGTTTTCAGCAAACTCTTCGATTGCGTTACGCAGAATCGCTTGTGCGTTTGGTGTTAGATAATCTGCTTCATCTAGAATGACAACCTTGCGGCCACCAGAAAAAGACATTGATGAAGCATAGTTTTTGATTTTGACACGAATAGTATCAACACCATTCTCATCAGAACCATTGAGTATCATGAAGTCGCATCCGACTTCGTTGCACATTGCCTTGGCGATTGTTGTCTTGCCCACGCCTGCTCCACCAGCCAGAAGAAGATTTGGTATCTGCTTCTGGTTCACGTACTCTTGAAATACTGCTTTCAAGCGTTCTGGTAGAATACAGTCCTCGACTGTTTGTGGGCGATACTTTTCTGTCCATAGAAAATGTTCCATGGTTACCTTTCACATAAATCATAATAATAAAATTATATCAGTTATTCAGAAGATGAACAACATCTTCCAGACTTTCTTTTACACGCCAGTCGATATTATTCACACCATAAATGACTGTATATGGATTAAGTTTGTTATCTGAGCCACCAGGTTCTATCAATGAGAAAACTGAAGCGACAATATCAGCGTTGATATAAAGATCATCATCATCAAATCCCTGTGCAGCGTTCGTAAATTTTACAAATTTAGACATGTTTATACCTTTTCATATTTGGAACCTTTTTCAGTAGCTATCCAATACTGAAGATTCAAGTTTTTGTGTTTAAAATTTGATATACCTTTTGAAGATATCTTCACATCATATGAGCCTGTTATCATTTTGATGTGTTCAACTTTAAATAACATTGAATAGATATCACCATTGCCTTTTGCAATGTCAATTGAATCTGTATGACTTGAATCATTCACAGGATCAAAAGCCTTTACAAAGATTCTTTCGCCGTCAGATTCAAAAGCAATGAAAGGAGAAGATAGAACGGCAGCAGCCTTCATCAACCAATCAAAATCTTCTTGTTTGAACTCAAAAGATATTTCTGGGTTAGGCATGTTTATAGGATTTTCAGGTGGCGCCACAATCATGTTTGGCGCACAAAATCTATATTTGATTTTACTTCGTCCTTGCAGACCAGAAATGATGACATCGTTGTCCTTAAAGTCAAGAACAGGATCATCTTTGTGTAAGGTCAAGACAGAAAGAAAATTGTTGAGATCATACACACCGAACTCAGTGGGAATTTCTTCTGAGATGGTTGCTTCTGCCATTAGATTTTTCAAACTAGAGACAGTTCGAATCGTCTTGCCTTTTTTAAATATGATACCCTGATTGATTGTTGCAAAATTCTTCAACAAAGTTATTGTATCATTTGATAGTTTCATAATTTATTTCCTCGTCAAGTCATGATTATGTAAGGCCATTATAGCATAGTGAACGACTTTTAACAAGTCATCACGATTGTAGCCATTCTTTTTGCCATAACGCTGTGCATACTTCATGATGTTTCCAATAAAGAATCCTTCACCGTGCCCACAGTCTATAATGAATTCTGAAGTTTGGAATTTGTTTAGTGAATAGTGTTGACCGTATGTCTTGTCGATATATTGTTTCAACTCGTCAAGAATACGGTCCTCACTATATTTGTAATCAATCAAAGTCTACCAGTGTACTGAGCAACAGCGGGCATGTTACCAGTAAACGCATATGTACCAATGTGCTGAGTTCTCATCCATGGACATAGATAAACTTTACCACCCATCTTACGCCACATCTGACAGAACATATAATCTTCTGATAGATAACGTTCAGAGCCACCACCAACACATGAATCTTTGGTATCAATTACAGTATCAAAGTAAGCATGAATGTAACGTGAACCATCAAAGTGTGCTTGACCAATATGATCTGGCTTGTAACGAATGAAGGGATATTCTTTCTCCATCTTCGTAAACACTTCACGTTTCATCATCATGTGACCAGTACCAATCTCCATAACCTCTAGAGGTTCTGATACTTGAAATTGTTGTGTGCCTTTTACCACATTGAAAACATATTCACCAACAAGATTCTCAAGTTCTTTCGGGTCAAGTTCTGGGTGCGCTCTAGCTGCTTGTGCAATGTTACCCCAATTGATTGACTTTTTAGGATATGGTCCACCAATAATATCTTTATCAAGAGCCATCAAAGCAATGATATCATTCGGATCGAAATGAATATCAGAGTCAATGAACATCATGTGTGTGAAATCTTCACAACGTAGAAATTCATCTACCAGATAATTACGAGCACGTGTGATAAGTGATTCGTTAAATAGGAAAGAGAATTTGACTTCAATTCCATAACGCATCATTACGGTTTGAAGATCAAGGCAAGATTTAATATACAATCCATGTGCCATGCCACCATACATTGGTGTAGCAACGAACAGTTTATTTTTTCTTAGTTGTTCAATATTGACTTGTATCTGCATAATTTATCCATAAAAAAGAGTGAGAACACATAATATATATGCTCTCACTCCACCATTTTTCAACCTATTTTAGGCAAACGCCTGACCACCAAGAACTGCATGTGCGGCAGCGATCATTTTCTTGGTTGGCTTACCGAGTTTGTAGTAAGTGATACGACGACCATCGGCAAGAGTTTTCTTGTTGGTGTAGATGCAGTAACCCTCTGCACGTAGTTCTTCAATACGAGCACCAACATTTACGATACCGAAACGAGCACGTGCTTGTGCGGCAGTCAAGGTATTGTAAGGACCGTCCTTAGAAAGGAACTTTAGAATTTTCTCTTTAGCAGACATTCAATTTACTCCATAAAAAAATTAGTCGCACAAAAATATATTAGTAGAGGCGACTTTTCTCTACATACTTAACATTATATAAAAAAAGAGAGAGTGTGTCAACACTCCCTCAGGCAAAGGTGTTACTTATTTGCCACACAATTGTGGAAAGTATTTCTGTTTGTAATCTTGTGGAGTCATTGTACCCATATTGCGGTTGTATTGTTTACGTACCAAAACATAGTTACTTACTACATTCTTGCCACCAAGAGAACGTGCAATGATATGTGCTGCTTCAACATCATCAATACTGGCTTCTTGTTCATCAATCCAGCAGGTATGCTTCTGCTTAATCAAAATTTGCATCTTATCGGCATCACTGATCTTACCATAATCCATTTCAACTATACCAAAATAGTCTGGATCGGCATAGATAGCATCCATAAAATATGCAATCTTTTCTAGAATCTCATGACCAGTGCCACAACCTAACAATCTTTGAAAGTAAAGAGCACCGTCTTTATTTTTCTTTTCATCAAGGTGTGTGGCAAGCACTTCTTTGACACCACGAACAAATTTTTTAAAATCTTTCACACAGTTTTTACCGTAAACATTTTCGAGTTCATAAGAAAGATCATATAGTGCATGTATCTTACCATCAGTCTTAAAAAACTTTTTGTTGTTTTCAATATCAGCACTAAGACAATCGTGAACAAACTTAGCACGACGAATCACTTCTTTCTCAATTGAAGCAAACTCTTTTGGTTGTGCCCATGTATAATCAGCAAGGTATACAGGTTTACCATCAACATACTGAGATTTCAAATTAGCATCACGATACATTTTTGTTGTATGTGGTTTGTTGATACCTGAACCATGAAAGGCTAAGTTGTTTGGATTTTTCTGTTTATCGTATTCAACTGTATACCATCTTGCAAGCAAAGCATCATATGCCAAACGTACACCAGGCAACATTCCAAGTCCATTTTTAGGACGGCGTGTACCTTTAACATCAATATACGTTTCAAACACAGGCAGTACAGATGTAGTTTGACCGGAACGTGCCTGGCTACGAACTGTTTGTGATACATAACCAGGAATAGCATTAAGCATTTCTTGATCATTCAGATCATTTGCATTATTAATACGACAAAAAGTTTCACCCGCCTCTTCATCTGTCATAGTTTCAGCATAGACATACAATGTGAAGGTGTATGAAAGAACATTTTCTTGCTCTTTTTTTGAGAGTTCACGAAAAAATTTTCCGTTATTATCATCAAATTTATTATTGACAAAATTGATCGTAGTAGAAAGTCTCTGTAAACCATCAAGACATTGATAGGCAAAACCAATCTTAGACGCTTTTTCTTTATCAAGTTTACGAAAGTGAATTAAATTAGATGATAGACCATTGTAGAATGAATCTATAAGATCACGCTGCCATTTCAGCGATGCTATAAAGTCACGCTGAAATTCTGGCGGCATTACTTGAATTTTTTCTGTGGGTGAATTGATACACCGAATAATCTCTTCAATTGACCACTGTTCAAGATTGAACGTTTTGTGATTAAAAAGTACAACTTTACTCATACATATTACTCCTAAGATACGCCGACGGCGTTTGGTTGGTTGCCACAATTGGCAGATTGTTTTACTACACTACAAATTATAACAGGAACCGAAGTCCCTGTCAATAATTAAAACGGCACTTCTTCGCCCTCAGTTGCGGCAGGCTTCACTTCTGGTTCTGCCGTAACGGTAGGATCAATACCAGCATCGACTTTAGTATACAAGTCAAAGAAAGTTGCTTTGGTATCGGCATCAAAACGATTCAAGCAATACTCAATTGCTTTCTTTTTGTCATTGTAGATACCAAACGTTTTGACAATGTGTACCAGACGGCGTGTAGAAATAACTTCATCACAGCCACCATCGGCAAACGTAGTACGAATTGCATTCGCCCATGTTACAAGATTCTTGGCAAATGTTGCATCAGCACGACCAACTGCATCAAGTTCTTTGCCGATGATCTTTTCTTCGATCTTAGCAGGCGGCCATTCTTGTTCCATAGTGTTAGGGAAACGCTCAAGAAACGCTTCGTTCAACACATTGGTAAACATATAACGACCATCTTCGGAGCCTTTACCTTTTGTGTTAGCAGTAGCAAACACGGTAAAGCCAGGTGCGGGTGCAACCAGTTCATTCTTTTTCTTCAGCAAGAATGGCTTACCTTCAAGTACACGTTGTAAGCAAGAAAGATTCTGAGCACCATAATCAATCTCATCGATACACAGAACAGCACCCTGACGGGCAGCAACAGTCACAGGACCGTCACGCCATTCCATCTGACCGTTGATCAGAACATAGTTACCAAGCAAGTCACCCTCATCAGTATCAGGTGTCATTGATACGCAAACGAATTTGCGTTTTGCTTTGGCACAAGCCTGTTCAATGGACATGGTCTTACCGTTACCAGATTGACCGGTGATGAATACAGGAAAGAATTGTTTTGATTGCACAATTGACAACACATCTTCAAAGTTGCCAAAAGGTACATAGTTGCTATATTGAGAAGGAATCAGATTTTCAATCTCAAGATCAGTTGTCACATTAGCAATACGATTGCCTGTTGGATTCTCAGTCTTTGTCATTGGGATTACTTGTGCTGAGAGTTCAATAGCGGGCGTTTGGGTGGCTTTAGGAACACGATATACACCACGCTTCACCTTATTAATTTCATCTTTTGTGAACCATTGTGGCACTGGTATACCCATGTTATCAGAAAGATCACGAATTTCATCAAGTGAAACTTCTGCTTTGCCAGTTGCAATAAGAGCATCAAGAAACAACTGGCGCTTGTCAGAACGACTTGTCATAATATAAACTCCATCTCACGTTAAGAACTTCCATTATAAAGAAATGCCACCAACTTGTCAAGTGGCATTTTATTATCACATTGCTATCATACCGATGAATCGTGACACCAACACACGGTTGACTTGACGGCTCTTGGCAAACTTAGAGAATGCCTTAGTCAAAGTTGCCGTGGTAACTTTTGTTGGCGCTTCGAATTCTTCATCATCAACACCAAGATCAGTACCACCAGGTAGAATAAAGAATGATTCATAACCATCATTCTTCGATTCAAGATACTTATCTTTCTTCAGTACCTTTTGATACTTAGCTATTGTATCATGCAATTCATACCTTTTGCTTGGATCATTACGAAAACGATTTACATCTTCGTTAAATAAACGGCGGCGCAAGGCACCTTTCATTTGACTATTCGGTGTCAGATAAAAACCAATAATCTTTACGCCAGTTGTTTTCGTTAACCACTTTGAGATAGCAATTCGCATACCATCTTCATCAGCAGGTACCTCTTGTTGCACTTTGTTTTTCTTATCTACCAAGAAAACATTTTGATATCTGCTATTAATAAAGTTACGGCGCATTGTTTCGTTGTAGTACGAATTGATATCGTCAGCATCACCGTCATGTACAACACAGAGGTTTACAATATCAAGATTATTTACTTGACGAAACTCATTGATTAATGTTTGACTAGCAATCAATGCCTCTGACAATGGGGTATTAGATAATCCATCTGACGGTGGGCGGTAAAAGTTTTTACCATAATAACCATATCTGGATGCCATTGACCAAGCATCAGCAAGGCACAGAATATTTTTTGTTGCCTTAGAAAATTCTGAGTTGCTCATCTTGGAATTGATCATCTCACGCAGATATACAGGTGATACAAACATATCTTTATAGTTTTCACTGAAACAACCATTTGAAAACGGTTTGGTTTCACCACCAGGAAAATCTAGTTCACGAATATTGTCAGCGTTACCAAAACCATATGCAGCAAACGGTATGTTTACTTTACGGCAAAAGGAAGCCAACACTAGAATTTGTTCGTATGATGCCGACAAATTCTCGGTCATTGAGCCAGACTTATCAAGTAACAGAATCAAGCCATGTGATTTACCCTTTGGTACACGCATAACTTTTTTGAAGATAGCATCATCAATCTGATATTTGAAGATACGGCTAACGTCAATATCGCCTGTGTCGGCAGTTTTTGCTTTTGAAAACTTATCAGCCGCTTTACGCATCTCAAATTCTTTTGCCAATAGCGAAATGAATCGTTCGTTCTTACGGCGAAATTCACTGTACAGATTGTTAGAAAGTGTTTCATAATCTGTACGCTGATCGGAAAACTCAGAGGTAAGAATTTCATGTACACGTTTTGCAGGTGTAATAATTTTCTTCAGATTTGGTTGCGGTATGTTGACATACACATACTCACGTGCTTTCTTGTCAATCAAAGAAGATTCGTTACGACGAAAGTTTTCATCCGTTTCACAACGTGGCTCAAAGTTTTCGTTTGTGCTACGTGATTCTTTGAAACGATTGATAACATCACCATCTTCACCACCATCATCGTCACCTTCTTCCGTGTCGCCACTTGATGATTGTGATTCTCTTTCTTGATCACCATCATCACCTTTATCACTTGCTTTAGACTTATTGTTGCCTTTTGCTTCAGTCTCAGCATCACCTTCACCCGAACCTACTTCTTGTTCATCAGTGGCACTGTTATCATCAAAACCAAAACTGTCTTGTGGAATGTTAGTTTGTGATTGTTCTTCTTTTGAATATTCCCAAATCTCATCAGTAACTTTGAGAACATCTTCCCATGTTTCACAAGCCTGAACACGTTCAACGAACTCTTGCTCTTTTGCATTGAATGTAATTTGCATTGTATAACCAGATTTGGTATACATGTTCAGTCGATCAATGAAAGGAAATGTATTGACTTCACGTTCACCAATATTAAAGAAGTCACGCTTCATCAATTCATTGAAGCCGTTGATAAATGAACGGCGCAAGCCAGGGTAACGGCGTTTCTGACGTTTCTCAATACGTGCATCTTCAACTACATTCAAAAAGCCTTTGTAGTTTGAACCACGATCATGTACAGCACCATGCCAACCGTCGGCAGGTGTATCGATAGCGTGACCAACTTCATGACCCATTAGCAAGTCATAAAGATCGCCAGACATTTGTTCCCAAATAGGGCAAATGAGAACACGGTTTTTAGGATCGAACATTGCCGTTGAGACTTTGGAATGTTGAACTGTAAGATTCTCGGTCGCCATCAGTTTGGCAAGACCGGATTTTTGATTTTGAATGTTATTCATTTGATAACCCTTGCATCATTGAATAACCATTTTATCAGGTATGGAAATACTTGTCAAGTCCAAGGCTTGAAATACTATTTCGATACCATATGTATCTATTGCATTTTTGACATCAAGTAAAGCAAATTGATAACCTATTTCATTTTCGTCAACAAAATCTTGCAATTCTGACATGTTTGCCTCCTCATTCATCTATCACTGTACCAGTGTAGCAGAGGTGGTTTTACTTGTCAAGGTTTATAAAAGACAAAAATAGGTTCGTATTTGAGCCACATGTTATTAACTTTGCAAAAGTTTTTTGCTTTAGGTAGTCCTGTCTCTGAGTCAACACGATTGCCTCCTGGCATTTGTGCCAGTGACATTTTCAGTTTGCCTTTATAGATCAATCCATACTCGGTAAGTATATCAATTGAATCTTGTTCTAGTGGAAGCATTTCACTATCAAACACTGCATCAGCAATATTCCATAACAGATATCGATCACTCTTTAGATACTCGGCACAAGTTTCTAATGTCTTACGAAGAAATCCATCACGCCACAAATCATATTGACTAAATTTTTTATACGATTGTGCGTCATCTTCAGAGTAGGCTTCTTTAGCAAAGTATGGTGGTGAAGTAAAGATCAAATCTAACTTACCTTTATACTTTTGAAACGCAGGATCATTGTGTATTTCTTCAGAACCGTGTTGAAAGATTTCATATGTGTGTGTTTTAGGAAACAAACCAGTCGCTCTGTACGTGTTCGTATTAAAAAAGTCAGCGAACTCATGGTACTTTGTTCTACCGCTGTGGGTGTTATGATCTGTGTTAGGATCAGTTCCCACGTAATGTATGTTTCGATTATCGTCAACCGACAATGCGCCAAGTAAACGACCACCCCAACCAGAAGATGGATCGTATATGATTATTTGCTCTTGATTTTTAAAAGGCTCCGTGTATCGTTCATACAAGTATTTGGCTGTCAATGGAGGAAAATTAACCGCATACTGACAGAACGACACACGGAAAGCTTTAAGACCTACAGGAAAAAGTTTTTGTTCTTTTTCATATAGTCTAATTCTATATGTGTTGACACCTTCCTTGGCATCAATATTTGTTATACAATGAACAGGTATGTTCAAATCAATAATTTCATCACGTGAAACAAACAAATACTTTTGATTCTTCAACTCTTCATTGTATCCTGTGTATTCTTTATCTTCATCAGCAGGTTCTAACCAATAGTCATGTGTGCCATAGCCTCTTGCTTTAGTTTCGAACCACTCAACAAACTCTTTTGTTGTTTGTGGTACAACCTGCAATGAACCAATCTGAATTAGTTTATCAACTTGAATTGGTGAAGAGTAATGATAAAAAGAATCTCGTTTGAAATGCCTTGAAGCATACGTTACAAACGTATCAAGTAAGTCATCACGTGCAAAGTAATCGTATATTGATTTGCCTTTGTCAACATCTTTGGTGTAATTGATTCGTGTTTTCATCATGGTAGGAAACCATTGATTAACTGCATTCCCAATCACACTTGTATTACGAATTACATTTTTTTCATTTGTGTATTCATCTTCAACCAAAAATTTATGAACAGGAAATGAAGTCATCTCATTGAACTGATCGATGATTTCTTGTTCATCATATCCCACACGTGGTGGTTGACCTTTTTCATCCCACAGATAAACAACTTTTTTGCGTAAGTCAATAGCCCATTGACGAAATTCATCCTTCGTCATAATAAGAACTTCATCAAATGTTTTGTTTACATTTGATTCAAGTAACTCTGTATTCTTTTCATAAAAATATTTCATGCAACATTCCAAATCAGTGCGCCGGGTTTGGCGTGTTCAATAACAAATGGCCATATCTTTGCATCATAATATTTTTCTGATGGATATGGTGGTGCTTCTTCTTCTTTGATAGGTTGATCGTACTTATAAGGTGAGCGCATAGTTATTGCACGACCTCTTTCATACTCACTCATTTTGTGTCCAATCTCAACTGCATACACTGGCAGTTCTGGAAACGCTAACTGTAATCCTCTACTTAATGTTCCACTTGATGCTACTGTCCATATTTCTGTTGGTGTTACTTCCAAACTCTTTGCAACTTTAACTATCGATGCTAACACTGAAGGGTGTTCTAGACCTAAAGGCAACACTCTACGATTGACTGTATCTTCTTCATAATACTTACGTGCTTTTGCTTTTGTCACATTCAACATTCCATTATCGACCCAATGAATTGTGCCACCCATGTCTAACACTTTTTGTTGGTGCCAAGTAGGTTCTTTTCTTTTGGCCATAAAGAATGTTGCTTTTTTATTGTATAAATTACAAACATGCGTTAGTGATATAGGTCCCCAACCTACTTTGTTTGCGCCACCAAACACCCACTCATTACCCTCACTTTTAATCAGGTAATCAATGAATCTACTTTTGCTTCCATATTCTAATAGGTCATCACGCACAACATAAAAATTATTGTGCATCTCAATAATAGGTTTTGGATTAGGATCACTCCAATCATTCAACAATTCTAGCATGTAAATCTTTCTCTGTCATTATATCGACTACTAAATGAATTCGTTCCTCATCACCACCATTGATTGCTCTATGTGGCTTACGTGTATCTAGAAACCAACACTCACCTTTTTTCATTGTTACTTCTCTAGGCACACCATTTGTATGCCAGACAGTAAACTTAACTTTATCATTTGTCTTGATTGGAAAATGTAACCTTGCAAGTTTACCAAGTGAACCTCCAGAGTCGGGGTCAACTTGATCGGTGTGTCTTTCTAATTCACCACCGCCAGGTTTCAATTTCATAAATCTCACTCGGTGTATATTCTGACCAAACGGTTTAATCAATTCACGAACTTCAGGAAACATTTCAAACAAAGGTGTGTCTTGCATTTCAAAATGCACCTCTTTATTTTCTTCTTTCCATTTATCATTCATCTCAATTGGTTTTGTAATAAAGGCAGGATCGGCAGTGTAACCACGAAGGGATAGTGCGGACCATGATTTGCCTTTATTGTAATTGCTGTAATGATTTGTAAACTGAGGTAGTTCATTCAACTTATCTGCAATACTATCAATTAATGATACATCAATATCTTGAATTTTGCAAATACTTTGATATTCTGCCGGGTCAACTTTTGGAAAATCTCTTTTCTTACCACGATAGTATACCATATACATCTCACCAAATGAGGTAATCTTTGGTGCAACTTTACAAAACCCAATAGACTCAGCAAAATCATTCATCACTTTATCTTCTGCCCACACATACATCCATGCATCCTGATTGTATTTTGAAATTTCCATGTTCAAAATTTTAGGATCGCCTGTCATCTTTGAGAATACAACATCACCTTTTTGTTTTGTACCAATTACTGTGTCACCATGCATGGTAATGCTACCCTTCGATTTGACATGTACCACATCAAGAAGTGTATCTTCATACAAGTGAATCAGTGTGCCCTTATGCAAACCTTCTGCAATGTTATTCTTTTTTACTTGTGCAAAAGGTGAGTATGTATAAGAATTGTAGTGCTTGTATTTTTCGGCTAGACTTTTTAGATAGTCTAAATCATACCCGTGTTGCCAGTCTTTCATTTTTATTTTTCCTTACAATCTTTTTAACAAGTTTGTTTGCTCTTTGTCTTGCCATTCTAAGTGCAAGGGGTTTTACAAGTTTGGTATATCTAACCCCATCTAAATGATCTAACTCATGAAGAAAACATCTTGCAGTGATTCCTTCTAAAGTCATTTCTTTTTTCTCACCATCCTCTGTTAAGAACTCAACTTCAATAACTTCTGGCCTATCAACAATTAAAAATAAACCTGGGTGTGATAAACATCCCTCTTTTTCTTTCGATCTTTTTGCAGATTGTGCTTTCAATTTTGGATTTAAACATGTCAGTTGAAATTCACCAGAACCTATTACAAACATACGTTCAGCAACGCCACATTGATTAGCCGACAAACCTAAACCAGAATATAGTTTCATAGTCATACGCAATCGTTTGGCTAAATGTACCATTGCCGCATTCGGAAACTCCCCCTTGTATTCGGGGATACGAACATCTAACATGAAATAATCTTCACCATGAACAGGTAAAGGAGTTATGTTTTCATTTTTCCATGTTATATCTTTTTCAGTATCAATTGTAATGTATTCACTCATTTTATTGCTCCACAAATTTTAATTTTTTCTTTACAAGTATTTCAAGATTAATTGAAATTCTGTATTCTTCGCAATTGTTTTTTGTAATTGAATGAAACAGATCAGATTCAAAGATAATGAATTGTCCCTGCTTCGGATAAAAGTAATCAATCAGATGCCATTTGTAATCGTAGAACTTCAAACAACCATTCATCAAATTTGAGTGCTTGGGTACATTCAAATAATATACACCAACATATGTAGATGTAGGCATATGATTGTGTATATTTTCTCCTTTATACCAATCTTTATTGTTTAAATAAACCCATGCCTCATATCTAGAATCATGAATCCAAGGATGATCTTTTTGTTTTAAAGATTGTTCCTCGAACGGTCCATATATCTCTCTACATTTTTGTACGAATACTTCGTTGAGTTCTGTCATGAAGGGGTGGTTCACACCCATGTTATTTGATTCTTTTAAATAAACGTTTGTTTGGTGTTGTTTCACCAAAGTGTCATACATATCTTTTCGTTTATTTTCATCAATGATATAATCAAAGACGTATACTTTATTGGTTATCATATTGTATGTTAAATGCTATCGAGATTCTTTCCTCTTCAGTTTCACTTGGCTCGACCCAATGTTTCAGCCAAGAAGGAAAGAATAATAAATCATTTTCTTCTGGTACAACGTTCCAAACACCAGAATTAAATGAGTTATAGTTTTCAACTGTATCTGGTACTATAACATAATCATGATGTTGAATAGGGTTTTCAAAGATTAGTTTACCAGAATTTTTAGGCACCTTCGCATAGTAAACAGCAGACATTAAAGAAAATGGATGTATATGTGGTATATTAAAATTGTTTTTACCATTTATGTTTATCCAATGACTTCCAATTGAAAGAGAAACGTTTTCTTTAAGACCTAACAACTTTTTCATTGGTGTAAATCTGTTTTGCACTTCTCTCAATAGAGGTTGTAACTCAGATGACAGGTGAGTAATTTTATTGCTTTGCCAACCACCATAGTTTGTTATAAATCTACCTGAGTCTTTTTGTCTTAGACTCAAACAATATTCTGAAATTAACTCACTATTTAAATTTACTTTTTCTTGTATGTAAAAACTGGAGAACAAATAATTAAAAATCATTTTACTATCCTTGAAAAGTTTTTCACTTTTTCAAAACGAATAGTATTCATAAATTTATCTTGTAAAACATCACCCTTGTGACTTATAACAAATAAATTAACACCATTCAATTCATGAAGTATCTTCATTAAATCTTCAGTACCACTTGTATCTAGGCTTGAATCAAATATCTCATCCAGTATAAGCAGATTAGTGTTGGTAGAGTTCTTCAATTTAGCAACTGCTCTCCATGTCAACATCAATGCCATATCAATACGCTGTTTCTCACCTTCTGAGAAGTTGTGATAACTAAAGTCATCACGATGGCGTGACTTGATTGTTTCTTTGAATGCTTCATCAAGATTGAAGTTCACAAAGAAATCCATGCTGGTAAGATACTTGTTCACCAGTTTGTTTATCACAGGCAAATATTGTTTAATGATATTAGTTTTGATGCCTGTATCTTTCAATAATGTTGATGCTACATCAAGGTACGCTTTATCATCCAATAACTGTTTCAATTCTTCTTGTGCTTGTTTTATCTGTGTTTTAATTGTTTCTAATTCGTTTGTGTCTGTGCTGTTTTCTTTGGGTGTTCTTAGTTCTTTAATTTGTTTTTCTAATTTGATGATTGTTTCATTCAAACCTTTCACACTGGTTTGTGTAGTTGCTAATTGAATGCGAACGTTTGATAAATCTTTTTCTTTGCCACGCAGTTCAGCAACAACATTTTCTTGCGTTGTGATTTTTGTTTGCAGTTCTATTAAAGCACTAGCAAGTTCGTGTTCTTTTGTGCCAAGTTCTGTAAGTTGCCCCTCTTTAAACTCCAAGGTAATTGCTTGCCTACAGGTTGGGCAATCAGCATTGTGTTCATAGAAACTTCTATCATCTCCCACTTTGGATATCTTGCTCTCAATTTGTGACTCAATTTTTTTAAGCGCAGCAATCTTCTTTTCATTTTCAGGAATTTTGATGCAGGTTTCGTCAAGCGATTTCTTCGTTCGCTCCAAGTTGTTAATCTCATCATGTAAGGTGCGAATGGTTTCTCTGTGCAAAAGTATCTCTTTCTCATGTTCTTTTACCTTTACTTCAATATCTTCATTGAGTTTGTCTTGGTATTCTTTTTTGAGTTCATGCTTTTGTTCAAGCAATGCTATCTCACTTTTCTTTGCTGCTGTCAACTCTTTGTTGGTAGATAGTCTTTCTCTAACCAATCCATTCATGACAGAAAAGATTTGAATGTCTAACAAATCTTCGATGATTGCACGACGGTCAGCAGCCGACAATTGCATAAACGGCGTAAAGGATGCTGAACCAAGAATCACGATCTGTGTGAAAGACTTATAGTTTAGTTTGAGAATAAACTTCTCTAAGTAGTCTTGATAATCTCTTACAGCCGCATCTTGATTCAGCAAAACCTTGTCTTGATATATCTCAAACACATTCGGTTTGATACCACGAACGATCTTATATTCTTTATTACCAATAGAAAATTCAATCTCTACTACAGTGTCTCTACTGTTAATTGAATTTACAAGGTTTGGTTTGTTAATTGAACGAAAAGGCTTACCAAACAAACCAAAGCACAAAGCGTCAAGCATCGTTGACTTACCTGAGCCATTTGTTCCAACGATGAGTGTGTTAGGGTTACCATTCAGTAATATTTCAGTAAAATGGTTGCCCGTTGAAAGTAGATTCTTCCAACGCAGACGTTTAAATAATATCATTCAGTCTCGGTATTCAATGCTTCTACGTAGAGTTCTTGTACCACTTTCTTTAGTTTATCAGACTCGACATTTAATGTCAGGTTATCAATATATTTTGATAGAATGGTCATGGTATCTTCGGCACGGTCAACTAGTTCTTCATCGGTATTATTTTCTACCTCAGTAAAATCTTCTACGACAGATATATCAGCAGCACCAGCCTTGTATAAATTATCAATCACAATATCAAAGAGAAATGGATTCAATTTAGTCAAAACAACCACTTTAACATAAGAGCCTTCATAGATTGAATAGTCCATACACGATGATGTATATCCTTCAGCAAAGTGTTCCAAATCATCTTTATAATTTAATTTGTAAAACATGCGATATGGATTTTGTATGAACTCCAATTCACGTGTATCTGTATCGAAGATATGAAAACCACGTGGGTCATTGTAGTCTGACCAAAACATTTCGTATGGCGTACCAACATACGTGATAGAACCATCGGTTGATTTGTGGTGATAGTGACCAGTAAGAACTACATCATACTTGTTTAATAGAGCACGGTCAAGTCCTTCGTGATGAATTATACCAGGTTGTATTTCAAAACCAGATAATTCAAAATGACCAAAACAAATTTGAGAACGTGATTGTTTTATTTGTGAAAGAATTTCATCTTGGTTATCATCACAGAGCCAAGGTACAATGTCAACATCGATACCCCCAAAATCAACTGTACTAAAAGAATTATATACAGTAATATTATCATATTCTTTTAATAGAAGTTCGGATGAATTAACTTGTAAGGTGTTTTTGTATGCGACATCGTGGTTACCAAGAAGCGTAATGAACGTGATGTTGTTTTCTCTAAGTTTATCAAAGAAAAATTTACGACACAAATAGAGTGAATTGAAATTAATGTACTTACGGCGGTCGAATAGATCGCCAAGTTGTACAACGGTAGTAATACCATTTTCTTTTAGGTATGGAAAGAACGTGTTCTCGTAGAACTTCTCAATGTATTTATGAAAATCCAATGAGTCATTTCGCATTCCAAAATGCGTGTCGCCAAGTATGCAAATTTTCATTAACTATGACCAATTTAATTTTTGTTCTTCGGCTCGTTGCACCCTCAATCTGAGTTCGGTGCTACTGTAAGAATGTTTTCTACTATGATAGTGTATTTCGATTCCGTTGTCAATACACCACTGTCTGCCAGTAAAGTCTTTACCTATATAATCTTCGCCAAGAAATCTTATGTCAATGTGTTGTGTTTTTAACAGATTTAATAAATCTTCTTCGGTAGAATATACAAGTATTTCATCGACATATTTGCAACCAGAGACTTGCACAAATCTTTCATAGATTGATTGTATAGGTTTATTTTTTTCTGGCCTATCAATAGTAGGGTCAGTTTGTATTGCTATTATCAGGTAATCACAGTGACGTTTTGCTTCTTTGAGCATAGCTACATGCCCGGCATGAAACAAATCAAATGTGCTACAGTTGAATCCTACTTTCATTATTCAGCCTCACCATCAAGAAAATTATCAAGACCAACAATTTTTTTAGCTTTCTTTTTCTTTTTGTTTTCTTCGAAGTTATGAATAAACTCTGAGATGTTGTCGTACAACTCAAACTGTTTCATGTTACCATTCTCATCCTCGTACATTTCACCTTCATCAAGCAAACCGAACTGTTGTGTGGCTTTGTACTTCACATACAATTGTTTCTTCTCACGCATAATTCTACGCAGAAATGCATAGTAAATTATCTGTGTGAAGTAAGCAAATGGATTCTTAGACTTAGCTGGATCAAAATTACGAAAATACATCAGACAGTTTTCTACACCATCAGATATCATTTCATCACGATATGTGTAAGAAATAAAGTTTGGTTTACGTGATAGATGTTCTGCAATCTTTAGAAAACACTCACCAATATAATCTGGAACTTTTGGCTCTGAAGTATTATTTTTTTTCGCATCTTCACAATCTGTTCTATACTTAATTAGTGCTGCCAGAAAGTCTGCGTTGTTTACGTAGTGATTATTGGTTGTCATTTTATTCTTGTACTCCAACTTTAGGAAAGTATCTTACATACTTATCCCTAGAATCTACTCTACGATCTCTAATTCTTTTAACTATCTCATCAAAGAAATTCCATGCCAAAGGAATGAAGCAAATAGGTTCTTCTACATCATCAAGTTCGACTACAGAAGTAATTGGTATATTAAGTCCAGGTGTGTAATGATACTGCTTCAAAGGATTATCATCAATAATAAAATCTAGTTCTTCTTTTACGTAATTCAGAAGAGTCATACCTTTAGCGGCTGCACCATAACCAACAAGTCTATATCCTTTTTCTCTATACTCTGCACAAACTTTTTTAAATTCATTTTTAATCTGTTCAACACCAAAAGCCCACAGTGTATAAGTTATAGGTTTCTGTAGTTTAGATTCCATCTCAATCAGATTCTTTATGTTTTGTGGTTTTGATTTATTTGGACTCAAAATAAAAACATAACTTGTACCATGTATAGGTGTTTTAACAACATCAACAAGATTCCATCCAGAACGTGTGGCCAATTCTCTCATTGAGTTGATGTTATAGAAACTGATATGCTCATGATAAATTGTATCAAACTCTCCATTTAATACCATGTCAGCTTGACTTGTCTGAATGAAAAACAAACCATCATCAGCAATCAATGGTCGTAGCAACTTCAAATATGTGTGTGGGTCTGGTATATGAGCAAATGCATTTTGTGAAACTGCTACATCAAACCGTGTAGCACCAGTATGTAACTCTTGAATTGTTTGTTTATTCCAGAAACCACAAACAACTTTATGTCCTTTTGATGTGCTTATTTGATGTAAGTTCTCGGCAGGATCAACACCATATGTTCTGAATCCTATACGGGCAAAAGCATCTAGTTGAGTTCCATCATTGCAACCGATATCAAGAACGTGACCATAGTAGTGACCAGAATATTCTCTTACCCATTTTGCAAACCAATCCATGTAATCAACGTATGTTTTTGTAGTACCGCTCACATACGCATAGTTCTTATAAATTAATTCTGGATCGACAATATGTGTTAGTTGAAGATGATTACAATTCAAACAACGATTGATTGCTAAAGGATATTCTTCTTGTTTTTCTTTCGTTGGTGTAAAAGAGTTTGCTAATGGTTGATTACCTAAATCTAAAGTATGCGATAGAGTATCATAATCACATGCAATACATCTATCTACTTTGGTTACATTCGACATATTATTCTCCACTCAACTCAATCCATTCTGGGTTTGCTATTGACCAATCAACAACTTCTTTAATACGATCCTTGAATGAGTGTTGTGGCTCCCATCCTAACTGACGCATAAAGTCTCCTGATAATGCATAACGCAAATCATGACCAGGTCTTGAAGTGTGAAAGTCAACCATCTCATATTTCAATTCTTTGTTTTGTGCTTCAGCAACAAGTTTGACTAATTGAAGATTGTCAACTTCTTCTCTACCTACAACATTAAACTTAGGACATTTAGCACCACCATAGTCTGGTGTGTAAATTATTTTGTTTTGTTCTTCATTCAAATGTAACAAGAAGTACATTGCTTCTGCAACATCTTTGGCGTGAATATAGAATCGTGAGCCTGGCACAGTTTTAGAAGGATCGGAATGAATGTAGATAGTTTGTCCATCACGAACTTTACGAATGCTCATGGGTACAAACTTCTCTGGATGTTGACGTTCACCAAACACATTCATTGTATGTGTAATAAAAATAGGTAGCTTGTATGTGTTTTCATATGCTACACAAAATTCTTCGGCAGCAGCTTTGGATGCAGAATAAGGATTGGTTGAGTTGTAACGATCACGTTCTGCATATGCAACACCATTAGGTGCAATGCCAAAAATCTCATCAGTTGAAAAGTAAATCATTCTTTCAAGATTCTTTAGCTTACGTGCGAAATTTAAAACATTCACTGTGCCTACAGTGTTGTCCATCAAAAATTCCATAGGGTAAGTAATTGATCTATCAACATGTGATGATGCAGCCAAATGAAGAATGATATTGACATCACCAATAAGATTTTGTGTAAGGTCTTGTATCTCAGACTTTAAATCGTGCCAGACAATCTTAACTCTTTTACGAACATCAGGTGGGTATCTATGAACTACATCATGTAAACGATTTAAATTACCAGAATAATCTAATCGATCAAGTGATACGATTGTCCAATCTGTTTTTTGTAAAAACAAATCAATGATATGATGGCCGATAAAACCAGCACCACCTGTAATAAGAACACGCTTTGACATTATATACCTTTCAATTATTTCTCTGAATGTTTTGTATTGTACACTGATGCTGATTGTGACACGGATGCTCTTTTCTTGATAAGTTCTTTTATCGACTCATCATTTTTTTGTTCTTCTCTAGGAGCAAACAATGCACGACCACGCTCTTCAGTTATAGCAGGGGCAGCACAAAGATAATAGGCAGCTATAGACTTGCGAACAACTCCTAATGGACATTCTATACTATTTGGAAGCCCATGCCAAGAGTTTTGTGTTGTATCAAAAACAATTGCCCTATTGAATTTGTTTTCTATTGTGTGAACTTTTTGTAGAGGTTCCTTTTGTACTTCATCGTGTGACCAAAGTTCTAGTCCACCTTTCCATGCTGACTGCCAATCTTTGGTAAGATAAACAATAATATTAAGTTTGCGTTGAAGATTTAGTTTGGGATGAACATTATAGTCTAAGTGTATGTTATTATTGCCACCACGTGTATGCATGTGCCAACCACCGCCATTAAGGCCTGGGTCAGAAACTAAGTCATCTCTATCAACTAGATGAGATAGTCTCTCCACAAAATTACGTGAATTTAAAAAACTAAATGCTCTATATGTTGTTGGTGGAAAACGATCCCAACGATTCATTGTTTTTTTAATTTCCAATGGGCTGTGGTGATCGTTCAACGAAGAGTCGTAGAAGTCTGGAAACTCTTCAGAAATTTTATCTGCTACTTCAGGTATAAAAAAATTGTCAATCACAACATGATTAAAAGGTATTGATGATTGAAAACTTTCTTTTATTTCATACCAATTCAACTCTCGTATCATAATTTTCCTCATGATTTTTCAACATCATTTCATAATGTTCTTTTCTTTGGTTATACAAATCAAGATATAAAGAGTAGTTGCTACCAAATAATCGTTCGTAACTTTCGTTTTCAAATGGAAATTTTTTAATCTTTATATGTCTATTGCAAATACTGTGTATACTAAACAACCTCTCTATTACAAAACTAAAATTTGGAAGCATAGCGCCATTGTATAATCTTTTCTTTTCATACATAAATTCTTTGAGTTCTTCATCATTCTCAATCAAATTTAAACAATGATCTATAAAACTGATGTAGCTTTTCCAAAACTTTTTGTTTCCTACATGATAGTTGCATGTAGCAAAATCATCAGGATGATACAGTAGTTCTCTCAGATCAAAATTCAAACCCATTTTAGGTAGCAATTTGTTACCAAAATCTATCATTCCAGGATGCCATATGTCACCTTGAACCCATAGATTCATATGAGTTGAAGCAACATCTAAGAATGGATCAAGATGATATACATCATAGCCTGGATTGGCTAGTATCCATTCTTTAAATTCCTTCATTTCAAGTTTAGTTTTATCGTACCATCTCCATGAGAGTAAACCCCAATGATCATCTTCATTCTTTGCATGAATCTCATATAGATTTTTTACAAAAGGATATTCTCTTAGTTCTGGTGTTAAATTTGCTGTATTGTCGTAAGGAACACAAACTGAATCCAAGTGTTTCATTTGTGCTTTTTCGTAATACGCTTGATATAAAAAAAGATTCATCAGTGTAATTTTTTAGTGTTGGTGTCTTTTAAAAATTCTATTAGCTGCTCAGGCAATTCGTTTACTTCTTCTTCCTCTTCTTGCTCGTCTAATAAACTGTCAAGTATTTTATCTGAGTCTGCCATCTCTTCTAATGTACGCTCAACAAGTTTATCATAGTATCTTATCATTGCTTCTTTTGGTTCAATAACTGTGACGATATCGGAAGAATATATTAGGGCAGAGTTTTCTTTGATCAATTCAACTGGCAGCCATGGCATCATCATCATAACAGTTTGGCCTGTGGGCATACGACGAAACACTAAACGCATCGGATCATTGAGTTGTATCTGTTCTGAATCTTCCTGCTCAAACATAGAAGCCATAATATCTTCACCAGTCTGCATTCTTATAAGTTTTACGTTATGCATTCTTGACCTCTATATTGTAGAATTTGTATTTAAACTTTTCGTCATCGTATATTTTAACACGTTCTTGCAAGTGTTGCAACGTATAGTTGACATGTTTACCTATACGGAAATCATCTGCTATGTCATAAAGAACTGCTTCGGTTTTGTTATCACCAATTCGCAAACCTCTACCGATTGATTGTAGATTACGTACCCTAGACTTAGATGGTGATGCAAAGACAACATTGTGGAGATTACGAATGTTAATACCAGTGCTGAATGTACCATAAGAAGCAACAATAATCGCATCATTTTGCTTCTCTGTTATCTCACGAACTTGTTCACGGACTTCAACATCTGTTCCACCATACACAAAAAAAACATGCCTATTACCAGCCTTTTCTTCAATGAGTTTGTGGAGATGTTTACCATGTTTTTCTACCAAATTAAATAATATAAGTGAGTTGCCCTCTAATGACAACGCCAGATTACGAATGAATTCATTTCTTGCTTTACTACTGACTATGTAGTCTATCTCGGTTTGATAGTCCCAGCCTCTAGATAGTTTACATACTTCTTCTGAATATTTCAATACCAAACACTTGATACGAAAGTCTGCCAGTTGTTTGTTTTCAATCAGCTTGGCTGTGGTAGTAGATTGATATAACGGTCCAAACAAACCTTCCAATACCAGCTTATGTGTTTGTGTACCATCAATTGTACCTGTGCAACCTATTCTATACTTTGCATTCTTCAGACCAGTCATGATGGTAGTCAATGACTTTGCTTTGAACTGATGTGCTTCATCACCTAAAACAAAATCAAACTGCTCAAAGTATTCTGGTGGATTTTTGTAGATAGATTGCCACGTGGTAATGGTTAGAAATTTATTTGTATGCTTGTCTTTTCCCGAATACTGTCGATGGGCATTGTTTGCGGCATCGTAGCCATATGATACAAAATCAGCATACATTTGCTCAACAAGAGAAGTTGTAGGAACAATTAGTAATCCTTTCTTATAACCTTTGTGTTGTAAGTATCTTAGTATAAGATATTGTATTAAAGACTTGCCTGAGCCTGTGGGTGACAACAATAACATTCGCCTGTTTCGAACGGCAAATAAGAAGGCTTTGTATTGATATTCTCTAATGCCATCTGTTATAATGCTTTTGTCCAGATAAAGTTGCTGTAGAAACTCATTAGCCTCTATTGCTGAGAAACTCTCTGTGTTGTTTACTGGTGAATCAACTTCAAGTTTATAACCCCGTTCTTCACAAAACTTTTCAATGTAAGGTACAAGACCATGATAGATTGTGTAAGATCGAAGATCAGCAAGTCTTATCTTACCGTCCCAAAGTTTATTCTTGTACGCAGGCATGAACTGATAACCTGGTACGAAGAATGTAAAGTAGTCAGCAAGTTCTTGTGCAATACTTTTTTCACAATCAAACTTAATGAAGGCTTCATTTTGTTTGTAAAGAACAAGGTCAGTCATTTACCACTTCTTCCCAAGTGCTGTCACCTTTCTTTCGAACAGCAACTATAAATTCAAGATGATCTGGTGTACCAGAACTCCACTCATGAGGACCCAACATCATCATTTGATTTTTTTCTTTGTATTTGTTATTATAGATATAGTATACTCTTGTAAACAAAGGACTGAAAGTACACTCAGTAGAATGAACGATGTGTGTAACATCTAATCGACGCATTAAAGATTCGGCTTGTTCTTTAAGAACATTGACCTGTTCCATAATACGTTCATACTCTTGTTTAGCATGAAGCTTTGCAACGTTTAAACTTCTATCTTTTTCTTCTTTGACTGCAACAGGAGCAAAGACGGGTGCACCAACTTCCATTGGATACTCTTTACTGTGATGCTCAATTAAATCTTTACTTGGATCGATTCTCATTAAACACCTTGTATAAATTTTTCCCAATCAATGAAGGAACGTAGTTCCCATGTTCTATTGTTTAACTCTTTTAATATTGCTTGACAAACTTCCACAACTTCATCGTGCAACATTTTACGTGCAAGATATTTGTTGATATCTTCATCTGATTCTAAGTATGTATTGATCTCTGATTTGAGAGTATAAGGAAATGGTTGCCACCCATATTTTGCTAGATCATCTTCATCTAATCTACCTGTATAGTATTCCCATTTTAACTTACGCCATTTGTTGTATTGAAATTCTGCTTCACGTGCTAACATACGATGTGACGATAGAATATTCAAATATTTGGAATGTAATTTTGGAATGTCGATCAGTGCCTTACCTGGTTCGGTGCGGTCAATATTAGAATCGGCAGTCCACATCTGTAATACTTCATCAAGTTTGTTCATATTATACCTCCTATTAGGAGTATATCACATTTAGAATAATTTTTCTACGTTGTAATAGGTAAACCTAAACGTAGCGTCTGCCGTAACAATTGTGTCTGGTGTGTCGGTTGAAGATACGACAAAACCAGATAGTGAGATTGGAAATAAATCTTTGAAATTAAATCGATAATATGGTTTATTTGATGCCGATAAAAGTGTTACCGCAGCATCAGAATATTGAGGAGATTTTGAGAGAGTCGCTGAATTGAACTGAGATAATTTACTCAGATTTTGATACTCTTCATACTCGGTAGGGAATGTAAGAGCACGTAGCCAATCGTGTATTTCTAACCATGACAACATCTCAGCATCAACAATAAAGGTAATGTTAAGCACATCATAAATTGCCTTTTCACCTGGTGCATACAATTCAACAAATGGATTTTGTACCGGAATCTCAGAAGTAGAAATGCCAGGTAATGAAATGGTCTGACAAAAGTATTGTAGATTGGGCGCACGTGAAAAGTTCAGCGTGAACTTATTCGGCTGTAAACTATTTGGATTAATTGGATTTCTATTTAAGGCTGTCATATCTCTATTTATATACGTAAAAAAAGAGGCACCCGAAGGTGCCTCTCTAAATCCCACTCTACGGTGGTTATTTAATTACATCAGGTTTGCAATACGGAAACCACGGTAGTAGTTGTTTGACTGAGATGTCAAAGCACCAAGACCTTGATCTGTACCTTCTGCAAATGGATTTGCTACTAGACCGTAACGAGTCTTGAAGCCGATCTTTGGCTGGAAAGTACCAGTGTCAACTGCACGAACCATTTGTAGAGGAACGTATGGGCAGTAGAACATACCAGCATCGTATGCGTTTGTACCCTTGTAACCTACAACCGCAAACTCAGATGTTGAGCCTGTTGGGAAGTATGGATCGATGTAGACTTTGATACGACCGAAGATTGTACCAGCAAATGTATTACCTGTATCGTCAACTGTCAGTGATACTTGACCTGCAAGTGCTGAGTTGTAGTCAAGAATACCAGCCATTGCAAGAGCAGATGCTACGTCTGAAGAACAGATAACGATGTTACCTTTACCACGACGAGTTGTCTTAGCAATTTGGTTTGCTTCACGCTCAATCTGGAATGCCAGACCTTTAATCTTTTCAACCATCCAACGACCGTTTGAATCTGTGTCTAGGTTAAATGCACCTTTGGTTGTTGTACCTGCTTGGCAACCTGGCTTAGCAATCTTGTAGATTGTACGGATAACTTCACGGTTGATTTCAGCAAGAATTTCAGCGGACAGAATGTTAGCCAGTTCTGTTTCTGCGTCAAGACCATGAACTGCTTTCAAGTCTTGTGCAAGTTCCATTGAGTATTCTGCTTTCAGAGCACGTGTACGTGCTGTTACAGTAACTTTCTCAATTGAGAATGCCATCTCTTGGAATGTGTTACCAGCAGCGCCATCACCTAGTGCTTCAGCAGAACCAGTTGACATTGCACCAGTAGGAGCAGCGTTACCTGTAAACAGATAATCTGTTGTGTTACCAGAAATGCTCATTGAAGAAGCAACGATGGCGCCGTTAGCACCAGAGAATGCTGTGTTAGCTTCGTTGTAGAATGCTTCTGTACCGCCTTGTGATGAGTATTTTGTACGCATCGCAAAAATCAGACCTGTAGGACCTGTCATTGGCTGAACGCCGCAAACGTCATACGCAATCAGATTAGGTAATGAACGACGAACTAAGCTGATTAGAATTGGGTCGAAACCAGCAACAGGACCAGCAGCAGCAGCACCGCCACCGAAACCACCTGTACCAGCAAAGTTAGTTGGTGAACCTGTTTCTTGTAGAATACCAGATTCTTTGATCATTTCTTGAGCTTGATTCTCAAGAATAACTGCTGTTACCGCTTTACGGTATGGGTCAGCAATCTTAGGCATATCTGGATGATCCAGAACGCTTTCCCATTTGCTTTGTAGATTTTCAGACAAATACATCTTTGTATCTCCTTTTGTTTTTATTTAAATTCTTGTTTTAGAAATTGCTTGTACAACCGAAGCGACATATGGGTCAGCGGCAACTTTCTTTTCAGTGCCGTCATCTTCGACTTCTTCATGAAGTTGTGCAGCATCGGCTTTCTTTACGCCAGATGGGAAGTAGTTCTCACGGATTGTCTCAAGTTTTTCAACGAATTCTTCCTCTGTGGAGAACTCTACACTCTCTGCAAGTGTTTTGATTTTTTCTACTTGAGTTGCTGTAAGACCTTCGCAAACTTCATTTACCAGTTGTACTTTAATAGCTTCAGTAAGTTGTTTCTTATACTGAATATTTGCTTCAATTTCTTCGTTCAGTTTAACTTCCAGTTCTTCGACCTTAGATGCAAGTTCATCTACCAGTTCGACTTTATCTTCTGGAACGTTGATGTAGTTTTCAGCAAACAGATTGCGTAGACCAGCAATAAAATCTTCTGTGATTTCTGAACGCAGACCGCTTTCGATTGCGATTTCATTGTCGTCCATCCACTGCTCTACTACGTAGTTCAGGTAGTCATCTACCTTTTCTGTTAGTTCTGCTTTGATTTCTTCAACAGCTTCGGCTAACATACCAGCATATTCTGCTTCCATTTGTTCTTGAATTTGAGCAACACGGTCGAATACACGTGCTTCAAAAATTGTAGCAGCTTTTGCTTTGAAGTCCTCAGAAATGTTTGAATCGTCGGCAAACAATGAAGCAACATCTTCTTTCATTTGTGCTTTCATTTCTTCAATTGCTGACTCATCATCGAGCACCAATTCGCCTTCTTCATCTTCTGTTTCTTCAGGCATCATGTTTGTACCTGAACCATACTTCATGTTCTTGTCACCAAGTTGAACATCGCTTGATGCTGCTGAAGGCTTAGTCGTAGGTGCTGCTGCACTCTTAGCATTGCCTTTGCTTGATAACTTGTTAGAATCATCAGTAGGTTTGTTGTTCTGTGGTGTAGGACCGCCTAAATCTTCAGGTGTTCCAGGATTGCCTGGAGGTGTATTCTGAGTTAATTTAGGCATTGGCATACCAGGAGCAGATGACTTGCTTGATGCAAGAATTTCTGCTGCTGCTTCCATGAGTTTGTTTGTTGCCATTGAATATCTCCTTATGATTTCTTATTTATAAATTTTAAAGTTTTCGTAGGAAGTTTTCGAAAAGTTGTAATCCAACTGTTTCAATATCTCTGCGTGATGCTTTGCGAATTTGTTGTTTAGCATAGCTAATATCAGATTCAACAAAGCGTCCTTCTACGAATAACCATTCTTTATTTTCCATGATACCCTGGACAAAAGCGCCAGGAGCAGAAGGGTCAGCAACAATATCAGCAGCAGTTGCAAGGCGCAGGTCATCTTGTACCAGATTGTAACCTTCTTTTGTCATAACGACAGAACCTAATGCACGTGAAGATACACCCAGATTAACGCCAGACTCAATTAGATTCTTAGCAATTAAGCCATATGGTGTTTCCATGATCAGTGCTTTACCAACAAATGTATTGCCGTTCTCTACCAAACTTGTAATCTTGTGTGACACACGTTCTAGATTTAGAGATGGTGTGTCTGGATGTCCCAGTTCTCCTAACGCACGATTAGATTTGATATATTCATCTGTATATCGTTGTACTTCATTGCGGAGAGTATCCATTTTGTACATGCGGTTGTTGCGATTGACTGTATCGCCAACTAGAAATGTACCTTCAATGTATAAATGTTTCTTACCATCTTCTGTTTTTTCGGTAAGATATCTTACATTTTCAATATGTTCTTTAATGAGTTTCATTATAGACTTACTCCTGTGTATGGATCAACATTGTACGTTGCAGTTTTTGATAATTCTAGAATAAGTGTTCCACCAGTCACAATTTCAATGACAATGCTTTGTGTATTATTATTTGCAAGCGTATGTCCATACTCATCAAAATCCATGCTACCACCGTTATGTAATGCTAACAATGGAATACTGTTTCTAACAATACGAATATGCCCATTCGTTGACCATTTAAGATGGCGAATATCTGCTTCGGTAACAGTTTCGGTTGTTGCATTTGCTCTTAAATTATTAAGAGTAATCGTATATGTTCCAGCATCGACTGCTCGAACTATCGACGATCCTCTTAGGGTATTTGTAATTTCAAATGGCATTTTATTTTAGTCCCATAGATTTACGACGGCGCATTGACATTTTTCTTTTTAACAATGTTCGTCTTAGTTTTGCTTTTCTTGTTGTTTTCCAAGAACGTTTTAATAAACGTGCTTTACGTAATCTTACTGTTGCTGGTATACGTTTAACTGTATTACCAGATATTCGATATCCTTTGATACCTGATTTGCGTACATTTTTTTGTACGATTATTCTACCTTTTTTATTGCGACGAATGCGACGGCGTATCTTTGTAATGCGACCCATCTTAACAACATTAGGATTGCGTTTTTTAGCCGCCTCTTCTAGCACATCTTCATCGACTTCAATTTCTTCAAACATTTCATCGACAACATAAGGCTTTGCTTCTTCTAATCTTACAGAAGCAATGTCATCTAAACGTGCAAAGATTAACTCTTTGGCTTCGTCTAACTTATTCTGTAGAATTAAGTCTACAAAATTCATTTAGTTTTCCAAAAGTGATTACAGATTCAGTTAGTTCTTGCCAAAAAACTTCTTTACTTTCTTCATCTAACTTACTGTAAATGTTTATAATTTGTTGTTTTGTTTCTTCACTTAAAGACAATCTGTTACCATCATTTAATAATAGTTCTTCTGTTTGCAAAAACTCTTGCACATATTGTTCCGCTTGAACAACTGGATCAACAGCAGGACCATACGGTAAACTAAACACACGTTTTAATTTATCACTCCAATACATTGCAATACGTGTGCCATCTGGATATAATCTAACCGCTTTACGTTTGATTACTAATACAGCAGGTGGGTCTGGTAGCAATGGGTAAGCACTACCCACACTGTCCATTTTCGCTTCGGTTAATTCTTCACGCACTGCTTGTCTTGCTTTACCATAAATCTGTTTACTTGAAACTAAATCTACCATGCGATTGAAAAGATTGCGAAGAATCTCACGGTCAGCATTGTTAAATACTGGCTTCTCTTCTCCCATCTTGTCTAAGATTTTATGAATACGTGCCAACTGTGCTTTGTTTGCAAGACCCGCACGTACAAGAGCGTCAAACTTTGAATAGTCCGACTTCTCTTCTTCTACGATAGATTTGAATTCTAGTAACGATTTCATTCTTCAGTTACTTCTTCGGCCTCTTGATTGTCTGTGTTTTCTTCAGACTCTTGCTCTTTCCCGCCAAAAAGAGTTGAAGCGATTTCTTGTTTGCGACCTTGGAGCGCATCGAACGCTTTCGCTGATAAAACATTTTCTATACCTTCTTTGGCTGCGGCACTATCACCAGCAGCAATATTGTTAATAACGTCTTGAATATCCATAATAACCTCTCTTATCTGCGTCTATTATTTATGCTGACCACTGACTTGTTTACCTCATCGTCAAGTTGAGGTGTCAGTGACTCAGGTTGTTCAGCATTCTCTACCGTGTTATCTTCTGGCTCTGCTTGTGGTGCAGCACCCTGTGGTGGTCCACCCAATACTGGTCCTTGCATGTCATCAGGTAAAGTATCCTTTTCTTTTTGAATCTCTTCTTGCATCGCTTCAATCTCTTCATCAGTCATCATGAGAATTTTGTTCATGACATAATTATTAGAGAAGTAACGACCGACAAATGGATCAACCATACCAACCATTTGTAATCTGTTTTGTAGTAACTCTGCTTCACGCAATTCGGTAAAGTTGTTGTCTTTACGGAAGTCGTAGTAAATGTTTTCTTTGAACTCATCCCACTCTTCACGTGTACAGATGCCCTTGAGTGTCAATTGAATTCTCAATGCATCATCAAACACTTGTGAAAACTTATTACGCAAACGAATGACAAACTTGGCAAACTTCAGTTCATCACGTGTAACTTCTTGTGAACGACCAAGCCCTGCAAGTCCACCTTCTTGTGACTCAAGGCGTGAATAAGGTACATTTAGAGACTGAAGCAATTTCTTTTGGAAATACTTTACATCCTCTAGTTCACCAAGATTTTGTCCGGCTGGTAGAGTTGTAATCTCTGTACCTTTCCCTCCTTCACGGCGGGGTAACCAGAAATCTTCCAGCATAGACATGTGCTTACGCTCGTCACGAATCTCACCTGTGTTGGCATCGTAAACGAGTTTATTACGGTACTTAATCATGATATCACGCAGATATTGTTCTGCTTTACCACGTGGTAAATTACCTACATCAATGTAAAATATGCGGCGTTCTGGCGCACGTGAAATACGATAGATAACAATCGCATCTTCAATCATTCTAAGTTGATTGAGAGGTTTGATTGCTTTATGTAGATATGAAATAACAAATGTATTCTTGGCATCCATCAGACCAGAGTTCACATTAATAATTGAATCTGGTGCAATGCGGAGTCCTTGTCCTACATTTGCGGTAAATGTTTGTGTTGTTGTACCACGGTCATTATAAACGTAGTATTCAGCAACCGACACAATGATCATTGCACCCGTTTTCGGGTCACGATCTTTTTTAATCTCACGTACTTTACGAATCTTACGTGGATCAATGTATCTAAGTTCTTGAATACCAAGATTAGGTTGTTTGTCATTTACTACCACATGATAGAACATACGACCATCAATGTACCAACGCTTGAACAAATCGTCAGCCAAATTATTAAAGTTCAACATTCTTTGAACGTTGTTGAACTCTTCAATAATTTTTTTCTTGATTGACTCTGGTTGTTTTAGATTATCAAGAACGATGTCAACAACTCTGCCTTGATCGTCGTGTGTGATGGCCTCATTGACAATCTCATCAATTGCCATCTGACATTCTGGATGATTGGACATCTCACGATACCTTGTGATAAGTTCAATCTCATTACGAACTGAGCCTTCTAAGTCAACATAGGTACCGTAGTAAGCATTCTGTGTGACTGTAACTGCACCATCATCCAATTGTGCAGCAGAAGGCAGTGTAAAGGATGCCTGTTCGGGCTTCTCAGCCTTAACGACATCCCTTCCACCAAATGTGAAACCAAATAGTTTAATTGCCATTAAATATCATCCTAAATTAAAAAGTAAGGGTAAAACACCCTTACTCTTAGATCACACCATCTGCAACTGCTTCCCACCACTGGTAGGTCAGAGTTACAGAAAACTCTTCAATCGTATCATTTGAACCCCAATCAACATCAATTGGAGTGATGTCAGTTGGGAATAGGCCAACAAATTTATATTTCTTGATTGGGTTACCAGATTTACCAAACTGTGTAACCTCACCATTTTGAGTATATCCTAGAGGTGTAGTTGCCAATGGATTACGTACATTCAAATTATGACTGTTGATACCATTCATCCAACGCTCGAATGCATTACGTACTACGAAATCTTCGTCGTTGATAATTGTTACTGTCCAGTCAGCAAATGTACGATTACCTACAAACTTTAATTCACGACCAAAGTATTGAACTGGCACAACGCCCAGAGTTGCCCCTGGAAGTTGTGCTGTCTTACACATGAACGTCATTTTTGTTTGTGCGTTTCCTGGTATTGAGAACGCAGGAAACGGCATTGATACCTCAAATAGATTTGGGCGGGCACCGTCACCTTGTAATTGTGAACGGAATTGATTTACGTTAAATGCCATTTAATTTTCTCCTGTTTCTCTTTATTTAAACTGCGCCCACGACCTCATTGAAACTTACACCTGTACGTACTGCAACAAAGTTAAGTTGAATGAAGTTGATAGAACGAGCAGGTTTAATGTAAATGTCACCAACAAATTCATTACGGTCAATAATTTCTGCTGTGTTGTTTGTTTCATCGCAGACTACACGGAAGTCAGTGATACCACGACGACCTTGAACATCACGCAGGAATGGTTCTACTAATGCAACAAACTGAGCACGTGTAAACTGATCATTGAATTCGAACAGTGAGAAACGAGCAGCACGTGCAATTGCTTTTTCAAGTGTAATGAACAAACGACGAACGTTGATACGATCAAATGCACTTGGTTTTGCTAACAGAGTTTTGTCTCCAAAAAGAACTGTGCCTTCACCTGGGAACGATACAACAGGGTTAACACCTTTTGTATAAAGAGTATCACGTTCTGCCTTAGTAGGATTCCATGCCAGCTTGATTACGTTTTTAATTTGACCACGATTCATACCACCTGGTGAGAACCAAGGATCATTTTGTGTATCGGTGCGTACACACAAACCAGCAATATCACCGTTCAGAGGAACCCAACGATATACGTCTTTGTATTTGTCATACTGATATTTGTAACCAGAATCCATTACGGCATATGATGACTTCGTAATTGTGTCACTGAAATTTGAAATCGATGATGCTTCGTTTCCTGCATTGTCTACGCAGTTTGATTTTTCTGGTGAAAGAAAAACAACACAATCTTTACGAGTTTCAGCAATGTTACTGATCACATAGTCGGCAACAGTTTCATTACCAGTTCCAGTTACACAAAGTGAAATGTCAACTGCTTCTGTATTTTTGAATAAATCCCAACCAGATGTAATCTGTGATGAACCCACGATACCATCTGAACCAGAACCAAACGAATAAACAACGTTCGCTGTGGTTATTTTAAATGCTGTAGCATTTGCAGTTGAACCCCATGCTGTACCAGAACTTAGGTTTGCTGTTGCTGGATGTGCAACCCACCATACATACTTTGATTTTTTATTGATAACATCTTTATAGTAATTTGAGTTACCAGTATCATCTTTTGCATCGGATGCTTTTGAAACAAATGCATATTTTTCTAACACTGTACCTGCTGTGCCTGACCACAAACCATCTTCGTCAACAACAACAATGTGAACTTCGTCATTTGCACCACCTTTATTTGAAACATATGTTGATGTTCCAGTGTTTGCAGTGAATTGTGTACGATATGGCCATGTACCAAACGTTCCAAGATCGGCCACAGAAATTTTTAGAGAGTTACCTAAAGCGCCAGGCCAACGAGCAACCCATCCACCCCATGCGCCATCTGTATAACCGGTATGATTATCGTAATAGTCATCTTCATTTTTGATAACCAAGCCAGTTCCGTTTGCTGAAGAGTTTATGCCTGTGCTTGGTACGGCACGAACGACTTTAATATTGTTGCCATATGCTAGGAAGTTCGCAGCAGAGAACCAATATTCATAATTATTTTCGTCTGGTTTGCCGAATGTGTCCACAAGTCGAACTTCATCGGAAATAGTTGTTACAACACCACATGGTCCCCAATTAAAAGGTCCTACGAAAGCGCCAGTAGAAGTGGCAACTGAAGGAATAACTGTAGTCAGATCGATCTCTGATACATTCACTCCAGGTGATAATTGAAATGCCATTGGATTTCTCCTTTTATTGTTGGGTCAATTTTCTTTTTATTGTCTATTTAGTTTTTTACAAACTTGATGATAAATAGCCCGCTGGCGGCTCCCACATATCTCCATCTTCCACCTCAACTTCCCTACGCAATCCATCTTCAATAAAGCCAAATGGTAGCATATTTTCTTCACCCAACATCTGTTGTTCTTCTAACATAATTTTACGAATATCAATTCTTGTCTCATCTTTGAAGAAAGTCTGTGCTGTCAGCCATGCGTAGAGCACCAGACCCATGACGATATCATCATTATTGCCTTCTTCGGCAGCATAAGTGTCTTTAGTTCTGACAAAAGTATTCAGTTCGGCAATGGTATTAAAGTCACGAATAATTAATTTGTCGTTTTCTACCAACGTTTTTAGGTTGGCACAACCAATTTTCTTGACAGATTTGGTTGTCTTTACACCAAAAGCCACCGAGCGTTTGAAACCAGCAGAGATACTCTGACCTTTGATATGATGATGTTCCAACTTATAGATGTTCTCATACTCTAAATCATAGTGTAAAATGTCTACCACTTGCTGACCAACGTTGTTAGTTTCAATAAGCACATAGGCTTGATTATATCGATTGGCTAAAGAGTATATTACTGTTGGTAAAAATAACAAAGGTAGCTTATTATTACGATAAACAGCAACTTGTTTATAAGGTGCTTCAGTAGCATCAACCACATTAATGGTATGATAATCCAAAGCAACACCTTCGGCACAGTCTACTGTGGCAATATAGATACGCCCTGGGCGTGCATCTTCATAGATAAAGAGGTGACCATCATCTTCAATTCGCATTGGATCATTGAATGCAAGTGAACGCAATTTAGAACCTGAGATGAGCGTTGCGGCTGAGCCAATAAACTCAGTCTCAAACTCTTGACGAAACTGCTCTTCGGAGGTATTTCGTATTGTCTCTTCTTTCCATGTTTGATCACGACCCGGTACTTGTGACCAGTGAACTTCAAGCGTCTTGTAAAGAGAACGATTTTCAATAGCATCCATCCACATTTTATAGAATAGATTCAAGCCATTTGGTGTAGAAACAATAATAACTTTTGTTGTTTTACCTGATGAGATAACGGGGTAAGTAGAAGTAAAAAAGTCTACTGCCATGTTATGTGGCACGAATGCAAACTCATCAAGAAAGATTAGATTGTACGTGCCACCTCGAACTCCAGAATTTGATGTTGCATATGCATAAATTTTAGAACCATTTTCCAATTCAATTGAACGTTTGTTCCAATTAATAATACCTTGTTGAAGCCAATGTGGAAGATATTCATATGCCTTTTGAATCTTTGCTAGAATATCTTGTGCAAGTTGAAGTTTGTTTGCAAGAATACCGATCACAAACTCTTCATTGAACAATGCACACCATAACATGTAACCGACAGTAGTGGTTGTCTTACCAACCTGTCGTGGCATTTTTGCAATGCAGAAACGATTTTCGTGAAACGTTTTGACCATATCTTCTTGAAAGCCCCACATTTCAAACGGGACTAGTCCACGGTCAACGTTGACAATCTTTACGTAATTGCGAATAAAGTATACCGGATCTTCGGCACACTTTGCAAATTCTTTTACTTGATCTTCTGTGAGGGATAATTCAACACCAACTCTTTTTAGTCTTGCATTACCAAGATATCCGTCATCCATATTTTATTTTGTAAAACTCTTTAGCATCCAGCCATGCTTTTGATGTGCATCAAGAATGTCTTGTAAAAAGTTACCAACAGCAGGTTCATCTGCTGCATCTGCAATTGCAATACCTGCACGTAATTCCATAATGTATTTGTCGTTATCTTGAGCAAGTTCGGACATCATAACAAGAGGTGACGGTATAGCAACGATGTCTTGTACTTTAGAAAGTTCCATCATTCGTGCAAGTGTTGTCGGTGCATAAGAACCTAATGCACGAATATGTTCGGCAATAGAATCTGTTTGATCGAACACAGAATCATAGAAGTCGCCTAAGAATCCGTGATATTGTGCAAAGTCTGGTCCTTCCACATTCCAGTGAAAAGTATGTGCCTTGAAATACAAACCGAAGTTTGTTCCCAAAATCACTTTCATTTGTTCGATTAATTGTTCCATAGTCTTATTTATTTGATTTAATCATTTTTAAAAGTTCGGTTGTGGAGCCAACAAACACTGCTTTATCTATGTTGACTCCTTTTGTGGATTCAGATTGGGGTGCAAGCTCTCTTTTTCTTTTCTGAAGTTCCAACAAATCTTTATTCATCTCAGCCAAATTCTTCATCATTGTGGCTAAGACTTCATATGCTCTTGGTGATTCCGATTGATTAGCAACAGATGCTAATTCACCTAATGCTTTGTTACCATTGTTGATTAACTCACGCATATTGGTACGTGCAAACTCAGCATCAGCATCAATCTGATTTACGTTATTATCAATAACAACAGGCAAAGTTTCTACAGTTTGTTCCTGTATAGGTTCAACGTCAAAGATTTCAGACAAATTTTTATTTAATTTTTTCATGATAATGTATCAGGCCACTCTTTAATTGTTTCAATGTAGCCATAGTTAGTGTTTGGTAATGCTGTATTTGGCGTAGGCTCGGTAATAACGGCAGTAGCGTTGACAGAGTTGATGTCAAGAGTTGCAACGTTATAAGAAGCCCCTGAGTAATCGCCTGTAAGTGTGTAACCTTTTTCGATATATTTGTTGCCACCAGTAACAACAAGTGTACCGGTTGCTGTGTTACTAAAGTATTCTACAGTACCAATAAACCCATTTGCAGTATCACGAACTGTTTCACCTGTCGTAAATACGTTATTACCATTTGCATAATCAACGTAAATTTTTTGTAGTTCTTTAGATGTGAGGTCAATATTAAGATTAGTATTGGCTTGATTAATAATCTTGCCAGACTTAACAGGTGGCCAGATGAAACTCTTGGCTGTAAAATTTAAATCCCACAAAATAATTCTTGTTGTACCATCAGACATACCACCTTCATACTCAACTGTAGACGCAACAGAATTAAGTATGATAGGCACAGTGTATTTTTGACCCATCGACGGAATAAAATCTACGACCACACTAAAATCTGGTGTGAAAAATGGTAGAATCTGTTCTAATATCTGTGTGCCATCTTCTGTATTACGTACATAGATTGACAAACTAAACTCAAAGTTATAAGGTACAGGAAGAAACTGTGTTGCTATCCCGGTGTTTGTTCCTGATGCAAAATTTTGTAAAGTAGAAATTTGTTTTCGGCTCACATCATATTCAAGACTGTCAAGATTGAATGACATTCTTGGTATCACAGAGTTGACTGACTTGATAAGATTAGGATCAGATGTAATCTGTGTCAGATATCTTTCTTTCGGGCCATATGAAAGAGGTACTTTTAATTTTTCTTTTGGCACACCAGATTGTGTATAACGAACAATCTCAAGATCATTAAACAATGTACCAAACACCACAACCATTTTACGAATCGTGCGATGATAAAACTGAGCATTACCTAACATTACGGTTCTCCAAACGGATTGACTTCCGTAAAGTCAATGATGCCATCACTTGCTGCTTCGATACGTGCGTTGTCAATGATATCTTCAAATGCATTGTTTTGTGTTGGTGCATCGGTTGCAAGTGTCACTGTCCATTGTGCCGAACTTGTGTTGCCTTTTACATTAGCCGACGCAGTAAAATCGCCTTGCATACGATACACATCGATGTATGCGTTTGGTTCAAAATCATATACTAATGCTTGTGCTGTTGCGGTAGATAATGATGAACCTTGATAAACAATTTCATCATTTACAAACTTACCTGAACCTGAACCTAACGAAATACGTAGTTTTGGATAGTAATTACGAATGTTATTGTCAATATCTTTTACACCAGTTTCAATAATTTCATTTGAAAAATAAAACTGTTTCATTTTTAAAGCATAAACATAAACATTACCGCCACGACCACGGCCTAATGTATAAAACATTGCTTGATCGTTTTCATTTTCAACACTTGTAATTTCAAAAAAACTAGTAGTCATTGGTATATAAACCAAATCACCTTCACGTGGTCGTGTATAACCATTAACTGTATATCTAAATCTTAGTCTTGAAATTAACATGGTTACTTCATCACGAATTTCTAAACCAAATTTAGATATAAAGTCTTGCTCACCATCAAAGCCAGTTACATTTTCCAAATACATTTCAATAGCATGTGCGGTGCGATATTCTTTTAATGTATCTTCACCAAACAAATAATCTACTTGATCACGTGTTGTACGTGGCAAATAATATACATCAAGACCATAAATCTTGAGTGCTTCAATTACCAAATCTTCAACAAGCAGTTGCTCCGGTGTTACAGGAGCATCTGCAAGTCTTGTTGGAAAATTATTAAAATAAAAATTAGTTGCCATTAGCCAGTAAAGATTTCAGACGGCAGTGAACCCATCATGTAAATCTGTTCTTCCATTTCTTTGATTTCTTCGGATGCTTCATCATAAATCTTTTGACCGTTGAGTGTAACACCACCTGGCATTTGAATACCTTCAAACTTTTTAAGATTGTTACCCCACTGCTGTTTGATTTTTGCAGTTGCTAACTGTTTTAGAAAACGGTCGTTCCACACATCAGTTGTGCCTTCAATTTGAATTGCTGAGTTATTATGTGTCAGTGTTGGTGGACCGATCAATACCAGACTTGTTGGTGACACAATGTTACCGACTTGCTTTGATTCTGTACCAATGGTAATAAAATCATAAGGGACAATCTCTTGATCAAACTTAGTGCCATAACCTGTGATTGTATTTGATGCTGGTGTGCCTGATACTGTGCCAGTTAGTGTAACTGTTTCTGGACGAACTGTGCGATAACACTCAATAATAACCCAATCACCAGGTTCTACATCCCTTGTCCAATCAATATCAAGAAACACTTTGTTCTGATGACGATTGAATCTGAACTGTGGTGTGCCAGAGAATAACAGATTCAATGTACGTAAATGCTGCATTGTGATTTCGTATGACACATACGATACCGATGTGAAGTCATAGAGATCGTGTAGACGCAATTGATAACGCAAGTCAAACATATTGATTGATGCGTTTGACTGGTCAAATGAAAAAATGCCTGTGACAAATTGTACCGCATCAGGACAGTAAATCCACTGACGATCAATATCTGCTTGAGTGATTTGATGTTTCATGAACAGTTTTTCTGTTCCATCATAGTGATAATCACGCCAAAAGTTTAGCGCATCATCAATGCGATCATCAACTTGGTCATCATCAACGTTGATTTCAATTACTGGCCAGCCAAGTCGGCGTAGGCAGTAATCTTTGAATTGTTGTCTTGTGTTTATTGACATGGTTACATTCCACCAAATAAGAAAGCATCATCAAAAATATCAGGAGGAGAAACAATATTGTTTCCACTGATTGCGTTGTTTGCTATCAGATTGCCAGTGATTTGATTTGTCGCAATTAAGTTACCAGTGATTTGATTTACCGCAATTAAATTACCGGTGATTTGATTTTGTGCAATTTGATTGCCAGTGATTTGATTTGTTGCGATTAAATTACCAGTGATTGTGCTTGCCACAATATTGTTTCCACGAATAGCGTTAGAAACAATATTGTTACCAGAAACGGCATTTTGAGCAATCAGATTGCCTGTAATATTTGTTGGTTCTATTAAAGACGAACGAACTTTCTGTATCATTATCCCACACCATAAGATGACTGTGTTTGTAATATTATATAAGAATTGGTTGCAAGTTTCATTGTAACAAAAGAATAAACATCTATGACTTCTCTAGAAATACTGGTCGAAGTTGGTTTGGTGTTTGAACCATATCTTATATTTGCTGTTTGAAAATTACCATCAACAGAAACGTTTGCAACTTGCTGAGTAACATTCTGTGTGATCATAAAAACTGTTGACACAGATTGTCCAGGATTCAAAAGTCTATCTAATGTATAATTTGTATTACCACGAAGATTAAAAGTTAAAGCTCCCGTAGGATATTGCGTCAAATAGTATACTGAAGATTCTAAAACATCGATGTTAATGTTACCACTTAATTGACCTGGAATAATTTTAGCTTGCTCAATTAATCTAGTTAAAGGCGCAATTTTAGAAGAAATTATTCCTGAGTCTGCTATTGCCAAACCGGAAATTGAATTTGGTAAAAAATTTACATTGACCGCAATATTTAATGTATTTGAAGCGGGATTAAACGACAGATTACGATTGACGTACTCTGCCGCTGTTCTTCCTGATATTGCAGGCTGCAAACTGATATAGTGTTGTGTGACATCACTGACAGTTTGCAGTATTGGTAATGTAGTAACAGTTTGCATTTATGCTTGTGCTTCTGTCCATGATAGTCGTGAGAACACTGATGCTGCCGCAGTACCAACATTACGTGCAACAATTGTCACAATATCAGGACCGTCTGGATAAAATCCACTTCGTGGATCATTAGTACCTCCACCAAGAATACTATTACCAAGATCACGAACCAGAGGTAGATCCATGGATGTTGTAGTCAAGTTAGTCGAACCACCAGCGGAGTTGGTGAAGAAGCCGTAAATAACTTCACCACCTTCAATTCTTGTGTTTACAGCATGATTGACGTACTGAGCAAGACTTGAACCGCCAACGTTTTGCCAAACTGGTGCAGCATTTGCTGTAGAACCATTTAGAACAACTTCAATCAAGAAAGTACCACCTGATAACAAATCAAGTTGTCGAAGAACCATTTGCATACGATTGACAACTTCACGATCACCTAAAGCGGAACCAGGAACACCGTTATTCACTGAAGGTGAAACACGGAAACTCTGTAGTGCCATACGTTGACCAGCAGGCACAGATAACCCACCTCTCATACCTTGAGTAAACACAAATGATTTATCGTCATCATAACGACCATCCATAATAACTGAAGTGCCCCAATGTGCAATACGTGGTGCATATCCAGGCGCATGTAACTCAGCGTATGTTGGTGAAGTAGCACTATATGTAAACGTTTGTGCAACATTACCCATAGGAATAAATGTTACAACTCCTGTTCCAGAGATACCAGGTGCTTGAGAAAGTTGTACTGAAACGTTTGGATTAATACTAACAACTTGAGCAACTTGTGGAATGTTTGCGCTTTGTACAAACATACCAATTTGAATTCCTGTTGTTGCCTGTCCAGAAACCAAATTCAATGTTGAATTTGATGTTGACATGATACAGTTAATATTATTACCTTGTTGTCCACGAATAAGATTATTAAATGTCCAACCTGTAGGTGAATTGTTAGTTACACCGTTGTAGTTTACAAACTCACTTAAACCTGCGCCATTTGTGAGCCACAGCGTTCCAACAGTAGGAAATGCTGAAGCATTAGCCACATTGATTGAAGTGTCTCCAGATTGAATCGTCGCTTGAACTTTTGTTTTAGGTGCAAATGTATTTGTTTCATAGCGGCCTGGTAAGTTACCAGAACGCATGTACGCTTCATAGTTTACATTATTGTTTACCATCTTATGACAATAAACAATATTACCATCTGTTGCTCTGAAGCCCCAACGAACGAAACCTGCACCATACCAAGAGTAATCTAGGTAGAACATCTGCATCTTACGAAGATCAAGATTAAATCCTGAAGGACCTGTGCCATCACAACGATCTAAATTCCATTGAGACTGTGGAATCTTGAAGTCAATTGTTTTGGCAGCAACAGCTTGTAGAATTTGTGTGTTACCTCTATATGCTGGTGAAACATGCAGTCTGGTATCAGAGTTAATTTCAATAACACGATATGACATACCTTTGATTACAATGTAATCACCAACATCAAGTTCAGAAGAGAACTTGGTTGTTACACCATTCACAGAAACACCATCAATTTGTGTATTGGCAGTGTTGGCGCTGATGAATCCTGATAATTGTCTTGTTGAAGAACGACGAACTGCATATAGTTGTTGTCCATCATACTCAAAGAAAATACCATTTTGATCATCAAACATGCCAACACGATTAGATGCACCATACCAGTTATTAACTGACAAGAAATACAAACCAGTTGCTGGAGTTGCAGAAGGTGTACTGTTAGCAACATAACGAAGAGTGTATGGGTCTAAAACTTCTAAGACATTAAACGTTCCGTTATATGCAGTTTCATTACAACCGGTAATTGTAATTGATGTGTTTGTATCTACAAAGTGGGGTTCCTTTGTTTTTAATGTTACAACCGCACCAGAACTTGTCACACTATCCAAACGAATTGAAGGCTTCATCAAAGTGCCAGTTGACATTTGAATACCCTTACCAGATTGATAACGGAAGTAACGGCGTGTCTGACGAATCAATTGATTGTTATGTCCTTCTGCTGCGGTGCTAAACTCAACACCACCATCATAAGCACGATGAATTACAGTTGAACGACCTGAAGAGAATAGATTAGCAAAACCACCAGAACCAATACCAGATGAACTTACTGGTGCTACATTAGCATCGATACGAAACTCTGTATTAGAATAAACGCCAGTTACAGTAAATGCTCCATTAGGCGCACCTGATGTTGCTGCTGTTGTACCCTGAAGAATGATCTCATTACCAATTGAGATACCATGTGGTTGAGTTGTTCTTACGATACCATTTGCAAATGCACCAGTAAAATTAATATTTGATAAAGCAATATTTGAACGTGTAAAGATAGAACCATTAGCAACTTGTGTTACTCCCGGAATGTTAATATTCAAACCAGCAGTTACGCCTAGTGTTGCTTGATATCTTTGTTTTGTTGTGTATCTAAATGCAGTTGTACCAAAAACAGCATCAACAACATATGTACCGTCAGCGGGACCCCATGCACTATCAGTCACAAAAATAGGAGTGTTTACAGCTGGTGGGTTTGCAGTATATACTGTAACAAAACTTGAGTTAGAGTTTACAGTAATTGATGTTACATTGATTGGACCACCAATAGAAACGTCAGAGTTTGCCGCTACGTTCGCATAAGCAAAGGCTCTGTTATTTACTAAAGATAACGTTTCCCATTTTGTGGCTTGAGTTGAATATTCAAAGTCGGTATCAATCATCGACTGTGGCTGAGACACACGGAATTTATTTACCGGATCAGTATAGAGTTCATCAGGCTCAAACTTTTCGGCGTATTCATCAATCACAACTTGAAGTTTGTCGGTAGATGACATTGCTGCTGTATTATATTGCAATACAATTGTGGTTGTCGCCGAACCGCTTGTTGCGTTTTGTGATACCGAATGAGAAGTTAATTTCAGATTTGGGTCTGAAAAATTGTAAATTACCTGATTCGTAGTGACGTTTGTAATCAGAACAAAACGTTCACGTTGAATCACCTCATTAAACACAATCGTTCTTGACGAAGGTGTGAACGAATAATATGTGTCTACGATTACTTTTCTAGCCATTTTGACTCCAAAATATGGGAAAGGTGTTTATTTTTTTAAAATCTCTACTATTTAGTAATTAGTAACCCAAGAAGATATCGGTTGCTTTGAATGGATAAATCTTGGTATTTTGTGCTGGTGTCCCAGGCACAAGTCGAATCATAACATCAGAACCCGCTGGAGGCGGATCGGCAAAAAGAACACGACCATCATCATTTAATGTGTATCCTTTTGCTGAGTTTTTAACGTGACTCATCCAAAGAACTTCTTGCGTATTTGCAAAAGCGGACTGTAAAAGACCATTAATTGATATAATTAAATTCCAAGGACTTGATACAGAAACATTCGATGTGTTATATGTTAAAGGAAAGATAGTCGTCACACCATCGGTGATATAAGAAATATCATCGAAGTCATATGCATAGCCACCAAAATTAGTGGAGAAGCTGTTTACCGTAATAGAACTGTTGGCTATTCTACCACTTGTAATTTTCTGTGTCATGAATTAGCCTCCAAATACAATCGACATTGCAATTGCCTTTCCTGTTGTTGCTGCTGTATTTGCTTTATTGAATGCCGAATTGGCATATGAGCCGGCCGAATTTGCTGCTGCAAATGATGTATTAATTGAACTTCTAACACCAGGAGCCAATGCATCAAATGTCACTGTGTTCGGCAATACCGCATATGGATTCACTGCCGTATAGAAAGTTGCAACACGAACCAACTCACCGTTTAGTGGTGTGTCATCCAATGTAACTGTGTTAGCAGAAGTATCAACCGTGTACATTGAAATTGGTTGCACAATGCCATCAATTGTTACAGTTAAGGCTTCACGTGAAATTGGATAGAACGGTAAAGCAAACGTGCTAACATTTCCATTTGCAGTAGTTTCATACACCGATACAGTAACGTTTGGATTTGGTAAAAGAACTACATTTTCCAAACATGTAACTCTAACAATTTCACCCGCTGGTGGGATGCCATCAAATGAAATTGATGAATTACCTGGTTGTATTGAATAATCAACACCATCGGTTTGTATAACACCGCCAATTGAAACAACTAAAGCAGCATTCGAACCAGCAGGAGTAAACCCTAATGCAAACGTTGGCGTAGTGCCATTTGATGTTGTTGTAAATGTTTTCAGTGAAACATTTGCTGGATTTGCATTTGCAGTAAACTGTCTTGTGCCATCCGCAAATTGAATGTACGCATTTGTTGTAACATTAGCTGCTTGTAGATTCGCATTAATTACAACATTTGCAGTAATTGTTCCACCATTGTTTGCATCTAATGAATTATTCGCACGAATGAATGCGGCATTAGCTTGAATGTAAGATGCGTTCGCATGATCAAATGCAGCATTAGCAGTGTTAAATGCCGGTTGCACTTGCGGGAATACATTGTTAGCAGAATTAAACGCAGCATTGGCATGTACAAAAGCACTGTTGGCATAACTACCAGTAGCATTCTGTGATTCATATGACGAATTGGCATGTATAAACGCAGCATTGGCATACAATGCCGAAGAGTTTGCGGTGTAGCTAGGTGTGTTAGCCTGTAAGAATGCAGCATTGGCATAAACACTTGCAGAGTTTGCAGTGTAGCTAGGTGTGTTTGCCTGCAAGAATGCAGCATTGGCATGATCAAACGAAGAATTTGAATGAGCAAACGCTAAATTGGCCGTATTGAATGCTGGCTGAACTTGTGGGAATACATTGTTAGCCGAAATAAATGCTGCGTTGGCGTGTGCAAATGCAGAGTTAGCATAACTGCCAGTTGCATTCTGAGATTCATATGATGAATTTGCATGTGTGAATGCAGCATTTGAGTGTGCAAATGCTAAGTTAGCCGTATTGAACGCTGGCTGAACCTGTGGAAATACATTGTTAGCCGAAATAAATGCTGCATTGGCATGATCAAATCCAGCATTTGCATGAGCAAAAGAAGAATTTGTAAGACCAAAAATAATATTTGTTCTTGGTAATAGATCAATACCTTTTGCTAAAACATATGTTGAGTTTAGATTTGCATTCAGAGTATCAATTGTGAACGATGCATCATTAATATCAATATTATTGTTTGTGCCAATCTCAGGTGTATATCCTTTGAATAGATACCACTCTTTTGTTACAGAGTCACGAATCAGACCTGAGTGTGCGTTTGTACCATCATTATAATGTGCAGCAAAACCAATATCAGTTAAATCGGAGAAATAATTTCCTTCGGCTAAAATAATGACAGAATCATTTGAAACTAAAGTACCAGCATTAACACTGAATGTCTGTCCAGCTACAAACACATTACCAACAAACAGATTTTTAGTGATTGTTAAATCACCAGTAATTGTGCCACCATTGTTTGCGTCTACAGAATTATTTGCACGATTATATGCTGCATTGGAATGTGCAAATGCTAAATTGGCGGTGTTGAATGCTGGCTGAACTTGTGGGAATACATTATTAGCAGCAGCAAATGAGGCGTTAGCATGATCAAATGCTGCATTGGCTTGAATATATGAAGCATTAGATGTATTGTATAATACTTTAATTACATTTGCAGAAGTAAGATTTGCAAATGTTAAGTTACCAGCACCATCAGTTCTGATGTAATCATCATTAGTTCCACCAGTAATGTGAACATTGACAACTGGTCCTAAGAAAACATTTTTTGAAAGACTTATATCTACATTTGCACGAATATTAATAGTGTTGCTTGAGCCAATGATACGCATCTGCTCATTTTCAATATTCATACCACCTGCTGCAAATACTACATCATTCTGTGGTAAGAATGTACCAACTACAAGATCACCACCACCAGTTGAGGTGTTGCCGTGTGTATACAAGTAACCATCATTTGGTCCAACTAATGTAAAGTCAGGATCGGCATGTTGACTACTGCCGATGCCCATGTCAATGTAAGTATCATTTTCGTTACCATTATCAGCAGTAGCAACATAGTCACCGGATGCATCAGGTCCAGTATTGATATTCTGAATGTTTATCTGTGAGTAACCATCATAATTTGCAGATGCTTGGAAAACTGTTTGTGGCTGATAATCATAACCAGTTGGAATACCTGCGTACAGTGCGTTGTGACCATTCGATGCGTAGCCAAAGAATTGACCACTATTACCAGTAACTAATACCGATGTGACATTACCTACGAATGTAACATTACCTAGAACAGTAAGATTACTTTGAACTGTTACATTACCAGAAATCGTTCCACCAGTAGAATTAAACTTGGTGTTTGAATTATCAAATGCCGCCTGTGCTAATGTTGTTCCAGTATTGGCTTGATTATATCCAGCATTTGAATGATCAAATGCTGCATTGGCATGAACAAAAGCACTATTGGCGTGTATAAATCCAGCATTGGCATGTAGAAATGCTGAGTTTGCGTAAGTGCCTGTTGCATTTTGTGATTGATATGCAGAATTGGCATGATCAAATGATGCATTAGTTTTTATAAATGCGGCATTGGCATGTATAAACGCTGCGTTGGCATATACACCTGTCGTATTTTGACTTTGATATGCTGCATTAGCATGATCAAACGCCGCATTGGATTGAATAAACGAACCATTGGCATATAATGCTGCCGAATTAGCAGTGTAACTAGGTGTGTTTGCTTGCAAGAATGCGGCATTGGCGTAAGTACCTGTTGCATTCTGAGATTCATATGATGAATTTGCATGAATAAATGCTGCGTTGGCGTGTACATATCCCGTGTTTGCATAACTGCCAGTTGCATTTTGACTTTGATATGCGGCATTGGCGTGAACAAATGCAGCGTTTGAATGTACAAATCCAGAGTTGGCGTGTCTAAATGCTGCATTTGTTAAATCAAAAATGATATTTGTTCTTGGTAGAATATCTACATTTTTGATTAAAATATAAGTTGATTTTAAATTGGCACTGAGTGTATCAACTTCAAAAGAAGAATCATTAATGTTGATATTATTATTTGTACCAATTTCAGGTGTGTAATTCTTAAATAAGAACCACTCTCTTGTTGTTGAATCTCTGAGTAATCCAGTTTTTGCATTGGTTGAACCATCATTATAATGACCGGCAAAACCAATATCTTTTATATCAGAATAATAATTACCATCTGCTAAAATAATAACAGAGTCATTTGATGTTAATGTTCCTGCATTAACGGTGAATGCATTACCAGAAACATAAACATTTCCAGTGACAGTAAGGTTCTGTGTGATCGTCAAACTACCTGTTATCACACCACCATTGTTTGCATCTAGCGCATTGTTTGCACGAACAAAAGCTGCGTTGGCGTATGTGCCTGTTGTATTTTGACTTTGATATGCCGCATTGGCGTGTACATAAGATGCATTCGCATGATTATACGCACCAGTCCACAAAGCAACAGCATCGTTAGCTTGAATAAATGCAGCATTGGCATAAGAAGCAGCAGAGTTTGCAGTGTAACTTGGTGTGTTTGCTTGTAAAAACGCAGCATTAGCTTGAATAAACGAACCGTTAGCGTAAACACTTGCAGAGTTCGATGTATAGCTTGGCGTATTAGCCTGTAAAAATGCAGCGTTGGCATATGATGCAGCCGAGTTTGCAACTGCAAATGCCGCATTGGCATAAGAAGCAGCGGAGTTTGATGTATAGCTAGGTGTGTTAGCTTTTAAAAATGCAGCATTGGCATACGATGCCGCAGAGTTTGCCACATGACTCGGCGTGTTCGCCTGCAAGAAAGCAGAATTGGCATAAGAAGCAGCCGAATTAGATGTATAACTTGGTGTATTGGCTTTTAAGAATGCAGCATTGACATGAATAAATGAAGCATTTGCTGCAATAAATGCAGCATTGGCATAAGAAGCAGCAGAGTTTGCTACATGACTTGGTGTGTTTGCCTGTACATAAGCAGCATTAGCATGAGCAAAGGCAGCGTTAGCTTGTATAAATGCGCCATTGGCATATGTTGATGCTGCGTTTGAAGTATAACTTGGTGTATTGGCTCTTAAAAAAGCAGAGTTAGCATAAGAGCCTGCTGAGTTTGCCGCAGCAAAAGCTGAATTAGCATACGATGCAGCAGAATTAGATGCATAGCTAGGTGTATTGGCCTGTAAGAATGCGGCATTGGCATGTGCGAACGCTAAATTTACTTGAACAAAATTTGTATTTGCCTGAATAAATGCAGCATTGGCATAAGAGCCTGCTGAGTTTGCAGCATAACTTGGTGTATTGGCCTTTAAGAAAGCGGCGTTGGCATGTGCAAATGTTACATTAACTTGACTGAATGCTGCATTAGCTTGTACGAATGCACCATTAGCATATGTTGATCCAGACTCTCCACCCAAACTATCATAGTTTGTTCCATCGTTTGTGAAAGTCCATTTATTATCAACTTCATTCCAAAGTATATAAACATTTGCCTGAGCACCACGATCAATTTCAATACCTGCATTCATCGTCGGTGTATTCGACTGACCAATTGAAGCATTCAGCGAAATAATATTATCGCCAATTAATACGATGGGTACATTAGCGCCGATTGTTCCACCAACAATATTCAAGTTACCTTGAACAGTTAGATCGCCTGCTATCGTACCACCGCCATTTGCATTAAAAGAATTATTCGCACGAATATATGCAGCATTGGCATGATCGTATGCCAAGTTTAGCGTTGCATATGAAGATATTAAACGAGTATGATCATCATAACCACCAATAGCAATAGCGCCATCGCCCGTAGGATTTCCAATGAATAATGTATTGCTACTATATGAATAAGCAGGTTCACCAACATTTAATGAAGGCGGTGTATTAGTGGCTAGAGAATGTTTTAATTGTAGGGAAATATTTGCCATTTTAAATCTTAAAAGGTTCCGCCACTAAGTGTCGTATTTGCAAGAGAAAGTGTAGCAATATTCATCTCAAAACGATTATTTGCAGAGTTAAAAACTAAAGAATAACCATCTTGTACACCTTCTGTAGAAATGTTATTAATATCTGATAAAGAAATGTTTGGTTGAGGTCTATAATTTGACGATACAACCGTAGTTCTATTCGGTTGAAAAACCGTAACTTTACCTAATTCTGGCATAACTTACCTCGTAACGGATGGTAATACAACTGCCGTGCCTTCTACTACACGTGTTTTTGAATTATCAGTAGAGTTCGTAATAATCAAATCGTACACATAACGACCTGGTGTTAATGCCGATGTATTAGCTGCCGTCATGGACATAGTGATTTGTCCATTTGCATTGCCAGTGATTGTTGCTGTTAGTGTATTTGCCGATGAAGAATAATATGATTTACGTAATTGAGCCGATGCAGAATATGTTGTAAGATTTACAGCATCACCTTGTGAATCTGATACGGTAATCGTTGATGTGAGGTTTGCACCTTGTTCGATAGTAAGTTCTACATAAGCAGCCAAGATTGTCTCCTTCTAATCGTGTATTTAGTCAATCGTGAATGCCTAATAAAAAACCCCACCGAAGTGGGGTTTGTTTATTGATGATGCTTTATAGTCCTGTTGTTTCTGATAAATCCCAAGACGTTGTTTCTTCATTCCAAATATAATTTTTAGGAGGCTCACCTTGACCTGCATCTGAAGGCAATGGCACAGGTGCTTCCCAATTTGCTTCTGTGTTATTTAACACCCATGAAGCATATGGTTTAGGAGGAACAAATGCATCAAGTTCTGCGTTGTATGAGTATCCAATTCCTGCATAACGCTTTCTCATATTATGATTGTATGATGTTTGTTTCCAATTACCACCAAACAATCTTTGGCAGAAAGCAATGCCTAACTCCTCACTTTCTTGACCGTTAGCGTCAAGTAATTCATTGTTGGACACAACAATGACTTGAGTTACTACATTATTTTCATCAAGTTGTGCAAAATGTGCCATCTAAAAACTCCCTTTGTGTTAAAAATTACTATGTATTTATACATCAGAAAACTAAAGAACCCGAAGCGGTAAAAGTGTAAACTCTGTAGTCTCCAGACAACGTAATTGAAGGTTGCCCATTTGAATTCGCTGTGCCTGTTTTATATGCACGATTGTGTCTCATCACAACGATTCCAGAACCACCTTGACTTCCATATGCTCCAGCACCACCTCCAGTATTAATAGAACCCGTAAATCCAGGTTTGCCGCCACCACCATTTGAACCGGGGTTTACAAAAGTGGGACCGGGTCCTCCTCCAGCACCACCTCCAGCATAATATACGTTTGCTCCACTAATTGTATAAGCTAAGCCTATGCCACCACCAGCGCCAAGTGGAAAAGTTACTGGTCCACTTTGTCCTACTGCTCCCGCTCCACCACCTCCACCACCGTTTCCTGACAGATATTTTCCATTACCACCATTATTTCCTTGCCCAGGTGTTCCCGCACCACCTCCTCCATCGCTTCCGAACTCTCCGCCGCCACCACCAGAACCTCCTGGACCTCCTTCACGACCGGCTGGACTACTTACGCCGCCATACCCACCACCAGTTGCAGTAAGTAAAGTGCCACTGATATTCACACTTGAAGCCGAACCTTGTCCAACACCAGTACCCCCTGTACCTCCAGCACCAATTTGAACGACAACAGTAGTGTTACCAGTAAGAGGTCTTGCAGTATCATTAGCAACTTTTGGTATTTCTGCGCCATAATACAACAATCCACCCGCTCCAGCACCACCCATACCACTGGCTCCACCACCACCAGCAACTATTATTATTTCTAAGTCGGGCGGAATGCGGGAACCCGTCCAAAGACCTCCTTCGGAGAATGCTTGAATATCACTTAAAGAAAAAAATCCATTTGATCTTGTTGCAGTAGAACCATTATATTTTCCCAAGATTCCACCATTAAAACGACGAAACATTAACTTATCTCCTCGTAGCTACAAACACTTTGAGCAGTAGCATTTACACTAGACTGTAGATGTATACTATCACCTTCTTCCAAATATATTGATTTACTAATGATTTCAATAGTTGCTCCATACGGAACAGTCATATTTCGTGCAATAGAGTAATTGGCCGATGCACGAACAAAGTTTACGTTGATTAATATGCTATTAGCGGAGTCTATATTTGAAACCATTAAAGCATTTACTTTGAAAACTTTATTACTACCACTGGCATTACCCACAATAGGAGAACCTCCACTGGATACATTCGATACGTTACTTTTACCTCTAATATCTGTTACACTAACAATGTTTGGCGCTGCCATTTATTAACCTCCGAATATGATCGAACTTATAATGCCCGAACTGAAAATTTTTGTGTTTGCTTCTGACGAAAAATTATTCGATGAAATAGAATTTAATGCGACTAAGTTACCGGTGATTGTACCCGCTACAATATTGTTACCACGTATACTATTAATTGTCATCAAATTACCGGTGATCGCTCCTTCTGCGATTTTAATCGTAGTTACAGACCTATCAGAGGGAACCTGAGTGGCCATATAACCATTGCCCAAATGAAGCACAGAAATATTATTTGTGCCAGATGCTGGAGCCGAAGTAAAATTCAGATTTAAACCATCGGTAGTATAATCAATACCTGGTTTTTGATAACTTCCAGAAATAAAAACAGCAATCGATTCATTTGAAAAAGGAGCACGTGTTAAAACAAAAGTAGTTTGTGAGCCTGTGCCACTAAAAATATCAGAAAGAAATCTAACCGATGTGACTGTATTACCGATGTATGCCATCTATTTTCCTATTATTCGTGTGTCGGTCTTACTGGTGGATCGCCTTCTGGTCTTGGAAACTCATCATTAACTTCTTTAATTAGTTTATAAAAATTAGTCTCTTTACCTGGTATAGCACCAGAATCAATACCTTCCCATAAACTATTAATTAAAACTACAATATCAGGATAGTGTGTAGCACGATCAATAAAGTGTTGCCAATAGTCAACAAACTTATTCTGATATTCTAGTTCTGCAAAAATTTCATCTTTCGTTGGGGGCTTTGAATCTGTCTCATCTTCCCAACGAGTGAAAACGAAATGCCCACCAGAAGCAGACATGTCATAACGAGCGTGTGGTCTGAGTGCTTTAATTGCAGTGTCAATACCACATACAAGTTTGTTGTTATTGCCTACCAAATACTGTGCATAGCTAATATCTTCGTTATTCATTCAATCACCTTTAAATAAAAATATTTATACTACAACAATTCACCTCTAAGGTATATCATAAGTTATAATTACAATCCCCGATCCGCCAGAACCCGCAGCAGGATCACCTCCACCAGCACCACCACCTCTGTTTGCAGTGCCACTTGCTCCGGGTGTGCCGGAAAGAAATCCGCCGTTACCACCACCGAATTGTGGATGAGCAACACCGAAATTAGCAGGGTGACTTGGTGTAACTAATCCACCACCGCCACCAGCATAACCAACATTAGCACCAGAGATTGATGAGAATATTCCTATTCCACCATTACCACCAAAAGCGGTACCAGGCGTACTGGCGGCCAATCCAACGCTACCTGCACCACCTCCGCCACCAGAGCCCGTACCCGCTGGACTGAAGAAATTACCAGCGCCGCCATTATTTCCTTCTGATGGCGTGTAACCACCAGCGTTTCCGGAACCACCAGCTCTAGGACCACCAAACCCATCACAAGCGCCACCGCCACCAGAACCTCCAGGTTGTCCGGCATTACCTGGCGCATTAAATCCACCTCTACCACCACCAGTTGCCCAAGTTCCACCAGTTCCGGAAGGGGTGATGAAAAATCCACTATTTGAGCCAGAAGAGGAAGCACCACCACCTCCACCCACAGCAATAGAATATGATGTTCCTGGTGTTACAGGTAATCCTACTCCAGTTCTAAAACCACCAGCTCCACCAGCACCACTTCCTGCCCCTCCTCCACCAGCAACAATTAAATAGTCAATTGATGTCACACCAGTAGGAACTGTAAACGTAGATGCTGACGTATATACAACCCTTTGAGTAATTTCATAACGTAGGATAACCACACCAGAACCGCCAGAAGATAGTGCCGTTGCTCCAGTGTCGCCACCACCACCACCACCACCTTTATTTGCAGGTGGAGTGCTTGCAGCAACAGGTAAAGTTGGATGTGATATAGCGCCATTTGCGCCACCATAATCTGTTTGACCATTTCCACCATAACCACCAACACCTAAAGTGGGTGCCCATGTATATCCACCCCCACCACCAGCATAACCTACATTTGAGCCTGTTATAGAAGAATATATTCCAATGCCACCATTACCTGCCCAAGGCACTGCTGGTCTCATTCCATTAAATCCTGTGCCACCAGCACCACCGCCACCGCCACCGCCTACGTTTGTACCACCCGGATAGCCCCCACCATTTCCACCATTGTTTCCTTCAGATGGTGAATATCCCCCTTGATTGCCGGCTCCACCTCCATATGGACCGCCATAACCACTAAAGGCACCACCTCCACCAGATCCACCAGCACCACCCGCACCACCGGGAGCGTTAGCGCCACCTTCTCCACCACCAGTTGCCCAAGTTCCACCGGCTCCAGAAGATGTAATAAAGAATCCACTGTTTGTTCCTTTTGTAGCCCCACCTCCACCGCCACCAACAGAAATAGTGTATTGTGTTCCTGGTGTTACAGAAAGGCCGGTAGCAGTTCTAAATCCTCCAGCTCCTCCACCACCATAATTACCGCCACCGCCACCAGCAATAATTACATATTGAATTACTAAAACACCAGAAGGAGCAGTCCAATTACTTGAGGAATTAAAAATAGAAACAACGGCATTCGCTCTGCCTCCAACACGTGGTACAGACATTCTACTTAAAGAAAGTAAAACTCTGATAGAGTGTGCCGCTTTCTTAGTAGAAAGAGGATTTATTTGAAGTCTACGTTGACTCATTCAAAATACCATTAATAAATTTCTGTACCAAATGCAGAAAAAGCAAGTAATGAACTGTTAGCATTAACTGATACGATTGATCCAGCATTTAATGTTACACCCAATGTTAATGTAACTGTATCACGACCTGGTACATTAACACCATATGCAATATAACTAGCATTTGAAACAGCAGCACTTGATGTGTTCACTGAGATTCTAAACGCCCCACCATTTGCAGCAGCTTCATCTAAGTTGGCAATTGTGATTGATGACAAAATTGCAGAATTTAACGCCGGCACAGTGTAAAGTGTAGTCAACACGTTTGCTGATGGATTTCTTTGTCCTAAGATTGTATAATTTCTTGCCATTTAATTTTTCCTTTTTTACATTCCGCCAAATAGAAAAGCGTCATCGAAGATGTCTGGTGGTGATACAATATTGTTTCCACTGATTGCGTTGTTTGCTATCAGATTACCAGTGATTTGATTTACCGCAATTAAGTTACCGGTGATTTGATTTTGTGCAATTTGATTGCCAGTGATTTGATTTACCGCAATTAAGTTACCGGTGATTTGATTTTGTGCAATTTGATTGCCAGTGATTTGATTTGCTGCAATTAAGTTACCAGTGATTTGATTTACACCTATTTTATTTGCTTTGATAACAAAATTGGCCAATTTAGTTTCTGTTACCGCACCTGTGGCTAAAGCAGTTTCAGTTACAGAGCCGGGTAATAATTGTCCAGCATTAATGTTATTGTACGTGATAATACCAGAAGCTAGATGTGTAACTGTAATATTGTCAGCATAATCCGCTGAAGGTGCTTCAGTGAAGGTTAGTAATCCATTTGTAACACTAAAAGAATAAGATGGCGTTTGAACAATACCATTCACAACAACGACAACAACGTTTGCATCACTTATATTTCTAGCCAGCGTAAATTGTGTGCAGGCTCCAGTGCCAGAAAATTTTTCCGTTAGTAGAACAAAATTGCCAGGTAAATCTGGAGTGTTGCCGATGTATGCCATTAGGTAATCTCCAGAACTGACACGATAACGTCAGCAGAAGAAGCAACGGAAGTGTTCACTTCAATCTTGTCGCCAGCTTCCAATACTAGTTTTTGATCTCCGCCAATAGGAACTAAAGCACCACCAGGTGCAATCGTTGCATCTCTGATTAGATATACGTTCGGAGCAGCGGCGCCTGCACAAGTCAAAAATACATTTGCCGATATTGGAGTAGAAATAAGATTTGAAATTGTCATGCCGATGACAGTAGCCTGCACACCAGCGGCAGCAGCGTAAGCATTTTGTGCTGTTCCACCCACCGCTTTCAAAACGTTATTTTTAAAGTTATTAGCCATTAAATCCTCTGTTTTTTATTTATTTATCCCAGTGCTATTGAAAACGCCACGGACTGATCTTGTGCCACATTCGCCGCCACAAAGGCTCCATTGGCATACAAAGCAGCGGAGTTAGCAGTGTGACTAGGTGTATTGGCTTGCAGGAATGCACCATTGGCATACAAAGCAGCGGAGTTAGCAGTAAAACTGGGTGTGTTAGCCTGCAAGAATGCAGCATTGGCATGTATGAATCCTGCGTTTGCATGAATGAAGGATGCATTAGCATGAATGAACCCTGCGTTTGCATGTCTGTGTGCAGAGTTTCCATGAATGAAAGCACCGTTGGCATACAATCCAGCACCAATCGCAATGGTACGCACCTCTGTAATGTAAGCATAAATTGCTGTGTTTGGTGCACCAGTGAACGAAGTTGATAAAACTAAATGCGTTGCAGAGATGGCATTTGTAAAAGCAGAGTTACCAAAGACAGATAAACTGTTCGTGATATTTGCAGAACCATTGACTTGCAGATCATCAAAGCCAATAGAATCTAAAGTTACATTTCCACTGATAGTCAAATTACCATATATGAAAGCATCACCGCCAACCGAAAGATTTGAAGTAACGTTTGCACTTGCAATGTTTTGTACAATGTTTGCATATGTTACTGTCAGATTTTGACCAAACGTTATGCTACCATTGCCACTAATATTACCACTGGATAGTGAGATATTAGAGATGTTTGCAGTGTTCGCTTGAAGAACATTAATGTTAGCAAGAGTTCGAACGTTAAATGAAGCGTTTGCACCCTGAACCCAAATTGCAGTGTTGGCAATAAATGGTTGTCCGTTTATACCATCAGTCAAGCTATTTGCGGTAGTAACCAACAAGCTAGTGGTTGTCACCCACTCTTGAAATGTGTTTCCTGTTGATAGTTGATTAATTGCCATTTGAGTTTCTCATTTGTACTAGTTCTTGAAGAAGATTTTTTATTTGACCAATATCTTCTTCTAATTTATTTACTTTGTTTTCCAATGCCTGTCTCTCCTGCAATTTTCGCATGTCAAGTTCTCGGTCGGCATAATATTGTTCAAACTCCGCTTTGTTTGTATTTAATATAGCACCACTGTTTATATCACGATACAAATGATCACGATCTTGTATCTTCACGTATCCCATATGTTTACCTTATGTGTTAGTTTGAGAAACCGCAACAGCAGATGGTAAAGCAACTACACGTAAGTTAGAAATTTTAGGAACATTTGTTTTATTTGATCCAGACATAACAACTTTAATTTGGAATATAATAAAGTCTTTATATGTTGCTCCACTCGAAGCACCTACGTAAGAAACTTGCTGTGCAGGAATCCCAGAACCATACTGACCAGGTGCAAATGATAGTTCATTGAAATCATTTTTATTACCAGAAACAAATGAAAGATCATTAAGCTGAGTCATTAATTGATATGAATTATCATCAAAACGACTAGGATCAGATGCGGATAACAGTTTATAGTATACATAAATTCCAGAGCCTGGTGGTTTATATGCATCCATATAAACACGAATATCACCAGCATCAAAACCAGAAGCCAATTGAATTAACTTACTTATGTAACGAACTTCTCCGTTACCACCACTTGCTTGATCTTCACCATTGTAAAGAACGGTAGCGCCAGTTCCTCCACCACCAGATAAAGTAACAGTTGGTGATGTCAGATATCCTGTTCCCTGGTTAGTTAAAGTAATTGCAGTTACTTCTCCACCACTTACTGTAGCTACAGCGGAAGCACCTGTACCACCACCAACACTCTGATTTGTTATAGTTACGGTTGGTGCTGATGTGTATCCAGAACCACGGTTTGTAATAATGAAACCTGTATTCTGTAAAGGCATTTCATTAATTTTATTTTCAACAGTAATCACTCCTATTCTTTGCATGTCAATCATTGGTGATATGTCAGGATTTGAAGTTTGGAATGTTGCTTTTAACTGGAATGTTGAATTGCCAGTTTCCTTATTCAAAATTCTTCTTCCATATTGATCATCACACTCATAATTGGTATTTGGAGGAATACGAATAATTTCATGTTGACCTCCAGTTTCCATTTCCGAAATAAAATCATACTGTATTGAAGTGTTAGGCATTACAGCGTCGGTTGTTTGTAGATACAGCAGATCAAACACAGTATTTGCACTGTATTGTGATAAGTCAACTTCAAAGAATCCATATCCAAAATTATTTGAATATACACGCTTCTGAATTGTAAACATAATATCATTGTATTGATCAGCAGTCCATGTCGAACCATTCTGTGATAAGAATAATGATCCTGTATATGGTTGATCTGAAATCAAAACACTGGTTGCCAAGTCAGTATCATTGATACCTGCTATGAAACATTCATAACCATTACTATTTGACAGTAAAACAAAAGAATGTTCGCCAGGTAATAATAGAATTGGAACATCAAACTTAAATTCAGTATACTTGGTTGGGTCCGTAATATCAGGTATTGTAGAAAGTTTAACCTGATCTGGAGTTAAAGTTTTTTCTGCATATGGATATACTGTAGTCGCAGATGGATAACCATTGATAACAGGTCTTAGCTGACAAGTTACAGGAATAGTTCTATCTTTTGTTTTGAAACAAACACGAACAGAATCAATCACAACACCCTGAGGATACTGATTAATGTTAATCAAGAATGTTTGTGCAAGTGGGTCATAATATCCAACAACAACATCATTTTGAACCGTTTCTGCTGTCGTAATGATAGTGTCGGTTCTACTTACAGACCAACTTTCGTAAGCGGGTTCTCTAACCACTGTTGGTGTAAAGACTGTAACTGAAGTTTCTTGTTTCTGTAAGACAATACCAGATGCATAGAACATACAGTCGCCGTTTGTACGAGAGTTTTCAATGTTACCAAACTCATCATCAATTAGACGGAATAGTTTTTCTCCCGTTCTAAAGGTGTCAGCCGGACAAATAAACACGGCAGCCGTAGCACCTTCTTCAGTTGTTTCAACTAAACCAATAGAATACGTTGAAGTTGAGTCGGGAATTATATTCCAAGTTCCTTGAATGGTTATGGTACGAGTTGTACTATCATAAGCGGTAATAGTTGCTTGCTGTTCTTTACCTGTTCCCGCAATGATGTAAAGTGTTTGGCCCACATAATCGTTGGTGCCCCCACTACCTTCAGCCTGTGCGCCGCCTGCATGATAGTTTAAAACAACAGTTGATGCTGTAGCAGATAAAACTCTACCTGTTGTATGATACCAATTGCTTGCGTGATAGGTTTTACCTGTTATATTACCTCGTACCCAAATACCATTTGTACATTGATCCCATGAACCAAAAGATGCAACGGGGCTCATACTAACAATGAAGCCATTTTTGGCGGAAGTCAAACAAATGCCACCACTTCCAATAACTGTATCCGATGAATTGAATGATGTGGCCGAACTTGCTTTATAAATCGTTATGGCTTCAGCGTTGCTGATTGCAGTTTGAAACTGTAAATCACTTTGATCAAATTCGATTCTATTAATTCTACCAAGATATTTGTTTACTTTTACATTATCAAAGAATGCATTTAGTGATGTAAATGGTTTGAATTTTGTACCAACAACAAGAATATTTTTTTCTCTCATAAAGTGTACAACAGTTAAATCTGTCATACGATCACCTAACGACTTTGTTAGTTGTTGAGGAACAATTCTAGATGTAACACCAGTACGTTGAGCACTAATAGTTTGTTCTCTTGTTTCTGACACGGCCACGGTTGAAGTAACATCACCAATTACTGCTCTGGCACCGCCGGTGGCGCCGACTCTACCTTGAAGATTGGGGTCATTTGCAACGGCTCTTGTGGATAATGGAGCCAATCCTTCAAGCACTTGTGAATCCAATGTAACTGATTGCCAATCTGTTTGCCAAGCATTCCATCTAGTGCTTTCAATTGATGACCAAGCATCACGTGCAGCGTCACCACCAGAAAGATCAATATTCTGTGCTTCTATACGATCTTCTGATTTCCAAATATCAGAGTTTGGATCAAGTCTAACTGTACCAAAATAATTAACCACATTAAATGGATTAATGTTCATCGTTTTTGATGCTTTATTTTGAGAAACAAATGTTGTTTCTGTTGAACCTAGCATCATTAATGGACCATTTAATTCAACATTCTGATTGTAAATAGCATTATCGCCATTTTGAATAATTTTGGTTGCCGCTATATTATAAGAACCACGACATGTTTGTGTTAGAATATCAATTGCTGCATTAAAATCTGGAGCAGTGATTAAAGCTGCCGCACGGTCAACAAAAGAATCTACAAAAACTCCATTTTTGGGTCTTGATCTCCCCACTTGATCACGAATAGTAATGTCTGATTTATTCAGCGCAGCAATTTCTGCAATATTCAAAGATGTATACAATTCCAGATTTGTGATTCTCTTATCAAGCAAACCAACATCTTTCATGGTATAACGTCTATTACTGAAAGTTTGAATGCCTGTTGAAGAAGGATATGTCAAATATGGAAGATATCTTAAAACATAAAGAGTCATTGCCTGTTCTGGCTGCTCAGGAACAGTTGGTTTTAGAGATGGGACTCCTTGTATAACTTTTAGTTGTCTATTTCTATTCAGAATAACACGATCAATACGTGGTAAGTAATATGCATAATCGGTAATAATTTCTTGTCCCGGTTCAGAAATAATATTACCATAAGAAGCATCAACATCTAAAACAAAATTATTTGCTGTTGATGTGTTTACAGCATCTTTACGAACAGGTCTAAAATCCAAAAAGTCATTTAATCTATATTGATTACCATCTTGGCTAGTGAAGGTTGGAATTAAACCATAATCCAAACCTTGACCACCAGTTCTATAATCACCTAAACGTGTATAAGAATCAACATTAAAGAAACCGGATCCAGTTGATTTGAATCTTTCGTATCGAACAACTAAAGGACCTTTTGGTGGATTTTGTCCAGGTTTGAGTATAATTCCACCCCAATCATAGTAAGAGTCTTTTTGTCCTGTTGATAGAATATATCTGTCAGTAACGTTTGCAGATGAACCTGTAGCTTTATCAAGAGCATCATAAGTTGCTGTAGAAACTGAAGTTCCATTAAAATCAAAAACAGCATTGATAGCATAAACATCGGCAACATACAAAGAGGTAACCAAACCAGGTTTCTTTTGTATTAAATTGGTATCATTAATAATTGTTTGTCCATCAAGCGGAGCCACATAAACATTATTATTACCTGAACTAAAAATACTATTAGTTCTACTACCAGAACTAGCGGGGTCAACTAAAAGAGTATTTGCTCGAATAAAGACTTTGCTCTTAGAAGTTGGATTTGAAACTGAAACAGTTGCAAAAACATTTGCAACCATTGAACTTCCAGCACCAGTTATCTGAATTGTTTTTGCAATCGCATCAATTGTTTGAACTTGTGCTGGAACTGTTTGACCTCTTGCATAGTTTGAACCAGTAGAGGTCGTAACAATAACTTGATAATATTTTTGTTTATCTGTTTGAGATGATACTTGAACTAATGATTCTCCCGAACCTAATGACAATGGTGCTGATACATCATTTGTAAATGTTACACCAGTAAACAGTTTTTTGTACGCAAAAGAAAAGTCTGCAATCGAATTGTCGGCGACGTTAATTTGTCCAACTTTAATTAATAAAGGCTCATTTAACTCATCAGTAATTCTTACTGGTTGAAATCCAGCATCAGTTACACCATCAAAAGTTGGGAAACCAATCGATTCATTTTTAGAAATTGGGTGAACGTTAGCATATGATACTAGTGTAGTTCCTGCTGTAGCACTACGCACAACAAGAGATTCCATATCTCTTTTGGATGTATCGATAATAAAACAATCAGTAGTTGTAATAGCTGAACTAAAAGAAGGAACGACAGTTGCAGTTCTTGTTGAACCATCATAAGCAGTAATCGTTCTGGTGCTATTGTCGGAAGTAAGATTTCTTGGTCGACCTTTGACCATTCGAATCTTCATGCCTTTGTAGACATCACTGTTGGCAGAAAATCCTGTTGGAAATATAACAGTCGATACTGTGCCGCCAGTTGCATTTGTTCCATATCCACTATTTGAACCAATTGGAGTGGTATTAATATCGGTTACAGTAACTCTATAAACGTAATTGTTTGGTTCGTCTGTGTTTGCACTAGCAACGAAAAAGTTCTGTAGTTTAACTTTACAGTTACCAATAACAGTATTATTATAAACAGCCAAGTTACTTCCTGCACCTATACCGATCATGTTGATAATTTGTCCGGTATTGAGCGCCGAAAGTTCTACGTTAGCAAATTGATTTGTACCAAAGTTATTGAACATTCCATTTGCATAGATGTAATAACCATAATCGGTTGTAATTCTTTGATTAAAAATTACATCAGTTGTTCTTGGTTTTGGAATTTCTAGAATTGTTGATGACTCTCTTCCAAACTCATAACCTCGGATATATGCTTTTCCTGGTCCAAGAATTACGTTAGCATATGCTCCTGAACCATTAGCACTATCTTCAAGTGCGATAGAAAAGTCTTTGATAATATAGTCACCAGATTCATCATATGTACGACGAGCAAGTTCATCAATCAAAGGACCGTAAATAGGAGTTTCACGATTAACGATTGGAACACCATCAACAGTTTGATTTAATTCAATGAACTTAGTTAAATCTGTGCTATCTAATGGACGAGTATCTAAATGTAAAGAAACTCTATAACGGTCTGCGCCTGGCGCTTGAAAATTAGACGAACCTTGAGCAGGGTCTAATAAAGAAGTATCCTCAGTATAATCAATGATTTCTTCTGAAACCACAAAACCAACTCTTGAATTACCCTGACGAGAATATTTGTCAATTGCAACGGTCTGTGGTTGTGATTTGACAAAGAGGCCATCATAATAAAATACACCCGCTCCAATTGAAAATGCCATTGTGTTGCCCAAAGCATTTGCGCTTGCAAGATTGGCATAATAAGATACGTTACCATCAGGCCCAGCATCAGTATAAATGGTTTCATTTGGCTGAAAGTCAGCACCATACAATTGTTTAATGATAAAGGTAATTGGCTCGTTTGCACTTTCGACTGCATTGTAAGATTTTAAAATAAGAGCACGTTTTGTATTCGATGTGTTGTAAATTACTTTTTCATTGAAAGTATTTGCAGAAATATCAACGCCTTTGAATGTTGAAGCAATATTCAGGTAGTTACAATTTTGAATTGTAATTTGCCCACCAGTGACTTTTGAGCCAGTTACAAAAATATGATCACCAAATTTTTTAATCTGATCCTGTATTATAGTTTGTAGCTGTGTCAGTTCACGGGCTTGAACCGCAGTTCCTGGTTTGAATAGGATACGATTGAAATTCTTATCCTCGTCAAAATCATCGTAGTAAGGATTGACATTAAAATTTGTAGTAAGCGCCATCTATTAACCTTTAAAATCTAACAATAAGTTTTATATGTTCGGCTTGACCATCCGCACGTGTAATGGCCACCGTATTTTCAGTATACAATACATCTCCACTATAAGGCTCGAATTCAGGATTACCTACGCCGACAACCAATCGACTTGTACCTGAATTGAAACCATTTAAAGGAACACCAGTTCTAAATGTACCAATTACATTTGTGAGTTTTACTTCGTTGGAAGATTGAGATATCAAATACCCATACGCCGTTGCGTTATTTGCTGTACCCTGATAAACGTATTCATCCAATGAATAAAAAGGACCTGCAACGATTGTAATTGCTGTCGTTTGATCAACAACAGAGTTGGCATTAGCTGACGTTACTCTATCCTGTTCACCGTATTTATGGGGATTTACAAGCAGTCCATATTGTCTAAACGTAGTGTTTGATGATATTTTTCCGTTTTCTGTAGAATCGATTTCACCAATTCTTAGAGAAATCATCACACTATTTGCCGCAAGTTCTTTGGCTGGATTATACCCATGACCATATTTGGGGTCAAATATTGGTCTGAGAGACACACCCGAATTGGCTCCTGTTCCATATACAAAAACATTAGCCCTAGAAAATTGAGTTCCAATAGTTGAGATAGTTACTTTTTCTAAGTTGCCAGCAGCATTAATAGTAGGCGTAGCAACAACTCTGGTGCCATCACCTTCAATGTAAATTCTTGTTGTCAGTGACAATTGATTAGCCGTTGTATATGGACTAGGAATACCTCCACCAGCAGCAATTGTATCAGATGAAATGTAGAATCTGTTGTTTTGTTTTTCGTAATTTGTGATGTAAGTTTCTGGTGCTATACCAGTACCCGTAACAAACATATTAGCTGAAACGTTATCTAATATTTGCGTTGTTGGATTTAATATTGTAATTAAATTTGTAGATGCATTGAAAGAAACAACATTAATGTTAGCTTCGACAAAATTGCTGCCTGAATTGCTAACATAAATTGTTGTTAATTCACCATCAATAACTCCCAAATTACGATTTGTTGTGTAATCTAATAAATCTGCTGATGCTGGAACAGGTATCCACTGATCAGTTAAGAACTTATTAGACGGTGAAACTTTGTACATGTACTTCCAAAGATAACCATCTGAAGTTTTGATGTTACCATTTGAAGATGTGTAGTCACCTCTAGGTTCTACTGTAGATTTAACAGCAGAATTTGTTGTACCGTTGCGCCCATTCGACAAACACTTATAAACGTTTCGTTCGGAAGTGTAGACGTAAAATGGTTTAACATTTATTGAAGCATCAGGTTCAATAAGTTGATCTAAATTCACCTTGTCATCATATTGTTTATAGACGGTATTTGCGGTCCAATTTACTCTCGGTATAACAAGTTCAACGTCAGTTCCCGTCACTTTTTTTGCTGCCATCATATTATCCCAAATGCTTTTCTCATCATAGACGGTATCAGCAATTGTAGGAGGAGTATTTTCTACAGGATAACTTAAATGATTACCAATGTAAACATACCCAATTTCTGGAGCAGGCTCGTAAAAAGATTCTTTAAATTGAACGGCGGTTATATACGCCAAATGTTTAGTTGTAACTGAAGGCATAATTTTTTACTTTAAGAATAAATTCCTGTTTCATCATTAGGTAATTTAGTTACTTTCATATAGCTTCCAATTCTTGGTGTCATGAAACCACCGTTTGTATTTGCTTGCAAATAACAGTTGGCTGATGTAGTAGAATTAGTTATAACTAATGCTTTAATGTGAAAATAGTTTGTTGATCCGTCGCCTGCTACTGGAGTAAATAACCAGACAGGATCGGATGTAGCACTCAATACAGCAGCAGAGTTTGCAGGTCCTGGATGCTCAATATCTTGTCCTAATTCTGCACGACCACCAAGATAGAAAGCATTTACTAATTGTGGGTTTGCACCAAAACGAATAGCAAAGCCAACTGTTGCGGTTGTTTGTTTTGAGAAAAATGCATTCCATTCAATTTCATAAACACTATTAGCACTTAATAATATACCTTTACTGTTACCTAAAAATGGCAAAGCCTCTGTGCTAATTGGAGTTGCAGCGTTTGCAGTCATGTAACGATACTGAACTACAGGAACAAATCCTCTGCCTTGTGTGTTATCTACTGTTCCATATAAACTGTTTTCATAAAATTCAATCGTGCCATTTGCGGAAGATGTGCCAGCAGAATCAATTTCCGAATTACTTAAACCAAGTAAATCAACATACACATTTCCTTTGACACCAACACCACCGATAACATTAACAGTACCAGAAGAGTTTGAAGTTGATGGTAGGCCTGTTACGCCATGACTTCTTACGTTGAATATTTCTACTGAACTATTTGAAACTGCTAAATTCGCAGTAATTACTCCGCCGTTGTTTGCGTCTATTGAATTATTAGCACGTAAGAAAGCACTATTTGCATAACTGCCTGATGCATTCTGAGATTCGTATGATGAATTGGCATGAGTAAATCCTGAGTTAGCATGTATGAATGCGGCATTTGCATGTACAAACGCAGAATTCGCATAACTACCAGTTGCATTTTGACTTTCATATGATGAATTAGCGTGTACAAATCCACTATTGGCGTGTACAAATGCAGAGTTGGCATAACTACCAGATGCATTTTGAGATTCATACGCTGAATTGGCATGTATAAAAGCACTGTTTGCGTAAGACGAAGCCGATGTGCTTCCTAAGAAATCGTAATTTGTTCCATCTTCAGTGAAAGTCCATTTGTTGCTAGACTCATTCCAAAGAACATAAACGTTAGCTTCACTGCCTCTATCAATTTCAATACCAGCGTCAGTTACAGGGGTGCCGGATTGGCTTATGGCTGCATTTAGAGTAAGTATATTGTCAGCAACTAAAACAGTTTGAGTGTTGACATAAGTTGTCACTCCACTTACTGTTAAGTTACCTGTAATCGTAACATCACCAGTAACTTGACCACCAACATTTGCATCTAACGAATTGTTAGCACGAATAAATGCAGCATTGGCTTGTATGAATGCACCATTGGCATATAAAGATGCGGAGTTTGATGTGTAGCTAGGAGTGTTGGCTTGTAAAAATGCTGAGTTTGCATATGAACCTGCTGATGTTGCTTTTGCATCAGCAGTATTTGCAGCACCAAATCCAGAGTTAGCATAAGAACCGGCAGAATTTGCTCCAGTAAAAGCAGAGTTGGTGTAACTTGCCGTAGCATTTTGTGCATTAAAAGAAGAATTTGCATGAATGAACGATGCATTGGCATGAACAAACCCACTGTTTGCATAACTGGCTGAAGCATTTTGATATGTAAAAGATGAATTCGCATGTACATATGCCGCATTTGCATGAACATATGCAGCGTTTGCATTAGCCAGAGCAGCATTTGCAGCATTTACAGAAATATCAATAAGGCTATCTAAAACCCTAATTGACATTTTTTTCGAAACTGGTGATCCCGTACTAACATCAGTCACCAAAATAAATGTATTTTCTGTGTTTGAACTCGGTGTCGTTAATTCCGTTAGTTCAGAAACTTTAATTCTTGACATTTTTAATCCTATTATCCTAATGGCTGAATAGTTTCAGTCGTTAAAATATCTCCTGTTTCGGTTGTAATCTCATCAAATCCTTCGGTAATTAATCCAGAAGTAGTTTGAACAATTGTTGCTGGCGCAAGATTAGTCGTATTACGGAACATACCTGTATTAGCTATAAATGTTGGCGGTATGATGTAAGACGTATTTGTCTGCATCGTTGGCTGCCAATAGTAACTGCCATTACTTGTAATATTAAATCTGCGTATTACTCCATTACCTATCTCCGACGCTACAACTGTCAATACAACATTCATGTCATTGTTTGTTGTGGCATCAAATACAGCATTGTTTTCATAATATCTCAAGTTAGCAGCATTTGCAGTAATTGTATTTCCATACATAGAGCCATTTGCATATACAGTTACATTTTTAACTGTGCCATTTGGATATACAAAAATACGTGCATTTGCAGCTTGAATCATACCATTTGCTGGTCCCAAATATCTTCCAGCAATGTCAGGATTCGTCGCAAAGTTAATCCAACTATTTACTGCTCTTGGGTTTGGTACATTTGCTGCCGTTAAAACAAATACCGCATTTACATAAGACTGAGAGACTAATGGTTGATTGTTCTGATAATGTACCAGTCTTGAAATTACAGGACCAGATGAATAAGAACCATTAGCATATATTGTTACATTCTCGACTCTATTTTTGTCGTTCACAAAGACACGTGCATTTGCTTGACTTGTATTGGCTCCACCAAATACAATCCAACTATTAACTGCAACAGCATCAGCGTTTGCTGAAATCGAGAATACATTTAGGTGAGGTCTAAAGGCTATACTATCAACACCAATTCCATAATCACCCCACACTTCAAACGTTGCTTGTGCGCTCGTATTTGTTTCATAAAAACCACAATTAATAACTGCAATTGTCTGTGAATTTGCGACACCAGCAACAGTGATTACAGCATTCGTAATGGCATTACTGTTTGCAGTAAACGAAATATTCGCACTATTTCCAACGTTTGCCGACGTTGTAATTACAAGATTTGCCAAGTTTGTTGTGTTGGCATTGTAACCTAATGTAAATCTTGCGCCAGTATTTCCAGTAATAATTACTCCAGCGGGCGTCACATACTGCATAAACACATTAGGTGTTTGTCGAATACCATTGGCCGCATGATGAAGAACTGGACCCATCGTAACGGTAAATGCTGCATTGGTATATGAGTAAGTGGCAATGTTAAATCCATTTGAACCATTAGCAGATGAAGCATTAAAATATTTCAAATTCATGTAGACATTTGATATTGATGCCGCACCATTCACATAAATGCCATTTGAAGATACTACAACGTTTACGATGTAGTTCTTATCATTTACATATACACGTGCATTTGCTACGTTTAGAGTTGCTGCTCCCAGATTGTCTGGTGTTCCAGTGAACACAATCCAACTATTAACTGCAACCGCACCAGCATTGAAAGACACACTTTCAACACCTGGATATAAAGAAACATTCGCAATGTTTGAATACAATCCAATTCTATTTATCACCGTTCTGATGATTCTTCCTGGGATTGGATCCGTAGAAGGTGTGGCTTCAATGTAAACATTTGCCTCAGTGTTTGCTCCGCCACCCACAATTTTCAGATAACCATTCGAGTAATTGTTACCACCAAAATCAGGAAGTAAAGGTAAAACTTGAGTTATTGAATTTGGTATTGAGTTAGAAGCAACCGATGCTGATAATCCAGAAACATTTCGATATAAACCCACATCATTGATTGTAATACTTCTAATCGAACCATTACTTGGAAAAACTTCAATTGAAGCATTTGCACTTCGAATTGGATTTCCTCCAGAGAATACTACAAATCCATTTGTGTGAGCCACACCATTATATGTTCTAATAGTTCCTGTAGGATTACCTACGTTTGCTGCCACGGAACTGATTGATTTTGGTTGTGTGTTTACAATTGCACGTAAAGGTCCATTTGTTGTTGGGATGTGATATGTCAACAGAGAGAACACTGCGTTCGTATAAGATGAACCTGCAATTGAAGCAGTATTTTCAAAATATGTTAAGTCTGTATAAACGTTTGCAATTGTTGGTTTGGATTGATATAAACCATTTGCATACATCGTAACATTTACAACATGTCCTGTCGTATTTACAAAGATACGTGCGTTTGCTGCGTTACTACTTACGCCCGAGAACGTAATCCAACTGTTGACGGCAATAGCACCAGCATTAGCTTCGATGCCAGAAATTCTTGCAGTATTATCGTAAAGACCAGGATCAACAATTGTCAATCTACGAATAGAACCATTTGCTGGCCAGACTTCAACTCTCACATCCGCTGGACGATTTGTTAATCTTGATGTGTTAATTGTAAACACAGCATTCGTAAATGAATATGCTCCAATTGGGAAACCATTTGAACCGTTTGAAGATGTTGAATTGAAATACTTTAGACCAGTATATACGTTGGCATTTGCACCTATTGTTGGCGCTTCAAAATATGTGCCATTGGCAATCATAGTTACATTTACGATATAGTTCTTATCGTTGACGTATACACGTGCATTTGCCACAGCAATGTTTGATGTCGTATAACGTGGATCATCAATTGTTGTATAGAAATTAATCCAGCTATTAACGCCGACCGCATCTGTGTTTACGGAAACCGAATCTACAATATAATCATTGAATAAAACTATACCATTCGAATGACCTTGACCTTCATTCTTTGTGTAATCGATCTGATAAAGCACGTTTGGTGTTGTAATTGTAAAGACAGCATTTGTATATGTGCCAAATGCAATTGTGTTGCCATTTGAGCCATTAGATGATGCTGCATCAAAATATCTTAATTGTGTATAAACGTTCGACAGTGACGGTCCAATTTCATATGCACCATTTGCAATCACAGTAACATTTTCAATATATCCCTCAGTATTAACATATACACGTGCGTTTGCAACATTACTACCAGAACCACCAAAGGTAATCCAACTATTAACAGCAACAGCATCACTATTAGCCGTGACGGCTATAACGCCGGAGTCAGGAACAACTCTTGGTGGATCATTGGCGTCTGTGTAAACACCATTGGCATAAATGACAACACTATCAACGAAACCAGCACTATTAACCGAAGCAAATGCATTTGCCGAATTACTATTTGCACCCGCAAATCTTAGGTAACCATTTACACTAACACCAGCAACATTAGCAGCAAGTCGAAGAACACCAACTTCACTTCTTACGTTTGCTTGATAGATCACTAGGTTTTGATTTGTATTTGGGAAAATAAGAGATGCATTCCCATCATACAAACCACTATCAATTACATTGATAGTTCTAATTCCACCATTAGAACGTAGTCTGGTTGTAGACAATGTGAATATTGCGTTTACTTGATTATTAGATGTTGTCGTCATCACATCATTATTTTCATAATATCTCAAGTTTGCTGATGTAATTGCAATATTCGAACCTAATCCTATATTAACTGGCAAACCAGAATATAATCCTCTATCATAAACTTGTACTCTTATAACATGTCCTGTTGTATTAACAAAGACACGTGCATTCAATGAATTTACAGTCGAGTCGTAAGTGCCATCTAAAACAATCCAACTATTAACAGCAATCGCTGAAGCGTTGTTTGAAATGGCATTGATTTGAACTTTGTCTGGGAAAACTTCGATTTGTGCGTTTGCCGCTCTGAAAGAATCTCCACCCAATATAATTAATGTACCATTGCTATATCCTTGACCAGGATTTACAACTGTAAATGTATTAGAGTAGTAAACGTAATGTGGGTCAAAAGAAGGTATGATTCTTGGTTTGTTTGAATACAAACCACCTTCAGTTAATGTAACTCTCTTTAATGAACCTGTCTTTGCTACAACTAAAGAAAACTCGGCATTTGTGTAAGACGAACCTGCTATTGTTGCTGTATTTTCATAATAGGTCAGACTTGTATAAACGTTTCCAATTGTTGGAACATTTGACAGAGTTGAATAATGTCCTGTGTTTGCAACAACAACATTTATAATTGCTCCGGTAGAATTAACATATACACGTGCATTTGCAACATAACCAATCGTATTTCCACTGAAGGTTATCCAACTATTGACCGCTTTTGCTCCAGCGTTTGCTGTAACAGTTAAAACTCCTGTTTCACCTGCTAACCAAGTTTCCGCATTTGCGATTGCTCTAATTCCTTCATCAGCATCTAGGAATTCTAAAATACCGTTTGAATATCCTGAACCAGCATTTTCAATGGTCAATGATGTTAGTCTACCACCACCTCCACTGAACACAATGAATCCATTAGACATACCATTTCCAGTAGGAGTATTGTATGGTCCTGTCCAAGAAATATTATCAACGTTTCCACTGGTAATTAATCTTGTGTTACTGATAATGGCATTGATTGTTCTCTGTTCACCGTTGACTGCAATCTGTGAGCCGACTTGTAATATGCCAGAAGATACAGCAATGTTAAACTTAGTATTCACACCAGTTACAGCAATACTTCCGTTGCCCGTGTTGACTCTTCCTGATATTGTTAAGAATTGATCATCTTGTCTGTGATCCATTCTTGTAACAACAATATCATCTCTTTCTACAACAGCAGACTTTGTATAATCTGAGTAACGTGCAAAACCTACTGGATGTAGAAGTTCTTTTAAAATCTTTTTATATTTGTAGAATTCAACTCTTGAAGAAAGTAGATAAGAATAATCTACGTAGTAATCACTACCTTGAATCTTTCTTTCGATGGATGATACGATAGAATCTGAAGATGTCCAACGACCAGTACCTGTTGTGAACGATTGTTCAATTTCGGCTCCTGCTAAACCACCAGTACCCGTTGTACTCACGATGTTTGCTGTAGGTACAAACTGATATCCTGCGCCAGGATCAATAAGTTTAATACTTAAAATAGCACCAGCGGTTCCAAATCCAGCACCAGAAAGAGTTTCACCATCAGAAGCAATTGAGTAAACTTCAATGTTTGCACCCGACCCTGCACTGTTGCTTGTTACATTTAATGATGGAAAATTACCCGGCATGTATCCATAACCACCTCTAGGGTAACGATTGTAAATGCCTAGTTTTTTCTTTGTGTGTAGATAGGTAAATCCTGGAGGTTCAACTGAAAATATCTGATCACTGGTAATAGTATCAACTATTCTTGACTCACCATTGATATCAACAATATCACCCTTTTTTAGTTGTGAAAGAAATCTTGTTCTTACTTCACCACTAGCTGGTAAGTAATCTTCTTGAACTTGTGTTGAACCAACTGATGTGACTTTTACGTTGCCATCAATTCTTGTGTTGGCAACATCTACCCTTGTAATTCCTCCAGTTATGCTAACATTGCCAACAACCGCCGCTGCACCATAAGCAAATTTTGCTTGAGGATATAATTCTAAGTTAGGAATTGGATCAAATACAATTTCATCACCAACAGCATATCCCGAACCACCATCGTTAATTTTAAATTTCGCAATTGAACCAAAAGTTTTTGCTGTTCTGTCGGTTGAATAATATCCACCTTCAACATTAATTTCTGGTGTTGCCGTCAATGGTGCCGATGTCAAAAGAACTTTGACGTTTGTAATCGGACCCATTGGTATAGCTTCGGTCAATAAAGCATCAATAATTCTTGCATCAAGTGATGCGTTTGCGTTTGCAGCAAAGCCATAAGTCGCATTGCTAATTATAGTGTTTGCTGCAAATGACGTACCATTAAAACTCTTAATAACGTCTGTAGAAATATACCAAACGTTTGCGGCATTTTTACCAGATAAGTCGATACCATCAACAGCACCTTCTAGATAAAAACTAGAGCCATTACCCGTAATGTATAAAGGAGCAGCATTTGTAAATGTAGCACCACCATCACCAATAAGAATACTTTCAATAAGGCCTTCGTAAACTGTTTCAACCTCACCGATGGCATTTCTAAGTGGATCACCACTTACAAGTGTTACTCTATCTCCAACTTTATAGTCTTGTCCAGCAGAAACTACGTTTAATTTTCTAACCACAGAAAAAGTGGTAACTCTTGTTTCAATCAAAACATTGTTTGAATTGAATAGAGGTATAGAAACAACTTCACCATTAAAGAATCTTCTTTGTAACGATTTAGCATTAATTAATAGTTCAATTGGCAAACCTAAATTGAACGTATCCGAAATAGACTTTAAATTCGAATCTTCAATAATAGCACTAGCGCCAGAACTTAAACCAGTGACTTTTCTGTTTACAAATAGTTTATAATCAAAATTCTCATAAAAAACTTTTACATTTGAACCGTTAGATGGAGCGTTGAAAAAAATTAATTTTAGATTTTCTTTTTGAATGAAATAGTCTACGCCATGATTTAAAATAACATCATTAACATACACAGAAATCTCATCTGGATTTACTTGTTGAGTAAGATCAAATGTTTTTTGTGTACCATCTGCGTCATAGTAAGAATAGACTGATGTATTAATATTAAGCTTATTATCTACCGTCCACTTACTTGCAGAAGGTTTAATAACATTATTTTTTGGTAAAATAACGTCTACATCTTCACCAAAAAGTAAATGAAAAATAAGTTTGAATGAATTCTCGGAGCCTTTTGACTTATATAAATTTACCAGTTGTTTGAATAACAGTTCTTTATCACACTGAACTTCGTATGGTATAAGTGCGGCAAACGTGCTATAAAAGCCCGCTTCAAACTCATCCAAAGACTCATCAACATCTTTTGCCGTTTTTAATTTTTTTGCAAAGGTAACCAGATCATTCTTTTCGACACCTTGTTTCTCTTCCAAAAATTCATAATAAGCTTTTAAAAACTTAATGAATTGGGGAAACTCTTCCCTAACGAATTCGGGAACCTGTTGCTCTACAAGAATGGATGTTTTTAAATCAGTTGTCATTCTGCTTCTAATGTTGTGCTAATTGAACTTGGATCAAATTCATCAATCGTCATGATGACATTTTTTGCTGTATCTACAATACCTTTATTTAATTCAATCGAAAGACGAATTAAATCATCATCAGAGATGACTCTTTTAATTAAAATATTCGATATATTAATGACACCGGCATCATAGTCAATCGTACCTGCGTTTTCATCAACAATTTGTCTTTGTGATCTAGAATCGTAGTAAACTGTGCGAATAGTTCCAACTCTACCATCAATCACCACAGCACCCTCTCCACCAAAACCACCACCCCCACTAATTGTTACCGTGGCTCTTGTGTAATCAATTCCCCTATTTGTGATATCAATTGCTGCAATACTTCCATTAACAATTCTTGCCACAGCAGTTGCACCTTCTCCATCACCATTAATAGTCACTGTTGGCGCAGTTGTATACTGTTGGCCAGGGTTAATAACTTCAATTGCAGTGATTCCAGAGAATGATTGAGGTACTTCATCAAACTGAACCTCTCTTTCAACACCAGAAGAATCATCAACAGCAAAGAATGTTGAAGTCATTTTGTTACCAATTGTACCTCTTTTCAAAGGAACGTTAAAGCTAATTGTATAAGGAACAGAAGCAGTTAGATCGGGTTCAAATCTTTTTTGAACTCGAACTGTAACTTTAGAACCTAAAATTGCAACTCTATCAACGGAATCAATAGCATCCTGTACTCTTGATGCAACAAACTTACCAGAAAATTTATCTAAGTATGTGCTCTTATAATTTAAAATTGCATTTCTAATTGATGTTTTTAATTGCTCTTCAGTTTGTGTAGTTTTCTTGGCATCATAACTAACTTCATTGGTCAATAGTAAATAAACAAATTCTGGATCACGAATTATAGTTTGAACAGCAACAACCGCTTTAGGTTTAATAACCTCATCAATAATTCTTTGTTTTTCCGTATCGGTTAAGTAATAATTTTGTTTTGGTTTTAGTGCAACGTAAACTGTACCAAATGTTGGAGGTGTCTCATCTTCTCCACCCCACACAGAAACAGAGTCTACCGATGGATATGTTTTCTGAATATATGTTTCATAATCTTTAAATGTTACCAAACGATTTTGCGTTGTGAATTGCAAAGGAGCAGTAAATTTAATACTGTCAACAGATTCTCTTTCCGAACCACCAGTCGCTTCAGACACAGGATCAATTATGAAATCTGTTTGAGAATTGCCTAATGAATCAACCAATGAATCGGTAGCAACAAAATTGTTCGCTTTATTTGCCAACGAACCATTCGTGATCAAGTATGAAATTGTAACTACTGAACCATCAGCAATAGATTTTCCAATAGCATCATTTCCAAAATAGATATCATATGTCTGTGCTTTACCTTCTTGTAAATAAAAGACAGGAGAATACACTTCTGTCTCAGAAGCATCCGTTGCCAAAGAAAACACTTCTACAGAAGTATTACCTTGAGATGGTTGGACAGTAACAGAAATCGTCGAAGTATCAATTCCAGAATCTGGAATTTTGAATATTTGTTTTGGGTTAGTCGCCTGATTGTGAACATACGTATACGTGACCAACTGGCCTTCGTAAATTGGCAGATCAATAAAACTAAAATCAGTATTAGCTTTTGTTATAACTTTTTCAGCCAAAGTCACAAAACTATAACTCACTCCATCAATTTCATTGGAAATAAATTTGAACCCTTTAGGTATTGTCAGTGTTGCTGCTGTGCTTGTACTTGTGTTTACTGTAAAGTTAATTTTTGCGCTTGGCGCTTTACGTGAGTAAGGCACGTACCCTAAAGTTTTGGCATGTGAAACAACCGAATCACGTAACAGAGCGGTATCCATGAATGCTTCATTGGCAATCATGTTCAAGTAATATGCTTGATAATGAGTATTGTAAGCAAGAATATCTAAAAGAATATTCAGGCCAGAACCTTCAAAATCATAGTCGGTAAACTCCGACTGTTGATTAAGAAACGTCTTTAAATTTTCCTTGATAGTATCAAAATCAAGGTCAGTTACCGTTAAACGATCTGCCATTTTTATCTAATTCTCTCTAAGAAAAAGTCAATAGTAATTGGGTTTGGATTATTAATAATAAAAAAGGTCATCGATACATTATAACGATTATCATCAGGATAAGCAGTTACAGAAACATTTGTTATTTCAACTCTTGGTTCATAGTTCAAAATTGTTTCTTGTATTGCTCTTTCTATTTGCGCTGAAATAATAGGGTCTACATTTTCAAATAATAGACTTCTTAAACCACTTCCTATCTGCGGTCTAAATGGGCGTTCAAAAAAGTTAGTAGATATTAAGTTTTTTACTGAGTTGATTACAGCATACTCGTTGAGATGCTTAGACACATCCTTCTTAACAGGATGCACAGTAAAAGATAAGTCTAAATCTCTGTACGATCTTTCAGACTTGATTCTAGGATTATTTGATACTATTGTGGTAGTCATGTTTTATTTATTCAGCCTGCAAAAACATTTGGTGAACCAGCAGCAACAGCAGTACATCCCCCAATACCATCACCAACACGACCAGCACCTCTACCATTAACTCTTACGGTACTTGAGCCAGATGAAATTGCCGCAGAATGAACAAAACATGGGTCATCTCCAGGAATCAAATGTGGCGTATTAATATGACCTTGGCAACTCCAAGGTATACCATTCACTAAAACATTCGTTGAGCCTTGGGCTCTTGATGGTGTTGAACAATGCGTAATATCCATATCTCCAATTCTACATGCTGCTGGCATAATTTTCTCCTTATTCGGCAGGTTCTACCCAACCTGCTGGGTCTGATGTATATGTTGGAGTCGCAGATGCACCATCTCCAACCGATAACCAATTCCCTGCATCATCCGTATGATAAACTTTTATTGTGCCTGCGGGAGGAGCAGAAGTAAAAGTTATATAATTACCACTTATTGTGTACATTGAAGGTGTTACAACCAAATTACTTCCAGCAAAATAAACTGCAACATTATACTCTGTTGTTCCCGTTTTATAGCTAGGTGTTCTGGACATTGGTCCAAAAGTTGTTAGTATTCCATCTGCCGTAAAAGTATCTAAAGCAAACTGATATTCAATTATCGTTCTTGATGGACTGCTTGGATTTTCTTCAGCATATATGTTATTCATCAAAGTGTTTAACCGTGTAAAATACCTAGTAGGTATTAAGTGTACCTTTTGAGTAAACTCAGTTGTAACTCCCTGTGCAAGAAAAGTGAAAGTTACAGTTTTTTCTGCTGAGTCATCAGGATAAAATTTTACAATATTATTCCACCCTGTTGTTGAACTGTGTGAAGGTGCTTTTGCCGCAAGTAGTGCTGAATAACTATTGTACGTAGTCACTGGAAAATCGCCAGTTGGTTTTGCTTCTGATTCATAAAAACTAGAGGCGTTTTCATCATAGTTGTTCGTGTTTATTACCTGATAGATATCTCTTGTAGCTAAATCATCTCCATATTTTCCAGACAAAGTATAAGTTGTTATATAAAACTGCAACAAACCCACAGATGTAAGAACACAACTTGTGTTTGACATTACAGCACTAGTTATGACACCCTCTGTTGATAATCCTTTATCAACCTTAGCATTTACAAACGAAACATTAACAGGTTGTCCCCCATCAACCAAAGTTTTGGCATGTGAAAACGTCACAGTTTCTCCAGCAGGTATTACTCTAAATTGTGTACCATATGTTGATAAAGCCATTTATTACAATGTTCCTCTTTTCATTAACTCTCGAAATCTTGGCATCCAAGATTCTATCTCTTCATGATCTTCTTTTGTGTGTGGTGGCGGTGGCATATATGGATTAAACTTTATTACCGCATCAAATTTTTTTGGTATATCTTCAAAACGAGTATACGTTTTCAATTCACCATCTTCTAAAATAATAAATTCATGTTTCATGTTTAGTTCAACCTAATTATTGATCCTTGTATAGTCATAGTACCACCAGATTTAATTAACGCCGTTCCACTTGCTCTAAGGTCTAATGTTTGACAAGTAGCTTTTAATTGCTGTGTTACAGCCAACGTAGCATTCTTTTTAATCGTGCCATTGAGATTACCATCGACTGTGGCAGTTACATCACCCTTAACTGTGGCATCAACATTTTTACCAACAGTCATTTTAACATTCTTATCTACTTTAACATAAGCATTTTCTTTTACATAAACTTCGGCATCACCTTGAACCGTAACAAAACATTTGCCCATTATGTAAACACGGTCATTACCCATGACAATTTCATAATTATCTTTTGTAATCTTTTCTACTTTATCACCCGCAGGAAACCATTCTTGAAATGAACCATTACGATGTGCAAGATGAATACGTTCTTTACCGACAGTATCATCAAACTCCATAATGTGTCCAGATTCAGTTTCAGTAACATTATTGTATGGATATTTTGCTGCGTACTGTGTTGTTGGTTCAGTCCAAGCACTAGTCTCCGCAACAGGAACAGATTTAACAACGTTATCTTTACGTTCTTGAATGAAAGTATTTTTTATAGACTCTTCATCGTTTCGAGCAATTCTTGAAGTTGTTGGTTCATCTAAATTAAAAGGATACAAAGATGCCTTATCTTGTTCGGTTATTTGTACACCAGAACCATTAGTTCTATATGATTTAGATTTTGGTGCTCTTGGCGCAGAAGAAAGTTCTGCGTCTGTTCTTGGATCAGAAAAAGCTTCTTGACGATTTGGTGCCTTCAGTGGTATACTTGGAAAACTACCAAGCATCACAGGATACTGAGCGTTTTCACCATCAAGAAAAAAACCAAACATCATATCACCTTCATTTGGCGTATAGACATTCGCTGAGTTTACAGGAATGACAGGAACAGCCCAAGGTAGATTTTTAGTAGGAAGTTCCATTTTATTTGTGGCGTGCCATCCTAGACAACGCACACGACAACGACCTAACTTTAATGGGTCTTGTCTATCTTCAACGATTCCAGTCCACCAGATGAAACCATCTTTACCAGCAAAATTTTTTTTATCCATTATATTGTATTGATTGGTTGATCATATTTTTGTAAAACTTCTTTTTGTGTTTGTGTCGTTGCAAGCTTTCTATCATCATTTGTAGAATCTGTAGCGACTTCAATTATAGTAACATGACGGCGCAAACTCAAAATGTGTCGTGTTCCAATAATAATATATTTACCCCCCAAACTTCTGTCAAAATTCACATCACCATTTTTTAATTGCTCACCGAAACCTGGAGCAATTACATTTACGTTGTATCCAGAAGAAAGTTGAAAATTACCAGGCATGACTATCTTCAATCTTCTTTCCATCAGTCTAGCTAATATGGCTCTTCTCTGTTGTGTAAACAACTCTGTAGTTTCATTTTTTGAAATAGAAGTTGGGTCTCTCTTTTTTTGGTACTTGCTGTTCTTCTGATTTTTAGTGTTTACACTTAGAACCTGATTTGAATTCCAATTAGTTTTGTTTGAAGTACCATCTCTATTAATTATCTCCGAACCTTGAGCGTTTTTATTACCATGCGCCATTGAATCATATGTCTTGTCGCCAGATATTGGTTGTTCACCTAAAGTTCTAGTAATAGGATCAAATCCTATAAAAACTCCTGCATCAACACCACTCTTGATTCTTGATATTGAATCAAATTGTGACACAACTTCAAATCCTCTTGCTCTACTCAATTCAGAGAACGCTTGATTAGGTTCTAAATTTTTTGGTGAGAATGTAATGTCTAAGATGGATTCATTTGTCAATAAACGTGATAATGAAGAAAAATTGTAACCCGCTCTATTTGAAAAAAACAAAAAGTCAGGAATTTCTTTGGGGTTTAATGCTCGTTTGGCACACCACTCTATTGCAGAAAACGGAGACAAATTGTTTACGTTTATATTACGAATGCCTGATGATTCTTCAATTCGACTAATTTTGTTTAGGTCTAACCCCAAACCCATTCTTTTATCTGTTAATATTTTTTCTACGAGTTTAGAATACTTACCATCAAATGACATTGAAACTTTTTTCTGCTCTGAATAAATGAGTTCATCATCCACAAAATGTATGATATAAGATTCACTGCTATTGTTTAAATTTTTACGATGTGAAATTGAATATATTCTAAATGCTTTTTTGTAAGTGGCAAGAGAATCTTCAGGAGATTTACAAATATAAAACTGTATAGCATCATTCTTTATATCAATTCTCTCAATAAGTTTTTTAGTATCAGTAACCAAAATCTCACCTGAAGATACAGGTAAGAATAGATTGTCATAAAGATGTATTTCTTCAACCATATTGTTCAGGGCAATTGGTCCACCCTTACTTTGTATGGCAACTTCTTTAATAAAAAATTGAGTCGATTCTGCTAAGTTCATGACGGATTCACTAATTGTCTAAATTCTTCCATTACGGCCGCAACGAACTGTGGCTTCAAGAGTTTTATAGACCTTTTATTTTCATTTTCTTGCATTTCATATTCATAGTAAGTTAGTTTTTCTTTTGTGATAGTTTCTCTTATTTTTTTACCATCACTTAACGTGTAAACTGTATTACCAGTAGATACATTTGCATATACATCTGCGGTAATTCTAATTTTCTCAGAAATAGTTCTGTTATCAGGACCCAAAACAGTAGAAGCCCTCGTTGTTATCTTGTAGTATGAATGCACATTATTTGGACTTTGTGCCCAAGTAATTCCAGATTGAACAGTTGTATTTGCCGCACCATTTGCCGAATATTTCTCATTCACGTATTTTATAAAGTTAGAATAATTCAAAGGCCAATCATACTGTGGGTCAATGATGTTATTAAACATCAAAACAATCCAATGTTTTTCTGGATCATTATAATACTTTGTTGCTATTGATTCTGGTGTGTCAGAATCTTTGACATCATATCGATAGAAAGAGGCGGCGTTTTCTTCTAACGCAGACTGAAATTTAAAACGTGAAATGATATTTGTTACGGTATCAAGATTGGTACCTCTATCATCTAACGTATAAAACGTCAAAGGAAAGTTATTAAAATAATTTGCCATTTTTAACTAATTTTATTTTGTCCAAAACCGAAACCACCAGTGCCACCAGCAGCGTACATTGCTTGAGAACGAATTGAATCTGTTTTGTATGGATTGCCAAGTTGTTGTGGACTGAAATCTTCTTTTGTAATGTAAGTTGTTTCTTGGAATGAAAGTGTCATTTGAATAGCAACAGGCATACCAGTTCTACCTAAAGCCGCACTATTTTCACCAACAGTTTCATAAGCAGAGAAACCACGTGGGGCAAAGTTGACTTGCACAGATTTTAAAACGCAAGTTGCAATTGGAGGTAAGTTTGGGTTTTGTCTGCCAGCATAAAAGAATTTTATATCAAATTCTGATGGGGGTATTAACAGGCCAGTTTGTGCTGTTAAGCCACCCATCAATTCTGGTGCTTGATGAAAACGAAAACGATCAATTATTCTTTGTACTTCAAGTGCTTCTCTTTCACTTCTTGGATAGAACATAAATTCAAACTGAAATGAACGAAAGTCTGGTGCTGTATACATGAGTTCAATCATTGGATTTGTTACACCACCAGTGGCAAAATAAGCACCCAAACGTGAAACTCCAGCACCAACGCCAGCCTTTTGTGCTAACTGTTGTGCTATCATTGAACCCAAACCAGACTTGGCAGCAGCGTTCAAAATACCTTTAGTATCGCCTGCCTTTACAGCGGCAACTAGATTAGGAGCAGCAACCATTGCTTGCCCCAAAAGTTCTTCACCAGGCTTTATGTCTGTATAATTTGCAGTCGAATCAAAGTTCAACGTATCTGGCATATACAAAGCAATTGCTTCATTTGTTAATCTAGTTCTTACTAAGAACTCGGCACCAGCAGCAGTTGATGCATTCTTGTCAGTAATTGCTTTGATTGAAGTTTCAATAGTTCCTCTTTCATCTCTTAGCTGACTTGATGCTTGAGGACCTTTTATAAAACTATCAATTACTCCAGATACTTTACCAGCAGTGCTACCACTTCCGAATTTTTGTATTACAGAAGAAGTGCCTTTTGAAACTAAGTTGGTTAGTTTTTCATTGATCGTGTCAGCAAAAGTTTGTTTGCCCGCACCAACACCACCACCTAAAAATTGTGTCGATCTATTCAGAGCATCGTATATTGCTTTTTCTTCTTCTTTTGCAAAAGTTCTTCCACCTCTTGTTTCGGAACCATACGATGTATTTTTTTGTTCTCTTACAAAGAAAACCATGTAGTGGCCTTTGTCAGGACTACCAATGTCAAGAGGATATTTGAGTGTAGTTTTTTCGAATGGTGAGCCTTCTAGAGCAGCAAGCGGTCCAAATGCTCTAGGATCAATTTGATTAAATTTGATGTCTGTTAGACCGAAGAATGCCATGAGGTTTCCTGTTAGATTGACTAGATAGTATTTATGTCAAATAAAGGAAGATTTAGACCGAAAAACCCGCAGAAATACAAGGGTGATGCAAATAACATCATCTATAGGTCTACGTGGGAAATAAAGGTAATGAATTATTTAGATGAGAATCCGAACGTCATTTGGTGGGGTTCGGAAGAACTTCCTATACCTTATATCAGTCCAGTTGATAAAAAAAGACATCGATACTTTCCAGACTTTATTGCTAAGATGCGTAAAGCAGATGGTACGGTAATGACTTATATTATAGAAGTTAAACCAGAAAAACAAACTCAACCACCCACACAAAAACGTAAAACAAAATCGTTTCTACAAGAAGTAATCACTTACGAAATTAATAAAGCCAAATGGTATGCTGCCGAAGAGTTCTGTAAAGATCATGGTTGGCAGTTTCAGATTTTAACTGAAAGACATCTAGGCATCAGATAAATATAAGATGGCGAAACGACTCATCGATAGAATTAAGGAATCCCTTACTAAGTCAGGATATGCTCCACGTTCACGTGAAGCAAGAACGTGGCTAAAATCCAAAGTTCCGGCACTCAGACCCACAAAAGGGGAACTGATGCGTGACAGGGAACGATTAAAGAATCAGTCTATCATAGGTCGTATGTACTTTTATTATTATGATCCAAAGACGAAAGATTCGTTGCCATATTACGACAGGTTCCCATTGGTTATTCCAATAGAACGATACTCAGACGGGTTTTTAGGGTTGAATCTACATTACATTCACCCAAAGCGACGAATCATTCTTCTAGACAAATTGAGTACCATTTTAACTGATCATCGTTATGATGAAGGTACTAGATTTAGAATCAGTTATGATTTTTTGAAACGAGCATCTAAAATTTATGAGGCTACACCATGTATCAAACGATACTTGTCAAGTCACGTGCAGTCTCGTTTTCTTGAGATTACAGCAGATGAATGGGATATTGCCGTCATGTTACCGGTAGAATCATTTGCAAAAGCAAGCGCCAGCAAAGTCTGGTCAGACTCAGAGGACAAATTTTAATGGCATTTTCACCACAATCTTTTATATCAAATGTAAACGCAAAAGGCGGTTTAGCAAGACCATCAAGATATCAAGTGATTCTTCCTATTCCCGCTTATGTGGCTCAGTTTGTAAAGAACTCTTTGATAGAAAAAGTGCTTAATATACCAAATTCAATTATGTCGGATGTGACAGATGCAATCAATAATGCATTAGGCACAAACGAAGGTGACAATAAAGGATCAAATCCAACAATATCAAGATACTTGTCACTACAATGTGAGTCTGCTGAATTACCTGGAAAAAATTTAGTCACCGAAGATGTGAAAATTTATGGTCCTGTTTTTAAAGTTCCATATCAAGTACAGTACGCAGAAACAACGTTGACATTTATTTGTACAAACGATTTCTATGAGCGTAAGTTATTTGAGCGTTGGTTAGAAGCTATCATGCCAACCGACACAAATAATTTACGTTACCCTAAAGGTGAAAATACAAAATACATGACTGAGATAACTGTCAAACAATATAATGATGATGTCACACAAATATTTGGTGTGAAAATGATTGATGCATTTCCAATTAGCATTGCAGCACAACAACTAAGTTGGGGTGATGATAACTTTCACAGACTGAGTGTTCAGTTCGCCTATCAAAAATATGTGCCACTTGTTGATAGCACAGTTGATGTTGGTGAATCAATTTCTAATTTGGCACTTGGTGGTGGGTCAGCATTGTTCAGAGCATTTTAATTTTTTAATGAGGATATTATGTTACCTAAAATAGATGTTCCAATTTATGAAACTCATTTGATTTCAAATGGTGAGTTGATTCGCTTTAGACCTTTTCTAGTCAAAGAACAAAAATTGTTTCTTATGGCAAGTGAGTCGGACGATCAAAAAGAAACAATTAATACGATCAAACAAGTTTTAAGAAACTGTATACTTGATGATATTGATGTGGACAAAATGGCCACGTTTGATATTGAATATGTGTTTCTTCAACTCAGAGCAAGATCGGTTGGTGAAGTTGTAAACTTGAGATTTACCTGCAACAACAATATAGATGAAGAAAAGAAGTGCGGCAACGCTGTTCAAATTGATGTAAATGTGCTAGACATCAAACCTGAACTGAATAACGAGCACAAAAATAAAATACAAATTACAGATAAAGTTGGCATCGTAATGAAGTATCCAACATTTGGTTCAGTAAACTTGGCTGATATAAATGCTGAAGATATGGATCAAATTTTAAATGTAATCGTGTCTTGTATTGATTACATTTATGATGATGAACAAATCTATTATGCAAAAGATACATCACAGAAAGAATTGGTTGACTTTATTGAAAACCTGAAACAATCAGATTTAGAAAAGGTTTCTGAATTCTTTAACACTCTACCCAAGATTAGAAAAGATGTTGAGTTTGAATGTAATAAATGTGGCTATCATGAAACTTTACCATTAGAAGGAATTCAAAGTTTTTTCGGATAGCATTTAGTCATGAGACATTAGGTAATTATTTTCAAACTAACTTTGCGTTGATGCAGCATCACAAATATAGTTTGACTGAATTGGATAATTTATTGCCTTGGGAAAGACAAGTCTACGTTGACTTGTTGTTGAAGTTTCTTGATGAAGAAACAGAAAGAATAAAAGAAGAAAAACGAAAAGCAGGAAAAACTTAATGGCAGAAAAAGACGACGATATTGCTTGGTGGACTAAAGGTAGAACATCACATAGTTCAATGAAAACTGATTCGGCGGTATTGAAAAAATACCTGCCTAATATCGCTCAAAATTTGAACATCATCAAATCAAGTTTGATGTCTTTAGTCAAAGTTCAAGAGGCAGATAAAAAAACTCAATATTTTGAAAGACAAAGACGTAGAACTGAAGATTATGCCTCAAGATACAAAAAAGTAAAACCCACTAAAGAAGATAAAAAAGTCGTAACGACTGAGAAGAAATCTTTTATGGACATCATAAAAGATGGACTTTCTAACATCTTTAAGTTTGCACTGCTCGGTCTTATTGCCATGGGTGCTTCAAAACTTTTAAGCCTGCCTGGTGTAATGGATGGCTTAAAAGATTTCTTTAGAAAATTCATACTTGCGGTTTCTGACATCATACAAAAAGGCGTAAGCTTTTTGGGTGATCTATTAAAAGATAACGAAGTCATCAATTCAATTACCAATCTTCTCAAAAAAGTTTTCACATTCATCGCCGACGGCATTTCAAAAGCAGCCGATGTATTTAAAAACATCATAACTGATCCTGAGAACAAAGAGAGTATCGGCAAAATAATTGTAGCCGTAATTGGAACTTTATTTACTGGTTTAATGTCAGCCATTGACATAGCAGGTAAAGCACTAAGTGAAAATCAAGAGTCTATCAAAAACGGTATCGTTACAATCTTCGTTAAAATTGCAGAAGGTATAGCAGGTGCAGTAAAGTTTGTTGATGTACTTATACAAGACCCCAACTTCCGTGATGCCGTAGCAAAAATTTATAGATCGGTATTAGATTTCTTTAATACGATATTAAATGAACCTATAGGTTCTATTGCTGGACAGCCAGTAAATCTGAAAATGGCTGCCATAGCACTTGGTGCAGGATTTATATTACTTGAAGGTGTAATGGCAGGATTGACAGCAGCAATCGTAGCAAAAAGTGTTGGAGGTTCTTTAGGTTTACCATCAGGAGGTGGTGGAGGTGGCACTGGAGGTGCCGCAGGCACTGGAGGTAAAAAATCTTTAGGAAAAAAACTTCTCAGTGGGCTTGGAACAGCAACAAATGTTGCAGGTGTTGCTGCAATGGGTTATGGTGGTTACACAGCAGCAACACAATTTTCTGATGCATCAAAGGAAGCAAAGAGAAGAGAAGAAGAAAGAAAAAACACAACTCCATCAAGAACATTTGCTGAAGGTCCTGCTTCATCAGAACAAAAAGCTTCAGCAGTTTCTACAGCAAAAACATTTACAGGAAAATCATCAGCAGACTTTATATCCTCAATGGAAGGTTTTGCTGGTAAAGCATATCTCGATCCTCCTAATAATACAAAAAATCAATATTCTGTTGGGTTTGGTCATCTGATAACTGAAGCAGAAATAAAACAAGGTTATATTAATTTAGGTAACGGAAAAAGAATTGAAATAAAAGGTCCTGGTGGAAAAGACACGACGATTACGAAAGAAGAAGCAAAAGCACTTCTAAATTCAGACATACCAAAATATGAAGCAATCGCATCAAAAGGATTAGGTTCTGATGCTTGGATAAAATTAAATCAAGATCAAAAGAATGCCTTAACATCTTTGGCATATAATGGTGGTGCTGGAATAATTAATCACCTTGTGAAAAATGGTCTGAGAGAAGCCATTTTGAAAAATGATATGGAAGCAGCATCAAAAATCATTTATGAAAAAGGTTATAAAACTTCTGGTGGAAAATATCTTGCAGGATTAGATACTAGAAGATTAAAAGAAGCCACTTTATTTGCGGGTGCGGGGTCAGACGTTCCGACTCAATTAGCTGCCGCACCATCTCCTGTACCAGGTGGATCAACAGCATCTTCACCATCTCCCACTGGACCTTCACAAACGGCAGCCAACGCACCACCAGAACCACCAAAAACATTTGGTGATACATTAGCAGCACTTATGACTACTGGCTCTTCTGGTAACTTTATGAAACAGTTAGATGAAATGACTGGAGGCAAACTTGGTGTTGCATCAGGAGATTTAGCAAAGGCATTGAGAACTAGAAATCTATTTGGCAATGAAGATATTGTTGACGGTTCTACAAACATTACAGCAGATAGTTCAACAGGTTTTTCAGGTCCAATCCCTGGAATCTTTGATGAAACTCTTCTCAGCAAACTTTCAATAGCATAAGATGACACCGATTGCAGCAAATAAAGGCGACCTAAAATCAATATTGCCCGTCATAGCAAAAGACTTTGAGGCAATAAAAATTGGTTTTGTAAAACTTGTTCATCTTAAAAAACAAGAAGGTGCGATTCGTACCTCTGAATTTTCAAGACAAAGACAACTTACCTACAGACAAAAATTTGCTAAGGTAACGCTAGAAAAAATAGACCCTAGAAAGAAGTCTATAGCCGATCACACCTCAGGCCTCTTTTCAATGTTAAAAAACATTGCTGGAGTTTTAGGTAGTTTATTTTTGGTTCTTGGTGTTGCTGGAATAGCCAAATTAATCTTCAGTAGTGATGCAGGACAATATCTTGGTAAGTTTATTGCCATGATATTTTCTGCCTTGATTGATTTAGCAAAATCTGCGATTACACTAGTCAAATCTTTATTTCAAGACAGTGAAGTAAAAGCAGCCTTTTATAAAACAATATCATCAATATTTACTTTCATTGGTAATGCTTTGATGAAGAGTTTTGAGATATTTAAAACATTAATCAGTGATGGTGAAATTGTAGCCACAATTTTAAGAACCGTCAAAAATGTTTTTTCTGCAATTTTTGATTCGGTAAGTTCTCTTGCATCAATTGTGACAGAAATTTTCTCACAAAATACCAATACTATTAAAGATGGTGTGGTACAATTCGTAACAAAAATTATTGATGTTATTGTTCCCGTATTATCGATTCTTGCAAGTTCTTTTGCCGCATTAACACAAGATCAAAGATTTTCTGATGCTCTAAGATCGATTGGTGTAAACCTAATGCAATTAATTAGAAATGCATGGGATTTAGACTACACTGCAAGAGATGGAACAAAAGCAAAGATATCAGAAGAAATTTTAAAGTTCATAGGTGAAGCTGCTATACTTTATGTTGCCATGATGTCATTTAAAGTTCAAATGATTAGATTGGGTGCCGCAATTGGTGCAGCAAACTTTAGTAAACCAGGTGCTTGTGATTGTGGACCAGTAACACCAGACGTTCCTGATGTTCCCGATAAAACAGACAAACGTACAAGACCTGGTAGCACACAAGAAAAAATGCAAGATAGAAAGGCTTCTAGAAACGCTCGTTTAGATCAAATAAAAGCAGCAAGAGAGGCTTCAGAAGAAGCACCAAAATCCAAAAGTTGGTGGCAAAGAGCAAAAAGTTCTGCTGGCGAAACATGGAACAAGTTATCAAGTAAAGCAAAAAACATTCTAGTTTCAATGGAAAAAGGATTTGAGTCAGCAAAAAATTACATCAAAACATATGCTGAAAAGGTGGCAAGAACAGTTCGTGCAATGGCCACGAATTCGAAAATAAAAACCAAAGTGATGACTGCATTTACCAAAAGATTTGGTACAGCAGCCGCCGCTAGACTATCAGCATTTATTACTGCACAAGCAGCATCATTTGCAGCAGCACCAGCAACAGCAGGATTTAGTTTGGTTGTTAATGCTTTGTTGTTGGGCTTGGCAGCATATGACATTTACAGTCTTTATCATTTATTGTTTGTTTCTTCTGATGGTGAAAATGAAGATGGTGGTTTAATAAAAGACCTTCAAACAGATATTGATGCTGCCGAAAAACAAGAGACAGGAGGTACAGTACAGGAACCTCCATCACCAACACCAACTGCCGCACCAGCACCAGCACCAAGTGCTGTTTCAAAATCACCAGAAGCTTCGGCACCATCAACACCAGCGCCATCTTCTGCATCTCAAGTTTTAGCAAAACAAAGAGAAATGGCTGGTCCTGAAAGCACCACACCAGAAAGAACAATGGCTGGATATTCTTATGAAGCAACGGCAGCGGTTCAAGCAAAAATGAAACAAGGTGATGTTTCAGCAAAACAACACGAAGCTGGAACAGATATTTTGGCACAAAACTTAATGAGTCTTGTTCCTGGTTTTAATAAGTTTACTGCCTTTGATGATGCTTTTCACAATAGAGTTTCACCCGGTTCAAAACATGCGGCAGGTCTTGCTATTGACTTCACAGTTAATGGTGGTTCAGCAGAATATGCTAGAGCAGCAGAAGCGGTAAGAAATCATCTAAAAGAAAAAGGTTTAACTGCCGCTGATTTTTCAGTTATAGATGAACTGAACAATCCTTCATCAAAGGCAACTGGACCACACATTCATGTTCAATTTAAATCAAAAGAAGCGGCAGACAAATATAGAGGGTTATACCCAAATATGCCTTTGACTGCTATGGCAAAAGATGCTGCGCCAGCAGAGGGTACACCATTTACAATGCCAGCGGCAAATGCTAATGATGTCAGAGTAGCAGAGCAAGAAAAAGAAGAGAAACAAACTATTGCTGGTAGTATGTTTGCTGATCTAACCAAAGGCATGGCTGCACTTGATCAAATGACAGGTGGTAAGCTAGGATTGATGTCGGAAGAAATGAGAACGGCAATGAGAAACTTAGAAGATGAAACAAACAAAGGTGGCTCTTTCTTAAACTTCTCTTCAACGATTATTGCAAATAAAGTTGAAAACAAAACTTCAACTCCATCCAACATACAAGAAACTAACGAAAAAGTTTTAGCAGCATTACTCAATCGTCAATACGCATAAAAAACGCCACCCGAAGGTGGCGCCGCAGTTGATTAAGATAAAGGAGGATTTAATCTTCTGCTAAACTCTTGAAATAATCAAGTTCTTCATCATCAAGGTCTGGTGAAGTTTTTGGTACAAAGTTTTCATCGACTGCCTTAGTCTTTGAAACTGGTGCTGCACCATCAAGACCCAACACCTTATCAAGTTTTGCTTTCAACACATCATATGGTTTGAAGTGCTTAGGATCAAGAAACTCTTTGAGTGAGTATTCTCTTTTCCACATTTCTTCAAGTTTAGCATCATCATCAGATAACGCAGATGGTTTTTCAAACTCAGACTTGTCATAGTTACGATAACCTTCAACTTGACGAATCTTGATTTTGAAGTTTGCGCCTTCCCAGAAGTCAAAAGGATTGATTGCCTTTTCATCTTCAAACTGTGGATTCATTGCTTCAGTAAGTTTATCAAAGATTTTCTTACCGAACTTGTACAGTTTGATTTGGCCTTCGTTTTCTGGATTCTTAGGATCAGAAACAATCAACACATTTGCAATGTATGTCAAACGGCGTTTCTGCTTACGTGCAATTTCTTTGTTTGCTTCAATACCAGAGTTCCACAGCACAGAGTTGTATTCTGATACTGGGTCTTTCTGATTAAGAGTTGTGAGTGAGTTCTCAATGTACCAGCCACCGGGACCTTGGAAGCCATGATTGAATACTCGTACCCAAGGCAGTGCATCATCACCATCTACTGCTGGTGCAGGTAGAAAACGAATAACTGCCATACCATTTCCTGCTTTATCTACTTCTGGTTGCCAGAAGCGATCATCTTCTTTGGAACCTTCTGCGGGGGTATTGATTGATTCAATCGCTTTCGTTAGTTTGTCGAACGAATTGCGATTGCGTTTGAGAGAAGAAAAATCTGCCATGTTATTACCTCGTATAAGTTAGTATTAGTTTGTATGTGCATCTTGTTCACATGATTCATTATATACTTTTATATATGTGTCGTCAAGAATAGATTGCACGATTTTTATCGTTTTAGCCGTATCTTTGTGAAGAATGCCTATGCCGCCTGCCATATTAAAATCATCAATCACATCATTGGTATCATCGATAAGAATGATATCTGGTTTTGCATAGGTAGCTTTTAATTTACGACCAGGTACGATATTGGCTGTAAAGTCAATGTGATGTCTTTTCAGCCAGACCTTTTTCTGCTTCTTTACTTCTTCATGATGTTTATGACCACCAGAAGATGAAAGAATCTCTACAGGTATATCAAGTGAGATGATATACTTCAACAGTTCTTTACCACCTGGATGCCAATCAAGATTTTCAAAATGTTTACCTTCAACAAATTGATTCCACTCCAATGTAATCTTTTCACCATGTGGACGTTTTGCTAGTAAATCTACATCGAAAACTTCTTTGTATCTTTTATAGAAGTCACAAAGAACTCCGTCCATATCAAGATATATTTTCTGTATTTTCATAATGATCGTATGCATTTCTCAATAAAAGTTTGTATTTTGTTACATCGTATTTCATGAACGGTGAATATTTTTTCATCGTGCGACTGACTGTAGGGTAATGAATTGTATCTGTAATTTGTTTATCCCATCGTGGTAGAAAGTTAAGTATCTTGTTTAGAATACACATCGTTTCAAGAGAAATATCACCCTGTAAATGTCGTGTCAATAATTTTGGATACTCACCATCATGCACGATGAAATATTCATTAGCGCCTTTAGGTTCATCATGAAATAGAATATCAATTTCACCGTTGAATGTGTATGTCAATGATTGAACATATTTTTGACGTTTGCGATACTCAAGATCGGATTCTTCTGTTAATAAATGTCCAATCCAAACATTAGAATCATACACAAGATTAGCAACAATAAAATCTCGGCCTTGGTCAGCATTGGCAAATCTCCGACTCAGTTTATAGAAATGATATTTGTCCTTGCGGTTCTCAAATGCATCAATACTCGTATTTACCTTACCATTATACTTAAAGTAATCGTAAGAATCGGAATTGAAATGAAGTTTGAGAGAAGTGTATAAACAAAATGCTTCATAACCTGTCATATCGGTAAACGATTACCTTTCACTTTTAACATATTCAAACGCTCTGCTTGCTCATGTATTTTTGATTTGAGATTTGGTGTGATGAGTGAAGCAGCAACCTCTAACTCCAAACCAGTTTCTTTACAGTGTTCGGTGATAGCCTCAAGATATGTGTAATCTGTATTGGCTACCAACCGTTCAATCTGTAAAGAAAACTTCAGCATTTCATCTTTAGTAGGCATCGTTACCGTAATTTCCACGTGAAACTTTAGCACCACCAATTGTGCCTGGCATTTCAGTTGACCAAGAATAGATTTGCTCAGATGTCAAAGGTGCCATAGTTGCATATTTGTTGACACCAGACCAATCACCATAAGAATGAGTTGTCAACGTAGACAAATCAGTTACAGTGATTCCTGATAAGTCAGCAGTAGTCAATGCAGGAATCGGTTCAGGTTTTAGTGAACCAAATGGCCAATTGTTGTTTGGTACATTACTGAAGTCAAACTTAGGCTCATGTTTTGGTGGCTCAGTTAAAGTATAACCACTATCATGATCTTGTTCAGAATTGTATTCGACAATATCAATTTCTCCATTAACTTGATAACCACACCCCAATAAAAATTCTCTAAATCGATCAAGAACATCTTGAATGTATAGTTCATTGACGCTCATTTCCAAATGAACTTCTCCATCATTCGAATCAAATCGAAATGTAAAACTGTGTTTCTCATTGTAATCGTCATAATGACTCATTATATAATCTCCTTTATTTACGATTTGCAGCGTGTGCAATACAAACTATATCATCACTCTTGGCATATGAACATCTTACCGTTAGAGGATCGATTCCCTTTGCGATAGCGTTTTCAATATTTGCTGCCATAAGCCTTCGATCATTCAGACCATACCAACATATCGCAACAACGATTGAAAGTAAAACCACAGTGATTGATATTGTGGTTGTACTACTCAATCCCTTTTCCATAATCACCTTCTCCTTTTTGTTTGATAAAATACTCATGAACTCTTTTTTGCCTTATTGTAGAATAAATGTCTGCCGATTTGTGCAGTGTACCTCATATTATTCCAACCCGGTTTTACGTAGTCAGCATGAAAGAACAAAGCACCTTTTGTGGGGTCTTTAAACTTTTCAGTATAAAGATAAAACGCCAACGCTAACTCAGTAATATTATTATACAACGAATTGCTCTCTATTGTCAAGAGGCCTTTTCGCATCATATCTTTAGGACGATTCTCACATACCCATGAGAATTGACAAACAGTACCGACTTTTTGTTTGACTACGCCACAATAGGTATCTGGAAAAACACCCGACTGCACCCTGTTGTGTGTAACAAATGCTACAGCAAGTTGACCTAATTTTGGTTCCAAACCTGCTTCAAAATACATGTTTTGTGCAAGGCACTCGACCTCTGCACGTGCATATGGCGTTAAGTCTTGTAATTCGACTTGTGGTGTAATTGGTATACGAATATTTGCTGCCGCATGACCTACGTATAATACAAATACTGCAAAGATACTACAAATGAATAGTGTAATGTAACGCATTATTTCTCCTATAAGTTAGGAGGATGCTCAAGCATCCTCGTTCCCGTCAGGCAGACTTTTTGCTCTGTGTCTTTTCTGCTGAAATATTTGAAACGAATCCATTCAAAGCTTGTGCCTTGTTGATGATTTCTGTTTCTGAGGGATAAGTTGGAAAGGCTGGATGATCAGGTATTGCTTGTCCGTTTAGTTTAGCGGACTCTACCTTTACTTGCCATTCATTGATTAGCCGTTCTTTATTGGCAACAAAATCTTCCAATAAAAGTTCTTTGGCCATTTTAAGAAGTTCAAGACGAATCTCGAACGGTGTTAAGTTACTCATGTGTTTACTCCTGTGTGTGTTATACTGGCGATTGTGTGTGTGATGCCAGTATACTTATTTAGTTATCTGAGAACTCCATCCCAACGATAAGTTCGCACCGGTTTACTTTGTTCATATCTTATCGCTTCTTGCCAAGCATACTCCATCTTTTCTTTGTGTGCAAGAAAGATATCTTTAGGTAATTTATCAAACCAATCTTCAAATGATTGTTTATCTTCCGACTTCATGTTAGTCCCAAAGTCCTCTGTAATATTTTCCAAACAAACGAAAACCGTTATCCATGCGATCATATACTTTATTCATACCATCATAATCACATTGGTATGTGTGATTGGGTCCATCTACCATGTGTGATAGTTTCGGGTTATCTTCACATGGCACAAACTGCATATCAATGTGACCAGAACGATATGCTTCTTCCCACGAATCATCAAGCAGATGTTCGAACGCAAAAATCATTTCATTCAATACCCATTCCCAACGACGATGTGTAATATCCCAAGATTCTTTTTCATATTGTTCATCATCTTCAAACTTCAATCTGAATTGTGATGAACCGTCATCATATCCCGTCATGCATAGTTCTTCTGGCAAATCTTCAAGTTCGACTAGTGGTGAACCATGTTTGGTATCACGCAGTTGTTTCAACATCGGCAAAATAATGTGAGCCAATGTGTGATCCATTGACCATGTATCGTACTTGTCAATGTGTACTTTGATTTTGCGTTTCTTGTGACCATCAACCCACCAACAAAACTTAGTTAGCCAAGATGATTTGCCATTTTTATCTTCAGACAGCCAAGTACCAAAATCATGAACCCAATCTGGATGTCGTTTGAAGCCATGCTCATCAGGAACTTTTTTTACCCAAAAGCAAAGCAGTTCTGCTAATTGATAAGGACCAAACCAGTTTGTATAAGGACCAATATGTACACGCATGATATATCTCTGAATTTGATGTGGGCTGTTTTGGTAATAAGGTACAACCCACTTAAACCCCATCTAACAATTTTTAGGCTGCTAGAGCGTAGTAGTCGTCATTTGCGATTACTTATTTTGCTCGGATTACGTCCGTCGCCTTTCGTGTTGCCTTCTCCACTATCTCACCCTGTCGAAACCAGATCATCCCCATCAAAAGCACCCATCACACAGCGTATTGTAGGTGATCAAATCTACAACCTTATAGCCATCAAGATGCTTTTGGTGGAGATGGGCGGAATCGAACCGCCGTCCAGAATGCCTTCACTTTGAAGGGATTACAACAATTCCTTCCTGCTGCATTTGTTTCTCAAACTGATTCTTCTTTGATGCATACCAACCCCAAGCACCAAAAAATGTGGTACCGGGATTTGGTCCTTGCTCTTTCAAATACTGTTCAAGTTTTTGATCATATTCTGTTTCACTAATTTGCATCATCACTCCGTTGTAAATCTTGCAGAACTCTTGCTTGTTCTACCAGGCTTTAACGGCTTGTCTGACTTCGGTTTCATCTCTGTTTGAAATGGTGCATGTGCTTTGTTATAAGCCATCTTACCTACGTTTTCAGTCTTGCCGTGTCCTGGGAATCCAGTTTTGTTTGTTCCATGCAATGTCGCTGTTTTTCCATCATGATGTAAGATTGAGTCTTGATTATAATGTTCTCCATGTTTTTTAATATCATGGAGCAACTGTTTGCCGTGCTCTTCGCCTTTGCCTTTCGCATGTACGAGTATTGATTTTTCTTTTCCACCTTCCCAATGTCCTTCTACTTCTTTATGAGTATATCCCTGTGCAGTCAGTTTCTTTTTAAGTTCTTCATGATGCTTCTTATTATCTTCTGCCGATACTTCATCATGTGGTCGTTGTGAGGAAATAACAGCATAGTGCCTACCTTCTTCAGCATGTTTAGCCAGCCTTGCAAGTGGATTGCCCTCATCTAATTGTACGTGTTGTTTGAATGATAGCATAGTACCTCCAATGTGTCAGGCATATTTATCAATATACTCTAATAGAGGCACACGATAATCATGAATCTGGCGCTCAAAGACCTGCGCCGGACCTTCTTCAGTAGCAATCAGCACCACAATATCATCAATCCACATACCAGTTCGTTCAGCAAACATCAGTGCATATGCTGTACACTGCATAAAGTAATTCTGAATATCCTCTTCGTCTTTTTGCTTCGTGGAAGTTTTGAAGTCAATAACCGACAACTTACCATTCCACTCGGCAATTAAGTCTACCCGGCCAGCAATACGATATTTGTCGGAGTAAAGTGCTTGCTCTTGTGAGTAAATCTTGCCGACATTCTCATCAATGTAAGGCTTGATCTTGAAGAATAATTCCTTCAGATCAGGCATCATCATCTGCATCTTCAGTTCTGGTATTTCATTGTTCAGATAATCTTCACATATTTTGTGTACTTTTGTACCACGATTTGCTGCCTTGCTTGATATTTTATTTGCTTGCTCTTCACCAACAGCCTTACGCCATTCCATAATGTATTGCTTGTTGTAATTAGAAAGCACCGTAGTGATAGACTTATACTTGTTGCCTTCTGGCGTAGTATAAAGTCTACCACTATCGGTAGTTTCAGCATTCAGATCAAATTGTAGTTGCGGTAACTTTACATGTTCAAATATTCGCATTATGTAATGTAGTGACTTCGACTATGATATGGATAATTTTGTCTTGGATACTTCTTTTCTATCTTTGCAGTGTTGTCTCTTTCCATCTGTGTGATTTCATTTGACATTTCTTTTTCTATTTCTCTTGTGATGTATTCATTCAGTAGTGCTACTCTTTTCTGCAAAGATTTTTTAGTCATATACGCTCCTGAGTAAAGGTTCGCATAATATATTTACTGCCCAAATTTTCCTAAATGCTTGTCAACAATTCTTTGTGTTTGTGATTCTTTAATGCCCTTTTTGCCGTGACGATTAGCCACAGAAGATTGTTTGTGATTCTCGGAAACTTTTGCCAGAACTTCTTTGAAACCGTCTGGTACTTTGTCTTTGATAGATACGCCGCCTACGGTGGCGGCAGCACCCAAATGAATGAGTTCGATGTGTGGATTTTCTTTGAGATATTCTCCATACTCTGATATCTTCATCAGTCTGGAGAATATCTCACCCGTTTCAGTGTTTATAAAATCGTATGTTGGCATTATGCAGGTAAATACCAGTTTGGCATAGGACGTTTTGTCCATCGTGCAAACCGTGTTTTCTTTTCATTGTAATATTTATGATATGATGCTAACGAATCATTCACTATTTTACATTCATCTGGCATTGCTGGTGTAGGTTCAGTAAAGGCACCTTCACTTATATTGTTCGGCAGTCTAAGTAATGCATACACCAATCGTGTTTCTACAGAATGTATTTTGCCGTAACGGTGTGTATATTCTTTACACAATGCAAGCCACATTTGATACAGCCATATGTAGTTACTATCATTCTGTCGTGCCCAAACATTTGATGGGTGACTAACATGTGATGCTTTCATCAATGCATCTTCACGTTCATCTGGCAACAGCCAGCGTTTGATTTTACGACCATTTGCAGTCAAATCGTAATAATCTTTACCATCAAGAATACGATGCGCCGTTGACATGAGTTGTGCATACTCAATAATCATTTTTACCACGTGTTTGTCACAGTGGTATTCGGCGCACGTTTTCGGATTGTGATCTAGATAAAAGATATTCATCAGAAACAGAAAAACTTACAGTTTGTGTTGATCGTGTGTGGTGCTTTGCTTTGCATTTGTGTTTGATGCAATTCTTTAATATGTTGCATCTTCAATTCCTGTTCACGGCGTTCCATATCACGCTGCATGGCTTCCATTTTTGCAATTTGAGTTTTAATCAAATCTTCATTTGTAAGACCTTGCGGATTGTGAACAGGATCACGTGTAGTAGAAGCACAAGCAGTCAGTGCAAGCAAAGGCACAAGAAAAAGAAACTTAGCTTTCATCTTTATCCTCGGGAGTCAATTTGTTCATAATATAAATTAGACCTATAAACTGTACAGCGCCATGTGCGCCCGCCATAGCCATAAGAGCCATGAACGTAGCGATTATGTAAAGCTTCTGTCGTTCAGTAAATAGATTACCATAGAAATTTGCAGTATCAATAGATTTAATGGCTTGTGCCTCAATCTCAAGATATTTGGCAACAAACCATTCTTTAAGTTTAGACATAGTTCACCTTATAAAAGTGGGGCGCATGGATGTCTCCCGACATTCATTGTCGTTTAATGATGAGCCTATTGCCTTGCTGACGGCTATCACCCCGAAACCGATTATTCAGTGATTTCAGTTACTTCATCCTCAACCACGGGTGCTTCGACCTTAGTAGGTTTTGTTACTTTAGTTTTAGCAGGCTTTGCTTTCAGTGAAGAAAGAGATTTCACTGGTTTGTTTGCAAATTTGCTGTTAGAAGGTGTAACATTGCCTGTGCCAGGTACAAAGTTACTGATACCTGTTTGTGAAGCAAGAAACGTTTTTACTTCAGCAGGGTTCGTAATCTGATAACCAGATACGGCCTTACCGTCTTTGATAACTTTCACTACGCCAGGAGTCTTAGACTTAATCTCCCAAACATAAGTCGAAAGTCGATACACATGAATATCTTTGCCAAGTTTGGCATCGATATCGTCTTTCGTAACAACATTGCCATCTTGCAACAGCGCAAGAAGTTTCACATATGGTGCAAGTTCACCAGATTTAGTACGTGCCATAATAACAATCTCCATTAACAAAATAAGAAATACCAGTATAGCATTGAATGACCAACTTGTCAAGCATTACAATACCTCGTTTTTCCGACCAAGGCTTGCAGGGTTCATACCTTCGGTAACATAAACATAATTACCTTTGTGTAATGGCGCCGTGCAAGAAGCAACATCTGCCACAATCTCACGGTCAGAAGATGAGAGTTTGTGGTAATCTTTCATAATACCAGTTTTAGTCAACGCACCCTTGTGAGTATCAGGCAAAGACGGCGCACGTACAGTCTCACGTGGAGGTGTATACGAAAATACGGGCTTTGCTTTTACTTTCTTAGGTGCAGCAGCAGGAAACCGACCGCCAGATGGCAACGGTATCTTGTTGATTGACGAAATAAAATCTTGCTGTTCTTGCAATTGTTTTTTCGTCAACTTCTTTTTCTTCGAACTGGAGTATATACGAATCATCATAATATAACCATTGTATCAGTAGGTGGGCTACTTGTCAAGAATTTATTTGGCAAGCTTTTGTTTCACTTTTGTTATGTGTTTGCATTTGCTGTGATATTTGAAACCTATACAGGTACAAGAATAATGCTCTCCTGACAATGTTACAAAATATTCACCTTTTGAGCCGGCAACTTTAAACTTTCGAATATTTGTTGTCGAACCTTTAAGTATTTTCAAATCGACAACATTTACAAGATTGATAACAGATATTGGAAAGTCTGGATTGCTAGTTTGTAAACAAAATTCGTCGGCACCGAGCCAACGATACGGATTGACAACTACGCCTGTAAACGTAGAAGATTTGGTAATATATTGACAATTTACGGTAACTGTCGAACCAATAGAGGGCAAGGTTTTCATAGTACAACCATTGTACTACGTTAACCTACCCTTGTCAAGTGTGTTGTTTTTTTACAACATTAGCTTGGTTGTGGATTAACTCCTGGAGTTGGTGCTCTCCAACCGAAAATAACCACACCGGAACCACCAGCAGCACTTTGAGTTGGACCAGTTGGTGCAGCACCACCACCGCCACCACCGCCACGATTTGTTGCCCCTGCGGTAGCTGGTGATGCTGGACCTTGGCCACCATGTCCTCCACCCCACGAACTTGTTCCCAATCCAGTGCCGTTTGAAGATACGGCTCCTCCGCCACCGGCGTAGCCCACATTGGAACCTGTAATCGTAGAAAAAATTCCTATGCCTCCGGTTGGTTGAGCGCCGGCACCCCCTGCACCACCGCCAGCACCAGTTCCACCTCCTCCACCAGCACCATTATAGCCTTGTCTTGGCGCACTAACATACGAACTGCCTGGATAAACTCCCGCACCGCCTCCAGAAGGATTTGGTCCAGAACCGCCACCTCCAGAACCACCTGCACCGCCGCCGCCGCCCCCACCACTGTCTTGAGCGCCGCCGCCTTGTCCACCACCATAAGCCCACACAGACGTAGATGCATCATAAAATCCTGAGTTTGAACCCGCAGAACCGCCACCACCTGGTGTTGAACCCGGTCCGCCGGCTCCAACAACGACCGTATAAGATGCGCCTGAATTTACGGGGAATGAGCTGCCAAAAACATAACCGCCAGCACCACCGCCACCACCATTGTGTTGTCCATTTCTGGCACCACCACCACCGCCACCACCGCCAATAACAAGATAATCAATTACTTGAATTCCTGTTGGTACAACCCAAGTTCCAGAACCCGTTGATGTAAATGATTGTGAACCTGTGTTTGGATTTCCAAAAGAGACTTGCCAACTAATTACACCAATTCCAGAACCACCTTGTGATCCTCCCGTTGGACCAGCATTATATCCACCACCACCCCCACCGCCAGTATTAGGAGTACCAGCAACAAATGAACCGACTGGCCAAGATGCACCATTAGCACCGCCCCATTGAAACGCCCCGGCACCAGCACCATAGCCTCCGCCACCGGCGTATCCTGTATTCGATCCTGTTATTGTTGACCAAATTCCTTGGCCACCAGAAAAATTACGATCCCATAAGTTATTACCTGTTCTACCAGGTCCACCAGCGCCGCCACCACCACCCATAGAACCATCACTGCCACCACCATCATGTCCTTGTCTTGTTGGAAAATTTATATAAGGACTGCTAGGATAAACACTCACCCCTCCAGCCCAAACAGCGTTCCAACCATTTGGTGCACCACCTCCAGAACCACCATTACCGCCCGCACCAGATGGACCATTTCCATTCATGTAACCAGCACCAAATCCACCGCCAACAGCATTTGCAGAAAATGATGGTGCAACTCCAATAGCGGGTCCTGAAATTGATGTATTAGAACCTTGTGACCCTTGAGTTCCTGGAGTTGGACCATTTCCGCCACCACCAACTGTTACAGTATATGTTTGTCCTGGAGTCACTGGAACACCATACGCCAATACAACACCGCCAGCGCCACCACCGCCAGCATTGTGTGAGCCAGGACCTGCGCCACCTCCTCCGCCACCACCAGCAACCAACATATAATTCATATAACTGATGCCTGTTGGAACAACCCATGAACCTGATGTAGTGAATGATTGTGACAATGTTCCAAATGGTGTAGCAGCAGTGCTATACTTTACAACAACAACACCCGAACCACCAGCAGAACCATGATTTGGATTTCCAGCACTTCCACCCCCACCACCAGAGCCACTACCGGCTCTTGCATTAGGTGGTGCTATACCAGGTGCTGGATATGCTGAACCATTAGCCGCACCATAAAGAGTAAATCCTGTAGTGCCACCACCACCATACCATTCAGATGCTCCACCACCGCCTGCATAACCAGTATTTGAACCAGTGATTGATGAGAACACACCCCTACCACCAGTTCGATTGTCTAAGATACCAGTATTTGGACCAGCAGCACTTCCGGCACCACCGCCACCACCAGTTGGTTGCACTCCGTCAAATCCTTGCTGTCTTGGTGCGTTTACATAACCACTTCCTGGATAAACACCTCGGCCCGCTCCTGATGGGTTTGGTCCACTACCACCACCGCCAGAGCCACCATCAGCACCGCCACTACCACCGCCAGCCCCCTCTGCGCCACCGCCTGCACCGCCACCATAACACCAGAAAGAAGTCGTGCCTTGCCATAGACCAGAATTGGAACCAGATTGACCACCCAAACCAGGCATCGTTCCGGGACCACCCGCACCAACAATAATTGACCAAGTTGTGCCACCCGTTACTGTAAGTCCTGATCCAGTTAAAAGGCCACCGGCACCACCACCACCACCGTTGTGTTGTCCACCCCGACCACCGCCGCCACCACCGCCACCAGCAACCACAAGATAGTCAATTGACGTAACGTCTGTGGGTAGAGTTAATAGTCCAGAAGAATTAAATTGACGAATTACATTGAAAAGCGTTCCACCTCTTCTACCAAAACCCCAAGAAAAAAGAGAACTAGAACCAAAAGAAGATAAAATAGGAGGCATTTATTATCCCAAACCAAAAACAGTATTAGAAACGAAAACGAAATAAGAATTGGCTGCACGTTTAATTATATTGATGCCTAATATGTTAGTCTCAAGTGCAGTAGTTGGTACTGTTCCGACTAAAGGATCAAAAACGGGAACAGTGTTACCAGCATAGAAAACTACGTTACCCGTAGTTAAGTCTGATCTTGTGGTTGATATGTAACCACCATCGATACTAACATTGACTCCAGCACGACCAGCAACAGTATTACTTCTGAGCATAACAACCGCCGATACGGTGTTGCCTACATTGACAGCAGCATCAAATCGTGTTGGATTAGGAGAAGCACCAGAACCTCGGAAAGCAAGAGTTACGTTTCCTGTGGTGTTTGAAGTGAAATAGTATACAGAGGAATTAGCAACGTCGATATAGACATTAGTTCCACTTTGACTGTTAGAACCAACTACGGTGCTATTTATTTCGATTCTTTCGGTAACACGTGCTATCGAAAGAGAGAGATTTGCCGCTAGGACATCTGAGGTTACTCCACCACCAGCATAATGATTTGCGCTGATGGCGCCAGTACCAATTAAATTGCCGGTGATTTGGCCGGCTACGATATTATTGCCACGAATGGCATTTGTGGCTATTTTACTTCCTCTTACATTGAGATCGTAAATAGCATCGGTGTAAATTCTATTTAATGGCATAACAGTCTCCTATTCGCTTATTTATACGAACAGGAGACTTAATATTAGCCTTTAAGAAGTTGCTGTCCTTCGGTACGCAAATCTTCTTCAAAGTCTTGCATATTCAATCTGGCTAGTTCAGAACGCAGACTTTCTAGTTGAACCTTATCAACGTTAGTTTCAGCAATTTTTGCTTCAAGTTCACGTATACGTTTTCTGATTTGTTCTTTATATGACATAATCTTTTTCCTGCTTGAGCAAGCGGTACAGAGACTTGTCATGATGCTTTTGATTCTTCAATTGTTGATTCTCATACTGCTCACGATTTTTATGAAATTTAGTTTTCTTCGGTTTTTGGTATTTCTTACCGCCAGACAACATATTTATTGCTCCTAAAAGATAATATCTGCAATACCATACTCTACCAACTCTTCTGCCGTCAACCAAACATCAGTTGGCCGCAGAAACTTGGATTTCACATCTTTGACCGACAGTTTTGAACAGTCGGAAAGAATCTTTGCCATCTTGTGATGATATCTGTCACACTCTTTGGCATACGCCCGCATGTCATGGTACTTGCCACCCATCTCATCATTGAATTGGTGAATCATCACGGTTGTATTTTTACCTACTGCACGATAACCTTTTTCACCAGCAGCAAACACTACAAATGCTGCACTCATTAGATTGCCGTACGCAAGTGTGCGAACAGTTACATTAAGACCACGCATTAAGTCTGCAAGACCTATGGCATCACCTAGATTGCCACCCTCTGAGTTAATGTGAAGTGTCAGTGGTTTTTCAATCTTGTTGAACTTTGCATAAAGCAGCCAGCGTGATGCAGCCTCAATGTTTGTGGGATCGATAGTGCCCGACAAAAAGTGTGCATAATGTTCAAACTGAACTTCCTGTACTTCGTTCTCTTTGTCGCTCATACCAATTATATGCCGTTCTCAAAATAGATTTTAAATCATGCTTAGGTTTGAAATTAAGATGTTCTTTGGCGGCATCGGAGTTGGCAACCAATCGTCGTGGGTCGCCTTCTCTCCGTTTACCGATTTTGTATTGAATTGGAACGTTTAGTTCCTGTTTAGCAGCCTCTATCACTTGTAATACAGTATAACCTTTACCGGTGCCTAGATTTAATAATCTAGGCTGATTGTTTCCTTTTCTTTGTAGATATTCGTCAGCCAACACATGTGCTTGTGCAACGTCAGACACATGCACATAATCACGAACACATGTACCATCTACCGTTTGATAATCGTTTCCATATATGATGAACTCTTCATTATTTAGACTTTTGAACATCAACGGAATCAAATGTGTTTCTGGCTCATGACATTCACCCATCTCACCATCAGGATCAGCACCGGCTAGATTGAAGAATCTAAAAATTAGATAATTCATCGTAGAATTACGAATCGCACATTCGGCAGCATACTTACTACTGGCATATGGATTATTATCTTCTATTTCCGCTTTCTCTGAGAGGCTAGTAAACTGAGAACGATAAACGCCGGCAGTAGAAGAATAAACAATATTCCTAACATCAAATTCTCTCATTATGTTAAGTAGGTTGCAAGTGCCACCTACGTTCACTTGCCAATACTTTTCTGGCTTGTGAACAGATTCACCGACTTCAATCAAGCCAGCAAGGTGAAACACTACATCAAATTTTTTTTGATTGACCCTTTGAAAATATTCAAATGTTTCATACAGGTCGTTCAAATTTCTGACATCACCGGTTGTGTGATTGTCCCAATACTTTTTATTTTCCGGAAGCATCAAATCAAAACAGAAGGTATAATACCCTGCTTGTTTGAGTGCTTTTGCTAAATGTGAACCAAGATAACCTGCACCACCAGTTACCAATGCTGATCTCATTCGGTTTTACCCCAATTAAATTTTAACCATGCTCTTTCATGAATATAGTGAGCCACCGTCATAAAAATATTAATTACGATTGCGCCAGACAAACCAGTAAATGCTGCCGTAACTAAAGTTGCTACGATACGCCAACTGATTGCTCTTACAATTGTTCTCTTGTGTGTTTCAGTCATTAGCCACTCACTATGGTAATGCCGGGACCGACAACATATTCTTCCGAGTATTGCTTTTGCCAAGGAAAGCCATTTGAATATTTTTTAGCATTTTCGGCGTTGCCCTTTTCAAAGAATTCTGCGGTCACAGAATTTGGATTACCATCTAGTCGATAGCACAGTGAATATTGTTTCGAACAAGAAAAATTAGGAAAGTATTGTTTCAGTGCATTGAAGAACTGTCTATCTGCACCCCATTGACCATACCACATTGATGACAACGAACGTGCTGGTTGCATCTTCACCATGAATGCCGATGTATCAATATGAAATGCATCGGGGTTAAAATAAATTGGCCACTGGCCTAATGATTCACAGTTATCATCACAAACATATTCACCATCTTTATTAAAAATTTTTCTCAAAGAGAACGCCCAGTCGGCGCCTTTTTGAATTCTCTCCACCAGTTTCTCAATGTGATTAGGCTCAAACCAATTATCTTCATCGAGGTAACATACAGCATCAGCATTAACAAGATAAGGACATGCAGCATATACACGATGACCATACCAACCTTTGCCAACATTTTCTTCAAGAAATACTCCTTTTATTCCCTTATCAGAAGCATTATTCATGACCTCTAAAACTTTGTCTGTATATTCGTCACCATCAACAAAAATATAATGTGTTAGATTGTCATAAGTTTGTTTCTGTACACTATCAACACATTGTGCAAGTGTTGACGCTCCAATTGTTGGTGTTACGACCGCTACTTTCATTTTTTACCTTTCATTATATGATCAAATCAGGAAATGCTTCTTTTACTAAATTGGGTGTTAGGTGTTTTACTTTAAAATCTTTTTGTAAAACTTTGAGTATGATTGCTGCTTCATCACGGTGCAATGATTCAATCATTACTAAAAGTTGTTGTGTAGTTTTTTCTGCGGTGAAACCTTCGGGGCGCATAGGATGGTTCTTTATGAATCGATACATCTTTGGCATCTGTGTGTCAAGATAGGCATAGTTCAAACCAGCAGGTTCTTTTGCTGGCCGATACTTATCGGGCAATGAGATGTCAAATTCTATGGCAGGATTGAATACTAATTGAAGAAAGAAACGAAAACGTTCATCGCCTTCACGGCGTAGAATGTTTATTCGTTCTTGTTTGGTTGTTGCTTTTTCAAACTCCTCAAATATTTCGGAGTATAGTTTCTCAGAACTCATCAATTACCTCAATCAAATTTTTTAGTTTGTTTGCAATCATGTAATTCATAAAATGCTGTTTAGTGTGACCAGTAGCAGCATCATATGTATCTATAATAGTTTTCTGTAATGTTTCTGGAACTTTTGTCAAGTCAATCAAAAGTTCGTTGCGCTTGTAGTTACGCAGCATATCGTCATTACAAAAATCTTCTGGCTTTTGATTCAGCCAATTTATAATCTTAGCTTCAGTGATAGGCTTTTGACGACCGCCTTCAATGAATACATTATCTTGCGTTAGAATGTTTGGTATACCATCACCCTTGTCACCACGAATAATCATCTGCTTTAGTTGCACCGTCGGCAAAGGTTCTTTGATGAACTTTTTCAGTATGGGTGAATATTGTTCGATATTGTCGAAACGCTGCAACTGTGCAAAGTCTTTATCTGATGAAAGAATCATCACCTTTTCATGTAAAGATTGTCGAATGGCCAATGTGGCAATGATGTCATCAGCCTCAGCGGTGTCAACATCAACAACTTTATATGGCGAATGATCCTTCAATTCTTCTTTGATCTTGTGTAGACATTCAAAGATAGAATTCCAGTCGTGACCAGATGCATCACGTGTTTTCTTACGTGATCCTTTGTATTGAGGAAAAAACTCACGGCGCCAATAGTTACGATTGTCACATGCAATGACAACTTCGGGACCGTGAGTAGATTTAAATTTTTTGACATAGGTGCGTATCACATTCAATATCATGTGTCGCACCAATGCCTCTTCAACCGGTTTCTTAGATGAGCCGATTTGTTCCATCAATGAAGAGATGGCAACTTGGTTGTAATCAAAGATTATCATTTTACATGTTGTCCTAGAATTGCCCCTTTGAATAAAAACAAAAAGGCAACCCGTAAGTGAAATTTAAACTTACGATAGTAGTAACCACGAATTGTCATTTTACAGTTCTCAATAATATTGTATCAGTATTGATTCGACCTGTCAATGCTTTTTCAGCGGCACGAACTTGAACCAATATATGTCTCAATGCAACTTTACCTGCTTTCATTATTTCTGGTAAAGTTTCAGCAGGCTTACGCAGAGTTTTTTGCACCGATTTACTTTCGGCAAAGTTTTGTATTGTAGAGCCTTTGATATTCAAGCCAGCAGCATCAGCAGCCTGATATACGCCAAGTTTTCGTGTTTTGGTATTGTATACCCACAATGATGATGCACCAATGATTGTCTTAGGATCAATCGATACAAGTTTTAATTCGGCAAAGTCTTTTGCGTAATTCATTTTGGCTACCACTTGATCAGCCGACTTTGCTTTGCGTTTGCGTGGCTTACGTGTTTTGATTGCTTCACCAGCCAGTTTCATACCGTCAACAATTACCTGGTCACAGTATGCTATCAACTTTTTAAGTTGTGTTTTTGTAAAGTTGGAATATGCTTCTTTGATATCAACATCAGATGTTGACAAAACATTATCATATTCTGCACGGCGTGTTTTAAAATGATCAATTATAAATTTTGTATGTGCGCCTTTGGCTTCCATACCCGTCATTGTTGCATAAGGTGAAACATTTGCTTTGAACTCGGATGTTATCAATTCATCAATTTGACCTTCCAGTTCTCCGATACAGTCACCCGCTTTTCGTTTAATGTGATCTTGAATTGATACGACACTTGCGGTCGGGGTTGTTGGTTTGACAACTGAAGTTGATTGCTTGAGTTTGCTGATTGTTTCATCGAAAAATTTAGCGTTAGAATCGTTCAGAACGCCTCCTAGGCTCACGATGCGGCACAGGAAGCCGAATGTACTAGGGGTCGATTTTAAGCCGTCAGAAGCCGTTATTTTGTATTTCTTTTTTAGAAAGTCAGATGCGTACTTTATTGCATCTTTGTTATCACGGTTCTGAGCGTACCAGTTCAGGGCTTGCGTTAGTTGCGATTGTGACAATTCACCCGAAAACTTGGGTTCTTTGTTATTTGATAAGATTGCCTTAATGTCAATTGATCTACTCATAACATCTCCATGATGTATTTATTCACCAACTTCCAGTATAGCATAAATAAGGAGTGGTTGTCAAGATTGTCTTTTTTGAATCATTTTATGTTTCTCATAGGAAAGGTTACGAAAAAGATAAATGGATCCGTTTACACTTTTTGCTTTGGCAAATGGTGCAGTGCAAGCGGTAAAAAAAGGTTGTGAGTTATACAAAGAAATTGCCGGTGTTGCTGGTGATGTAAAAGGTGTTCTATCAGATTTAGAGTCGCAATTCAATTCTCGTCATAAAGACAAGCCGCCTACGGTTGCCGAACGCAATCAGTACATTGAAGAAAAAAATCGCATAATTGAGTTAAGCAAGAAACAGCCTAACGATATCTACACACAAATAGGTGAAGAGTTAGGTGTTTACTTTGAAAACTATGCGAAATGTTCTGCCATCTTTGAAGATGAAGAAAAACATGACAATGAAGTATACACAGGCGAAACAAGTCTAGGTAAAAGAGCATTGCAACGTGTTCTAATGCAAAGCAGACTAACTGCCATGCAGGCTGAGTTACGTGAACTCATGGTTTATAATTGTCCTCCAGAATTAGGTGATCTTTACACACGTGTAGAGAAAATGATGGAGAAAATGAAAAAGCAACAAGCGGTAGCATGGGTCAAAAAAAGAGAAGCGGATAGAATTGCTGCAATCAAAAGACAAAGAAGAATTGCTCACATTCGTTGCAACGCATGGAAGTATGGACTTTCTTCTATTTTCTTAATTTATTTCATTTGGTTAGTTTGGGCAATTGTTCAAGTAAGAATTGATGTTTATCCTGAATTAGGTCGTTGTCTTTTACCAAAAGGTCAGTGGCCTTACGAACACTATAACAATTTAATATGGATAGATTGTGAGGTGCCAGGATATAAAAATGATGCACGTTGAATTTGTTGACGGTGAAGAAGTTTACTACATTTACACCAACAAAGGCAATAATTTAATTCTTGTCACCAAAGATTGTAAGTTAGCAGTTCAAGTAAACGCCGCTTTAAAAAATATGAGCAATGATTCTACGTTTAGAGTAAAGGCAGTGCGTGATAAAAGAAAAGCGGCTTGGTAGCCGCTTTCGTTTTAACGATTTGCAATATACATTGTGATTTCAAAACCAAAACGCATATCTTGTGCTGTAGGTGTACTCCACTTCATACTACTCTCCTTATTAAATTTTATCTAAAATTTCGGGGTAAAAGGTATCAAGGGCTTTTTTGTAGCGGTTAGCATGAGAACGTTCTGCTTTGGCTAGAGTTTCAAACCAATCAGCAATTTCTTCAAAACCCTCATCACGTGCTATTCTAGCCATACCAGGATACATGTCAGTGTACTCATGAGTTTCACCATGAATTGCAGATTCCAACATTTCTTTAACTGTTCTTGCTGGTTGATCTGTTCCTGGGTCTCCTGCGCCTAAGTTGATCAAATACTCCATGTGACCATGTGCGTGTCCTGTTTCACCTTCTGCTGTGGAACGGAACAATGCAGCAAGATCGTTTTCACCTGCAATATCACATTGATTTGCGAAATACAGATAGCGGCGGTTTGCCATTGATTCACCTGCAAAAGCTTCTTTAAGGCTTTCGGCGGTTCTTGATCCTTTCAAGTTCATAACATCTCCTATAGAATAACAACAGTTATATTTAAAAAAAACTACGTCTTAGATTGATCAGTATTTTCATGATTCTCATCTAATTTTTTCAGCGACCATGTACCATCGCCGTTATCAAGCCACTTTAATGTGTCACCCTCTTTCCAACCAGTTTCGGCCAGAATTTCATCATTGAATTCTAGTATGTAATCACCATCTTCGTGTTGTTTAACTTCTAAAGTCCAAGATTTCATAATAATCCTTTGGAGCGGACGGGGAGATTCGAACTCCTCACTTCAAGCTTGGAAGGCTCACGTGCTAACCGTTGAACACTACGTCCGCATTTGATTAACGAATGACAATTTCCTTACGTTCTATATCTTCACCTGATGGGTGATGATATGCAAGGTATCCATCACTGTCTTTGTATGAAACACCATCCCAGAAATAATCTTTGTGTTTGAAATAAGCAATTCTTTCTTCAGAATACTCATTCACATCAACATCAAGTTGACCAAGCCATTGTTGCCAATTGTCATCGGCAACTGCCGCAACTTTTTTAGCATCTTCTTGGTTATCCGCTTCGACCACAAATACACTGCGGTGTACAGAAATTTGTTCTACGATATACTTAGGCATTATGTTCTCCACCAATAGAAAATGAAATTCGTTTTACTGAATCCCAACGAAATGAGCGCCAATCTTCTTTGTCTACATCAAAAACCGCAAGTGCATCACTATTTTTATCTTTATCAGAGCCAACTGTTTCTGGTAAGTAATCTTCTTGTAACGTACAATTCATTATACGTTCAGTTCCGTCTTTTTTTAAGAAAGTAATTTCTACAATCTCACTTTCGAGCAAACCAATCAGCCATTTACGGCTTGTTTTGTAATCTTTGTAACTTGGGTCGAATATTTTTTCCATAAATTTATCAATCCTCACTTTCATGATCAATTGTTTGCGATAGAACCGAATGCCTCTCTTACTTTTTGCTTAAATTCGCCACCGGTGATGAAATTCAAGTAATCAGTCCACCATCCATCCGATTTTTCTGTCTTTTTCAAGACACAACCACCAATTCCTGAGCCTGTCATGCTCTTCACATACGTTAAAGGGTCAACAAGTATGGCTTCAAACGCATCATCAAACACAGGAGCGCCATTTTCATCGGTTTTGAAAAAACACAAGTGATATTTTAGCCCCATGTGTGAACTCTCAACTGGTTTTGAGTTGGAATATTCATCTTTCATGTTGAAAAATATCATTTTATAGTTATTTTCAAAGTCATCATCATCAGGAACAAAATAAAAACCGTCAAAATCATCCATTTCATTACCTGAAACGGGTGGATCGACGGGTTCTTCAACTTTTTTTCTAAAAATAGACATTTTGTTTTCGGAAATTTTGTTTTTCGGAAGCACGATTGTAAAAATTTACAGATGAGTGCTCAACTCTTATTCGATATTTCGGTGTGAATAAGTCTTTTGCCACAAAATTCCGTGGTTTGGACAGTTTTTTCAAAGTTTTACCTTTCATTTCTTTCTCCATGCGACAGTAAACATTATATATCAATGAAAAAACGTTGTCAAGTGGCGGAGTGTATTGGATTCGAACCAATGATACCCTTATGGGGTATGCTTTCTTAGCAGGAAAGTGCCTTCGACCAACTCGGCCAACACTCCAGATACTATTGCGATACCATACATCACGAATAAAAATGCCGTTACAGATAAACCAAACAATACCCAATAAAATATCATCGTCAGCATTGTTGTAAGTATCAACATTTTTTCTCCTATTTGGCGGAAGCGGTGAGATTCGAACTCACGGTACCTTTCGATACGTCTGTTTTCAAGACAGGTGCAATAAACCGGACTCTGCCACACTTCCATATTTGGAGCAACGGGTCGGATTTGAACCGACGGCTTTAGAGTTTTGCAGACTCTTGCATTGGACCACTCTGCCACCGTTGCATGATACTGGTGCCTTGTGATGGAATCGAACCACCGTAACTGCCGTGTAAAGACAGAGTTCTACCATTAAACTAACAAGGCAAATACTGGTGCGCCAGGAGAGATTCGAACTCTCAGAATTTGGTTTCTAAGACCAACACGTATACCGTTCCGTCACCGGCGCTTGGTAGTAGTGGTAAGATTCGAACTTACACCTAACACCGTATGAAGGTGGCGCACTACCATTATGCTACACTACCAATTCTGGTTGTCCCGACAAGAATTGAACTTGTAATGGTCGATTATCAATCGACAGTTATACCATTTAACTACAGGACAATGGTGGTGCCTGTTAGAATCGAACTAACTTCCGAGGCTCTTCAGGCCACTGCTATGACCACATCAGCTAAAGCACCAATATTTTTTGGGGTGACCATCGGAATTTGAATCCGAACTGAGACAGTCACAATGTCTAGTGCTACCGTTACACTATGGCCACACCAAAAAACACTGGTAGTAGACCTAGGATTCGAACCTAGCCGTTGCAGCCCATCTAGCCACTCTCCAGAGTTTATAAGTCTCCGCCGCACACCAGTGCTGTCTACCATTTGGCTTCGGTGGAGGGAATCGAACCCCCACTAAGAGTTTTGGAGACTCCTGCGCTGCCATTACGCCACACCGAAATACCTGGAGCGGATAATCAGATTCGAACTGATGACCTACACGTTGGCAACGTGTCGCACTACCACTGTGCTATACCCGCATTACTTTTTTATGCTGCTAAACTTTTGAAACGATCAGCCGCATATGATGCTGCAAATGCTTTTGGTTTGATCAGTGGTACAACATTACATGTACCTTTGATATAACCAATCGCTTCGTTTACTACACATGAACTGCCATGCATTTCACTTGGATTGATATCCAGATGAATTTGTATGTCATGTGGTATAACTTCATACAATTTCAAATACAATTCTGAAACTTTATATACCTCATTCATCAAACGAAAACGTGGACGATTTTTCTTTTGTTCAAAATCACGTTCACGTTGTACGGCACCGAATATCTTACAGCCGTGACGACCATCAATGTGAATTACAACTGCTAGAATGTAATCAGCAAACCAGTCGCCATTGATTTGAAAACGTTCACTGTCCGCACCAATATAAACTTTCGTATCGGGACCACATTTATCAAGAAACGCAGCCACTTCATTTAAGTCAATTTCTTTTTTAAACATAAGTCACCTATAATTGGTAGCGGGTGCTGGATTCGAACCAACGATCTTCAGAATATGAACCTGACGGGATGACCTCTTCCCTAACCCGCAATTGGTCTGAGTGGTAGGATTTGAACCTACGGCCTCCTAGTTCCAAACCAGGCCGTCTACCGGGCTGACATTACACTCAGATAAAACTTGGTGCCGGTTGCAGGACTCGAACCCACCACCTGACGCTTACAAGGCGCCTGCTCTACCAGATGAGCTAAACCGGCAATAAAACTTTGGTGGAGGATAGCAGATTCGAACTGCTTACTCATGCTTGCAAAGCACATGTGTTCCCAATTAGCACCAATCCCCCATATTGAAACACACTGCGGGAATCGAACCCATCGACCGGAATATAGGCCTACAGCCACCCCTCGTACCCTTGGGATTCAATGTGTTTCAATATGGCCGGTCCTGAGAGAATCGAACTCCCACCTGCGGGTCCGTAGCCCGCCGTAATATCCATTTTACTAAAGACCGAATACTTTGATTACCTAGGCGATTGTAATCACGTTTAACGCCTGCCGTTTTCTTATGTGTTTCCTGCCTAAAGAACACGGTCAAAAGATGGCTCATTCACGTTTCATACTTATCTTTGTATGAATCAGGTTACACTCCTGTTTGTGGACTATACTTGCCACAACTCAAGTTTACTGGTGGGTGACCTCGGAGTCGAACCAAGTATGCCGAAGCGTCTGATTTACAGTCAGGTGCAGTCACCAGTGCTGCTCGTCACCCAATAATTTGGCAGGGGATGTAAGAATCGAACTTACGACCTCGGAATCAAAATCCGGTGTGATACCATTTCACTAATCCCCAACAGTTACCTTAATTGTGTTATCTGCACTATTTGCTATGCTCAACGGAATAGCCGGCCGGATTTACCGTCTGTGTACATAGTTACTCAGGCATGATCAAGCCCATGGCTTACAGATAACACAATTAAGGTGTCTAGCTACTTACTCCCATAAGCCCTAGACTGAGCAGTTACTCTGTCCGTCCAATTTATTATATCGGTGGCCTGGCTTGCTACCGGAACAGTATTTTCATAAGGCTCCCATGTAAGCGGGACTCTGCGGCATTATCATATGATTTTCTGTTCTGCCGTGTGATTGACGCTCACAATACGCCTAATCATTTTCGACATTAGGATCGCCGTTACTTGACACTTAACGGTAAGCGGGATACTGGCTGCCAAGGTTGGGATCGAACCAACGACCAATTGATTAACAGTCAACTGCACTACCACTGTGCTACTTGGCAATAATTCTGGCGACACTTACGGGATTCGAACCCGTGATCTCTGCCGTGACAGGGCAGCGCATTAGGCCAACTATGCTAAAGTGCCATATAAAAATACTCTGAATCAAAATACTTTTATATGGTGGGAGCACAGGGATTCGAACCCTGACCTGACGGATTAAAAGTCCGCTGTCTTAACCGTTTGACTATACTCCCTTCATCTTACCACTCTTGTCACTATCCATGACAGGTCTCCTATTAAGAACTTGGTACACCCAACCGGATTTGAACCGGTGTTACTGCCGTGAAAGGGCAGGGTCCTAGGCCTCTAGACGATGGGTGCATAATTCAAGAACTAACAAGGAATCGCTATTACAGATGCCGAAGCTGCCCTACCGCATCAACCCTTGCTAAACTCTTCTCAGAGTCGGATCGCTCACTTCCGTTTTTTCTTTCTCACTCACTCAACATCGACCATTGTATAGAACAGCCATTTACTTGTCAAGGTTTTTTTAAACTTTTTTCGTTATCAAAAAAACAAAACCCCGAAACTTTTTGGGCTTCGGGGTTTGTTGTATATCTGCTAACGATTACAATCTATACACAAACCTCCGACACAGGTGCCCATGAGCCATTATCGCTAAATGTGCGATATTCGGGCGCTTGCTTTGTAATGTGTATTAGATTGTTCATATCAGTATATATCCAACTTATCCACGAATTGCCAATTCATTCAAAAATATTTTTCGAATGTGATCGGAAATATGTGTTTGAGTATCCAGTATAGCCTCAATGTGTTCAGTTGTCAAGTCTTTTAGTGGTACAAATTTCAGTGGTTGCTTACCATCTTTACCACGTGTACCCCACTTGAATACCTCACGAATTTCAACATGAAGATCATCAGCATACACCGAGAGTTCTTCATACGGTGCATCATCATGTACATTGCGGCGCAGGTAATCAAGGCCGCCATCGACCATGTATTCTTTGCCATTCTTATCGACATAGGTTACATAATCGTGGCGGTGCATAGATTCAAGAATCGTACCATCGGGGGTACGAATTCGATTTGCAACAATTTTATCTTCAGTGTACATTACAATAACCATTCTCAATTAATGAGTTTGCCATACGACCATACGAACCTTGCAGTTGCCACACAAGACCCGAATCAATCAACTTTTGAAAAAATTCCACAGTTTCATCAAAATCTAGTTCACCAGATTCATACGCCATAATTTTATCTATCTGATCCATATTAAGCCTCCAGAGTGTAGGGTTTATTCCACTTACCAATATTTACATCGATATACCAGCCGACATTGAAATAATCAACTTGTGCATCAGATTCATCCCAATTACCAGCATTCATTGCAGGAATCACTTCCGACAAAAAGAAATATGCATCACCATTGAAGTGGCTTTTGTAGTGATAAGGATTCACTTGAATACCGAACTTTTCAGCATCAGCACGTGTTTCAGGAGTGCTACCATAATCGCCGATAAAGTCTACTTTACCAGACTTTACATTTAGCACCAGTGTGGAATGATTGCGTACAGCAAGGCTGGCTTTTACACCATACTTTTTGCAAATTGCTTTGATAGTAGGCGCCAATTTAGACTTCAGTTCTTGAGATACATAAGCCATAACAAATCTCCTTTAGTCAATCCAGCAGGAATAAGCATCGACCACATGATACTCATTACCACCAATATAATCACCTTCAAAACCCGAATTATACGGTGCCTTTAGTGTCAACATATCACCATTGATTTTAGTGATATAGCCCCACTGCTCAATATCACACTTGAAACCAACAGCATCACCAACTTTCACAATTTGTCCATCAACTATAGCCATAACAAACCTCCATAAAATCAATCAACACTGCCATTCTACAGAGTATCGGTTTACTTGTCAAGTATTATTTGGGTCTTTTAATATCTTGTCAATTTCGTAATCATCAAGTTTGAAATGTTTTATGATATCGTCCCAGAAATCGATTGCATATCCATCAAATTGTTGTTTTTGAAACACATCATGTATTTCTGACAACACATGAAGAATGTAGTCTCTTTGATAATGTCCAAAGACAGCCGGGAAGTGGCTGCCTCCGGTTTTAAGTGCCAGTTGATCCAGCAGTTCGTTGTTCATAACGCTCCTTAATTAGTTCAATCAATTTTGGATTACGATATTCGTAGATATCAGGTATCTTCAAATCGATGATAGGCTTGTCAAGCATCCACTCCATCATCTTGTTGCGTACCCACATTGCATGTTCAGTATCAGCACATACAACCTCATCAGCCCACAATAACAAATCTTCGGTTACAGGAATCAGTGCGTAGCCAGCGGTGCCAGCAGACCGTGTATTGAAGTTATATGGTTCAGCAGAAAGTACGTGCGCCATCGTAGGCGACCGCAACATGTTTGCAGAACAAACTGTCAAAACACGTTTGTAGTCACCTTGAAAACTATTTGAGTGAACACCATAATTACTCATTCTTTTCCTTTTGGCTCAGGCCATTCAAGTTCTTCTTCCTCTTCTTCGTTTTCTTCATCCCAATCACGTTTGTAATCGGCAATACCATACATCTCATTTAATACTTCTGGCAAATACTCTTCAATCTCATCGGCAGACAATTCAGAGTATTCATAATATGAATCATCACCTTCATAGAACATGCCAGCGAAACACATACCAGGCTCATGGTAATACGCTTCTACATTCCAGCCTTCATCTAATTCATACAGATATTCATATAATGCAATGGGTGGTCCCCACGCAGTTTCAAAATATACAATCAATTCATTATCATCTAATCGTTCCCAATCAACGATACGTGATTCCCACTTGGTACCCCAATTTTCTACACACCAACCATAATCCCAGTCACCATCAAATGGTCGCAGGTGTTTGAATAGTTCTTGGTTTTCTTTATCGGCCAGAACCGCTTCAACAGCATCAAGTTTTGACTTATCGGAATTACCAAGTGTTAGTTGATTGTCGCACCAATTAGGCATGATCTTTTTCTCCTTTTGAGAACACACGTTTAAAATCAGGTTTACCGTTTTTAATAAACACAACCTGGCTGTCATAGAAATGTATCGAGGTCAAGTCTTTACACAATTCATCAAACTTCATCATTTGTGAACGACCTAGACCAGAACGAATGTGACCATTGTTTACAAAGTCAGCCATGCTCTTTGCATACTCCATGAATGACAGAGGATTACCATAGCCTTGATCACCACCCACTTCTTCATACGAGGTATGTGTATCTTCACAAAGATATACACCACCGACCTTTAACTTAGGAAATACTTCTTCAAAGGTAACAATTTGTTGTCGCATTGAATGACCGCCATCTTCAATGAAGATATCGATATCCGTCACTTCTGATAAAAACTTTTGCCAGAACTCACGTGACTCTTGATCACCAACGGTCAACTTTGTATTTTCACGCATATGAGGTAAAAAGGTTTTGATATTTGGATTGATATCAATACCATGAATGCGTGAGCCTTCACCAAAGTAGTGTTCCCACATTTGTATGCTGCCGCCTTTCCAGACGCCAACTTCGACAACATGCGGAGACTTGCCCACATATTTTGCAAAGTGTGCCTCATATACATCAAAGTATGGATCCCACTTATCGGCATTCAGTGTGATCTTGTTATAAAATATATCTCTAAGTTCTGACATTATTTTTCCTTATTTACATACGGCAAGAATTTCTACGGCAGCGTAGTTTTGTTCAATAGCAGCAAGCCGGCATTCTTCTTTCATTGTTGCTTCATATACGCTTGTAAAAAGCAACATACCAAAAAATAAAAGAATACCACACACCAATACCAAAGTTTCTTTTAAATCCATTTCACACTCCTAAAAAAATGCAGAAAGAACGGCAGCACCGTTCATTGCAGAAATAAACAAATATGTAAATGCCCAACCAGAGCGATCATCATCATACGCTTGATCGGCCATGTGCCAAAAGATTACGATCAAAATAAAATTAAGGAATATCATAGCGTAGCATGATGCTTTTCACAGAGTGTACGAATCCAGCCTTTATCATTTGAATAGCCTACATCACCACACTCTTCACAAACATGGCGGCTCATCTCTTCTGCCATGCGTAATACACCATCGGTGTATGCATCACCGCCACGATGATAGATTGTCAGCAAGCCAAACTTTTCTTTGACCTGTTCAAATACCACTTGCGGTATTTCAAGACCACGCCGTTCCATCATATCAATATGTGATTGCACAAGGCGCATGGCAGAATACAGCAAATGATACCAGCCATCACCATGCTCAAAACCCCAACACATGGCAGTCTGCATGGCACCAAGTCGGCGTTCTGCCATGATCAGCGGAAACTCTTCACAAAGTTTTTGGTCGAGTTCGGGACTCATTTACACTCCTCAAAAAGAAACATAATACAATTATACAGCAAATAAAGTCCCGATACAAGGAAAGAAAGAAATCATGCAAACAGTTGCCGGAAAATTAGCAAATGCCTGTCCAGCGCAAATTCTTTTGATATGAGGGCGTTTGATACACATTGCCACGTGTAAAGTTTTTTGCGGGTGCTTTCCACGATGCCGCCTTCCAAATATCGCCATTGGATTTTTCGACAAACGAATGCACCGAGCGACTGCCACCACCAGAAATGGTAATCACTTTTACATACTTTGAACCAACATCAAATTCGACACCGAACTTATCTTCATCCCAAGTGTGATCCATATCTTTGCGAAACTTGGCATAGTCCGCCAGAATGGCATCTTTGTAACCAATCAGTGCGACTGCCAAGTCAGCCATTTTTGCTTTTTGACTTGCTACCCATTGATCGGAAAGTAATTGTATTTGTTCTTTTCGAGTTAATTCGGTCATCATAATATCACCTCACAGTATTTGTATTGCAGCAAATTTGCAGTATCTTCATCATAAAGCCACGACAATGCACAGAATATAGAATCGGAAACACTGCACCGCTGCCGAAATTTTTTGAACATTGCAACAAATATGTCGTAATCACCACGTTTTGAGGTATAATCCTCTGCACGTTTTAAAAATTCCATGCTCACGCTGCCTCCTTATAGTTTAAGGTTTTGATTGTTCGTTCACAAGAGGCACGAACATTTTCAAGACGATACTTTGCACGACTCTCGGCCACACGTTTCACATTTGCTAACTCAGTCTCAGATATAGCGGGTGCCACGACTTCACAGTTATGTGCCCAGACCCAGATCATGTTTTTGTAATTTTCATAAACACGACCGTTACGTTCGACCGACACTTTTTCATCATCGAGTGCGATACCCAATTTATTTCGCAACACTCCACGATAGCCCATACCGTACATTTTTTCCATCACCACAACGACCTTACCGATCTTACCTTTCAGTGACTTATCACGCCCGCCGATGACCTTCACTTCACGCCCACGTACATCAGGCATCAGCGAATCATTCTCGGCAGCAGATAGACCGGCAGCATACTCTTTTGCAAAGAATGCATCATACATCTCGGATTCGAGTGCAGCAAAATTTGCATCGACTACGACCACACCGCCGTCGACCCATGCGGCCTTCAGCGTTTTCGAGGCACGATCCCAGTAATATGCTTTGGTGACCCATTCCCAGATATCGGACATCACTTGCTCGGATTCGTTAGTAATATACAAAGTTGTACCGACACCCTCGGTGTACGTTACTTTATTTGCATTACCTTCTTTGTCATAGCCAGTGGTACGCTCATATGTAATCATTTTGCAACTCCACGTTCGTTCAACATGTGACCATTATGCACGATATAGGTTTACTTGTCAAGCACCAAAAGTAAAGACCGCAGCAATTGCAAGAATGACAAGAATCAAAGGCTTGCATATAAACTTGATAATACTCCAGACAATTCTAAAGAAAAGCAAAAGTATTGCTGTAATGAAAACTATTGCAAGAATTGTCACAAAGATATCTCCTATAAACCCATTGACAACATGACCAATATAGTACAGTTTTTCAATGAAGTCAAGCGGATTCATTCTTTACATGCTCTTTGTTGCATTGTCGCAACAGTGCTTCCGACCAGCCAGCATTGGCACCTTGACTACGCAACCAAAGCACAATTGTCAGATTGATAACAATGTATGCACCGATCACCATCAGAAAGGTGGTGATCACTCTTCATCCTCATATAAAAAAAATTCATTGATACGTGCCATATCTGCCACATCATCTTCGGACATATACTTCAGACAAGCCATAATCACGGTGTCCTTGTCCAGCAGACCCTCTTCAACGAGTTCCAGAATACGCTCGGTTGCTTCACGTGTACGATACATGACTCACTCCTTAATCAATTGAATCGAGGACTTTTTCAACAGACTTAATCATCTTACCCAGGTCATCCCACTTGTTCAGCCGTCGAATACTTGTCTCCGGATCTTCATCATCACCATCATTTATCATGAGAGAAAGTTGCTCATAGACACGCAGCGAATTGTGCAGATGACTCAATTGCTTCTCAGTGAATTGCAGTGCATACTTAGGCTTGGCTTTTTTGCTCATTTCACACTCCAAAAAAAATTTTAGCATGACTCAGTATAGGGCAGCGGATTTCGTTTGCGATAAGGTTGCTTCGGAATAGCATGTTCCTTTGATGAGACTCTTTTTGCTATAGAAACCCTTGTAACCCCCCTAATAGCTTTTAAATAACACTGCCTTAGTTGTTTGCCACAGTGCCGTACATGGCTAGTGCATATTCGACAACAGAGCGCCCCACTTGCAGTCTCGTTGCAATATCAGCAACACTAACTCCCCGTTCATCTAGTTCTAGGATGCTAATCAATAAGTCCTTGAACTTTGCCATCGTCGTCCTCCAGTTTAGGTAGAATGGGCTTGTACTTATTTGTATTTACACCGTACACTGTCACCTCACTATTTTTTCCTAGTGCAGGTGCAGTGCGGGGCGCAGTATTGGACACAAAGGCAGCAATGGCAGACTGCACCTCTGCCTGGTCGAATCGTGCTTTGGTCATACAAAGGTCTTTCGGGGATAGCCAGTTGCGATACCACTAGTACCCTTGACAAAGCCCTTGCTGGACTTCACACGTGCAACAGACTTTACTTTACGCTTACGTGCAGGGATCACTGTGATCGGCACTGTGCCCCACAGTACAGCCTTCGTTACTTCAAAGGCGGACTCATGTTTAGTAAATTTCGCATCAGACATATTTTTCCTTACAGTTTCCAGGTTTTAATTGCGGCGTCAATGTCAGCGGAAGCAATACGCAGCAATTGCGATATACGCCACACAGGGTAGCCAAGGTACTTCAGAGTAGCAATTTCATTCAGAGTTTCACGGCGGACTATCATAATTTCATACCTTTCGCAAGATAAGCAACATAACCAGGGTTCTTGTTCAACACCACCACAGGCTCAATGCCCAACACTACGCCGGTCTTTGCAAAAGCTTTTGCAGCATAGGCCACAGCGGTTTTCAGACGCTTGAATTTTCTGCCATCACAGGTATACATCTTTTCCTCCACATCATTCAGCACAGAACCATTATAGGGACAAGCCAAAAACTTGTCAAGTGTTTTATTCGGCAAAAATGCTACCAATTGGGCGGCCGGTCAGTGCTAAAAAGTAAACACCTGGTTTTGCTTTCATGACTTTCAACATTGCTTTTTTGCTACCTTTTTCCGTCACCAGGCCAGTTGCTTTACAGACAATACTGTAATAAGTTGATTTTGGTATCATTTTCTACTCCTGTCAACAATAGCGTCCCACAGAATATACACACAGGCAATTGGTGTTGCTATAACGAAAATCCAATCAATTAGTTCCATTTGCTTAGCCCAAAGTAATAACAGCACCAGGAGCAGCAGCCAGGGCGCCCCACGTTATCAAAGCAGCAAACAGTATCAAAATCGCAATCATCTCAATCTCCAATATCATCTCAGTACAGTGCCAGTATAGGTGATATCGGTTAACTTGTCAAGCATTATTTGCAGCGTTGGGTCAGCGCAACAGCCTGGGCAGCGGTGCAGCAGCCTGGGGGCGGGGCAGTGCAGCCCGGCGTTGTGGTATTTTGCACCAGCGCCGTTACAGTGGATTTTCGCATTTTTCACAATGTGAAACTACACCGTTCCCCACTTTCCCCCACACTTCCCCACACATTACAGTGGTATTGTGCTCCACGTTCTCAGTTTTTCTCTTTTGTCTTTACTGTATATTTGCAGTTTTGTTTCATCGACCAGTTGGTGTTCTATGCATAATTCTATCATACACTGTAGGTCGCCCAGTTCTTCTGCTAGTCTTTTCATATTGTCGGGATGATGACCAAAGCGGTGTATTTTTGAGGCAATCTGAATTACTTCGGCACACTCTTCCTGTAAGATTGTGAGAATTTCGGCTATTGGTTTCATATTATTTGTCGCTCTCTGTCGCTCTCTCTGTCGCTCTCTGTCGCTCAATCTGTCGCTCAATTGTCGCTGCCAGGTAGATTGTATTTTCTTGTGTATTGACTAGTGATTGAATTATACACTGGTGGTGCTTCGTATTGTACATCCGATTCTATGGGTAGACCGAATCGATAGCGTATGTTTTTCTTGTCGGCTTGTGAGCCACAGCAGGCTACACACTCTAGAATTATTGATTCGGCAAACTTTTCGATTAGCACGATTTGTTTGGTGTTAGTGAGGTAGTTTACATCAATGCCGATTTGCGTGGCTAGTTCTTTTATTCGCTCGTTCATTGGTCAACTCCGAAATGTTCTAATACAGCAATAGCATAATGTGTAGGTGTTTGGTTGATATCGGGTGGAACTTTTCGTTCTATAGCATTATCATACATCACTTTTACACATTCTCGGACAATCAACTCGGCAAAGTTATGATAGCACTCCTCTGTACTTAGACTTTCATCTTGACATTGATAATACAGTTCTCGAATTCGCTCATTCATATCTTTGCCCTTACTGGTAGATTATTCCATATCTCTTCCCAATGTCCATCATGTAGTTCTACATAGAAAAAGTCGGCATTCATGCTTATTTCCATACCACAGTGTTTGCCATTGGTATCTTTACATCTTACTCCATAAGTCTGCCATGCCCAGCCGTAGCATTCTAGTGTACCCGTGGAGAATATCTCAGCCTCGGAATTACACTGTGGACAGGGTAGAAGGCTCATTCAAAATTCTCCAGAAATTGTAAGTCTAATTCTAGTGGTGTATTGATCCATCTGGCACCGTCAGTGTGGTCTTTTACATGATCAATGCCTATGTCCTCATGAAGTAGAATTGACATCGGCTGAATTCTCAGCAGTGTTTCAACTTCAGTCTGGATTGGAGTGTCATACATTATCTGATACATGGGCAGTGGATGCGGACCTATGGGACGGTCATGGATTGCACCCAGGCTCGCACCCATTGATAGGAACGATGGACGCATGGATATGGCTATCTCCCGTTCAGCATTGTTTTTCCAGTATACGTGGGCGTGGTAGTTCATATTAGTTCTTGTCTACCGGTACAGCAATGATTGTACATTGTACGTTACGTGGCAGGGTTTTTTCACATTCGGCTATGGCCTTGTTTGCTGTACTTGCACCAATATTGTGTCCAAAAAGGGCACCAATAAATGTAAAAAGTACGAAAAATACAATGGTAACTCCATCACTCATGATTCATCTCCATATTGATTTTGTGCTTATTTTTTGCGTTTTTATGGATTTTTTACTGTTTTTTAGTACAATTCACGCTCATATACATCGAATTCCTCAATAGCACCTTCGGCATACAATTCATGCCCATATGCTATTGCATCATCGTATTTGGTGAATACACGGAGAACGGTGTCGCCCTCATAGGGTACAGGTTCGACTACAATGAATACTTTGTCCATTTTACACTCCTGGCAAGTTAGCGGCAGCCTCAGCAGCAAGAATTGCTATTGCACGACCGGCTGCCTCGGATGCATTGGTATTTGCATAATCGTCGCTCAGACTATTGAAACCACGATACGTCACCCACTCATCATTTTTGAGCCATTCGACTCGAATATCGTATGCTACATCAAATGGGCTACCATCATGCACAATACGAACTTTACCATAATTATGTGCTACTCTCATGCTACCTCCCGCATAACATAACCATCAACAACACCAAACAGATTTTCACGCTGCCAATCCCACAAGTCGGTGATTTTATTGAACACCGGACCGAACAGATAACCAGTTTCGACTACGCTGGTTTGCCAGCCTCCTGCTACATTTTGACATTGAATTTTCATATAATCTCCTTCTCAATCACTATGCAACCATTATGAGGCATTTCGGTTTACTTGTCAAGGTTTTTTTAAATATCTGGGAAGCTTACTAAAATGACAATACATAGCAAAATGATAGCACATTGTGCAATCGCAACAATTGTCATTTTACTATGGATTTTTCTTTGATGCAAATATACTCACCAGCACGGTCGGTGAATAGAATGCCACGATGATTTTCACAATATTCCTCGGCAGCCAGGCGCTTATCACGTATAATTGTGTAGGCAGTAGCCGATGCGACGAACAGGGAAATATATGCTATGAAAACTATGACGGAATCCGTTCTAGTTTTCAGTTTCAGGAATAGGTTTCTCATTGCCATCTATGCACACCTCACCAACGAAAATATAAACATTTGAATCGATAGATTTTTGTTTGAATAACTGATTATTATAACACTTGTATGGGTCTTTGTAGTTTTGTGTCACATAGTATGCACCATATCCTACACCTGCCAATATCATTAGAATGGGAATATATTTGATATACTTGACCAGTTCGGGCATCATGCCCAACAGTTTCGGTAATATCTCCAGCAGTTGTTTCATTTTTTGTCTCTGGCTTTTACAGCATCAGCCAGCATACCACGAATGATCAACAGCACACGACCTTTTTCCATTTCGGTCAGTGTTTTCACCAAAACTAATTTGTCATCATATGATTTTGCTTCTTGTAGAAATTCGGCTGGTACTGCAAGTTTTTTCTTTTTGGGTCTGTGTTTTTTGAGTTCTTCTTTTGGGTCTGACATGATTGATATGGATTGGTTTATCGCCGAATCATATCATTATTTATTCTTTGGCTCACGCAGCCGTTCAATTTCAATTGCCGCCTCTTCCAACAAGTCGGCAATACGGTCGGGCTTGCCCTCTTCCACAGATTTGCGTCCTGGTATCTGACGGCGTATCTCAGCACGTTTGCGTAGGCGGTACACTAAATCATCTTCATTCATTGATGAATCTCCCTCAGTTCAAAAATATAATGACCACCACGGCGTGATTGTACCCAGGTCAGTGTCCACATCATACTTTTATTTTCTTGCATAGCACGAATGATTGATTCATTACCAGACCAACCACAGGTCGAAACGTAATATCTCCGCACAATTTCATCTTTTAGATATTCATGTGCCTCGTCATCTTCTCTCCAACCCCAACTATGAAAATGCCAAAGACCTTCGATAAACTTGAACCAGCCTTTTGCATTATCCCAATGCCATAGTCGAATGACATCTAATGCAGCATCGGTCGGATAGCCGTCATCATCTAACATTTCATTGTGTTCAATCAAATCAAATATTGCACGTTTACGTTCGGCAATATCATTCTCAATATCACTCATAATATTCCTTCATCTCACGCCAATGATTACGCTCCGCCCAATGTACAATGCACCAATCAATGATACAATTCTCAAATGTGCATGAATCATTGGGACCTTCAGCCAACATTTTACCCGACCACCAGTCCCAATAATAATCTATTATTTCTTGATCGGATAGTGTTTCCCACACACAGATATCAAAATCTTGTGTAGGATGAGGCGCAGGATAACAGATGGTCCAATATCTCATTTTTGTTCTTCTAATTCTTTGATGCGCTCTGCTAAAACCGATGCGGCTGTATTGTAATATCCTGTAGCCGACTCATCTGGTTTATAATAAAATCGTAGTAGTATCTCACGTTCGGCATTCAATACTGCCAAATATTCTTCTTTGCTTGTAAAAAATTGTCTCATTTCATTTCCTCACTTATAATTTGAGGTACGAATCCAGCAACGGCAACAAATAGCTTGCCGTATCTACCACACGGTGCAGTGCGGTCAGGTCCGCCCAATCGCATATCACGACAAGTTCTTCGTGAATGTTCACCATATATTGGATCATCATACATTACCGATTCTGAGTGTAAACAAAAAGCCTCTTTATTAGAGGCTTCGGTAAAGTATTTGCAGTCCTTACATAACTTCATTACATCTCACCATATGCAATTGCATCAAGGTCATATGAATTGGCAGCATACATCATTGCCTCGTGTTCAGCATACAATGCATCAAACATTGCCTCACACTCATCATCGACATAATCGGTCAAGGTAGCATCAGCAATTTCTTTTGCTAAAATGTTAATTTCTTCTTCAGTAAGACCTGGGGCACTCATTTTACACTCCTATCAAGAAAACAATAACCATCATAACAGAAAACAAATAACTTGTCAAGTCATCCACCTTTGGATTTTATTATTTTGATAACATCTTGTATGGCACTCCAATCTTCATGTTCTTCGTAACTGCCGATATAAAAGCCACGGAGGCGCTGAAGCCCACGTAGCGTATCAGCGTTCCACACATATTTCCAATTGTAGTAGATACCCATCATATTTTTACGCATTACAAAATCTTCAAATTCTTTTCTTGTGCCCGCTACAATGTAAAATGGTTCATCATACATCATTTTTTATGCGTTCCAAACAATAAATGGCCGCCGCAATGACGACCACTCCAATGAATGAGAAAATGTATTGCATCATTCTACTTCAGCCTCCATTTGTTCGAAAATCAACATCTTTGCAATATTAATATATTGACGGGCACGATTTTTGTCGTTAAACTCAATCAGTTCTTGTGCATCGGACAAATATGATGCAATCACCATACCAATGCCAGACATTTTAAACGTAAGTGAATCTTCAATCGATTCAAGAATCTCAGCCTTAGGCGCACCGTAGGCTTGCATTTCCCATGTTAAATTACTCATCACACACCCTCCATTGCTTCATAAACATATTCACGAACCGCAGTATCAGTCGCTTCACCGAAACCCTCTATCTCTGAGATTTTGGTAAGTATCTCACTTACACACTCCCAAGAATAATTGTAATCTTTTGCGACAGACACAATTGCATCAATTACACGATTACCATTTTCTGTGAACATACCATAATAACTCATCACATTCTCCATTATTTAAAAACAATCAATGCCAACAATACACTGTTAAAGAAGAAACCGACAGCGTTGCTAATTATGTATAATTTGTCGTTTCTACCTAACGCACGAACCAGAAACAGAAACAATCCACTCCACACCATCAACACCATGCTTAGTGGTGGAAGCCTATCAGTGTATCCAAGAATCACACCCAGACTTGTTGGTAATGTAGCAGCATGAATCAACACCATACCGATCCAGCCACATGCTTCTGTTATATCAATTTTGACAATCTTACTCATTTCTTAACTCACTTTCTCATCACAGTTCCAGTATACAAGAATGAGGTTTACTTGTCAAGTATTTTATCGGTTTGGTGCCTGTCTTTTACGCCAAAGTGATTTCTTTTTGATAACTTTTGTTGTCATTTTTGTATCTGTCTAATGATTCTGGTTTGTTCATCTGGTGTTACATAGATTCTTGCACGATAGACAACACTATTGGTCAGCATGTCTTTTTGTGAGGTGAATTCTATACATCTTTGCCTTACTATTTCATGCAGCAATTTCTGTATCAATTCTTTTTTTATTTCATCTTCAAAGTTTTTGATATTGGCTGATAATCCAGTTCGTTCCAATTCATAACTGTTCAATACTTTTTCAACTGTCAGCATTTGACCTTGAATAGCATAATCTTTTGTATTGATGTTAGGCGTCGTTACATGTGTGGTTATTGATCCACCAGGTGCAGAAAATACACCAGAGCCGGGGTATGTAAGAGAATTTGGTGGCAATGGATGTGCCGGATCAATCATTAGATGTTTCGGTGTCGTCGGTAGTTTGTTTATTGCCATCATTATCTCCATAATGTAGTTGGTCCGGCGTGTAGGAATCGAACCTACATTTATAGCTTAGAAGGCTACTGTTCTATCCATTGAACTAACGCCAGTGTTTGGTGCGGATAGCCGGAATCGAACCAGCATGACCGAAGTCGGCAGATTTTAAGTCTGCTGTGTCTACCTATTTCACCATACCCGCTTAGTATCCAGTTGGTGCATTTTCAGGTTTTGCTTCTGTGCGCTGTGGCGCTTCAGTATCTTGTCCTTGCAAATGCAAGCCAGTCAGACTATGTTCATCACCAATATATCCTTTTAAGAATGTATTGATAGCAATACTCACTCTGGTGTCACTACTCGTCGTTTGCTCTACCATATGTGTCAAATATGATGGGAAGATAACAATATCACCAGTGCCTACAGAGAACCACCACGACTCAGAGTTGAATGGATTGTAAGTCTCTGTGGGTAATGATATGCGATGATATTTGTCATTATAAAATGTAATACGATCTTTTTCACGATCAGTGCTCACATAAATGCAGCCTGATATCCAACTGTTTGGGTGTGCATGTTTATGATGAAACTGTCCTGTTTTAGTATAATTCATCCATGATTGTGTAATGTATGCTTGCACATCATTTTTTGGCGCATACACTTTTTCCATGAAATAGTTCACATAAAATTGATAATAATCACGAACTTCTTTCATTATAGGATGATCTAATACATATCGATCAGCACTCGTCAGATTACCTGTGTTTTGTGTCGTGCTCTTTGCAGTCTCTTCAAAAAATTCTTTTTCTTCTTTTGTCCAGTCACGATAAAACTTTGTGAACAATACTGGCGTCGGAAACAGACCATGCATATTAGGCTCAGGCAGTATCTTAATTGTGTTGTTTTTTTGATTCATTTTCATCCTTATCAATATCTAACCATAGGTAATATGTTTGCTCATCGATCACACGCTGCGACCACATCTCTTCGTTCTCTAGCACAGGCACATCATATTCTGGCGCAAGCCAGGGTTTATTTGTATTTGCTCTCGAAATAGTCATACGCTTTATTCTTTGCTTCTTCTAGTGATGCAGCAATCACTTTTACCCACGCAGTATCACCTGATATACTCATGTCATAAGGCACCGGTCCATCAAAAACAAAATCTTCAGGTATGAATACCTGAACTTCATACTCTTCTAAATTTTTGATGCGATTCATCACCATATTAAATTCTGCTCGGCTCATAATTATCTCCTTCAGTACCATTATACACTACTCGTTTCACAGTGTCAACTCTCTGTGCAGGATTTCGTGCGCCCATAACAACGATTACCTCATGCTGTAAAATATCACCCCTATGCTTTTCTACCAACATGGCTACACAAAATCCTGCTGGGTTAGTAAACCCGGTCTTACTTACTTGAACACCATTAATTTGTGATAATAAAATAGTGTTCGTATTATGTAGAACAACTATTCTGTTTTTACGTTTGACCTGTGTCAAAATAGGCGCAGTTTTTTTAACTGAAATTTCTCGTATGTCTGGATAATGTGATGCAGCAACTACCATTGAAGTTACGTCACTTGCTGTACTCACATTGCCAGAACTCAAACCTGATGGGTCATCAAAATTTGTACTGTACATATTCAACATCATGGCACGAACATTCATATCACGTATAAATTTTTCACGACCACCTGGGTAATCTGCCGCTAGTGTCTCTGCTGCTGCATTGTCACTCTTGATCAATAGCATATGAAACAATTCTCCACGTGTATATTCACGTTTGGGCATACGACTGCCTGCCTTGTTGCTCAATTGTAGCTTACGATTCATATTCATATCATGATCTAATGCAATCATTGCTGTCATGAGTTTTGTCACACTTGCCAATGCACGAATTTGATCAATATTCTGTTTACGTACAATTACATCTTCGGATATATTTGTCACCATCACAGATAATGTGCCGTATGTTTCAACTGCATGTTTTTTCTGTGTACGTGGTTTTGCTTCCGACGATTGAACTACCATGAAAAACAGTAGGCAGAATGCTACAAACCACTCTAAAAGTGTAAATTGTAAATATGGTCGGTCAACGTATGGTTTATCGTTATTCATTTAAATAAGAAAGTGAATATTGAGAGTGATGATACTGCCGCAAATAACAGTAGAATGAAAACTATAAGTTCTTTAAACAATTGATTCATCGCCTTCTCCCAGGCGATCAATTGATTATTTCAACCTATCGCCTATTTGTTTGATTGATCTTTCATAACCTTCACAGAGTTCCATATAATATTGTGCTTCGTTCCATGAATGAAGTAATGCAAATTTTGCTTCACTTAAAACAGCAGACAATGCCCTGTATCGATTTTTTCCAGGACCATTTTCAATGAGTGTCAGCAAAATGTCGATTTTATCGATCACACCGACCTCATCGATGTGCTCAAAGTCACTATCATCTTCGGTCATTTTTCGCCTTTTTCAAGTAATTTAATTGCATCTTTGATAAATCTTATCTCTTTATTAATTACGTCTTTGCATTCGTGTAACTCCAACAATTTTGCCCTCAAACGGTCTAACTCCAAAGACTCCTTCGGTTTTTGTTTGGGTACAAATGTATATATCTCAGCCATGTATACTATTTTAGAGCAATTCGTTTTATTTGTCAACTACCATTTTTCGGCACGTTCCCATGTTGCATCATATTCCGAAACATAGTCGGTAACATCGGGAATGTTTACCATGTAATCGTCAACTTCAACTTTTTCCCACTCTTCACCTTTTCTTATGGCAGAGGTGATTCGTGCAGATTTGGCTCTAGTTGCTGCGCCTTCTGGCGTTTGATGATACTCTGTTAGTTTTTTTGATAATGTGGCTTTTACTTCTGGTGTGTGTTGCCTAATGTTACCACATGAACGTGAACAATACGGTCCACGTTTTTTGTGTTGTATGTTACAAGTAGGACAAATTTTTGATTTGTATGGCACTTGAAATTTTATGCAGATTCAAATGTATCTTGTGCGTTACAGGTTGTGATAAAATTGATGAATGCTACTGCTTCTTCTTCATTAGTGTAATAACGAATAATTGTTTGACCAGTATAACGTGAAACAATCATGAGTAAAATAAAGTGGTCACGATAGACAGAGAATTTAATCCACCACCCATTCCTGACCACTGGTTGCCAAAACTTTGATTTAGATTCAATCTCCAGTCTTAGATTTTTTGACTTCTGACCTGATGATTTTTTTTGCATCTTCCGCAATGTTATTATTCAAATTTACTACTTTCTTTGTATATGTAGTAAAAGTATTATCTGTAACACTGTCAAAATAGGCAAGAGTGTGATCAATCAATACTTTGTTGAAATCAATCGTTTTGATCGTTGCATCTTCAGCCTTGCGCTGAATATCATTCCATGAATAGAATGTTGGAAACTGAGGTGTTTGAGTAAAAAACATAATTATCTCCTATAAAGTTAGACAGCCCTAGTTAGGCACTGTCTTACTATTATATAGCATTTTATGTTGCTCTGCAACATTTTTTAAGTGATCTCGACGTATCTTTGCCGTTACCCAATCATTGTAATAGGATTCTTTGATTAATGCGTGGCGTGTAAGAATTTCATAAGTTTCCCAATAAGCACATTCTGATTTGCTTTTACATAAGTGTAAAATTGTGCGCCTATAGTTATGCTCACCCAACTCTAAGATTTCTCTTTTGAGTGTTTCGTTGGAACCGTAATACGTTGTCCAATCGGATTCTTTTCTAATTTTTCTCTTCTTACCATTGACCTGCTTTGTGCCAGCTTTACTAAAGTATTTGCGTCCAATGTATTTTTTTCCGTTAATTAGATTTTCTATTAAATAGACAAATCCAAAATGTGTGCCGTCGTATTCAAACGGCACACTGTCATAGTACCATGTCATAGTGGATCTTCATCTTCATCATCATGAAGATTTTGATCATCAAAGTTTTCGTCATCTAATAACAAAAACTCACCACAAAAAGGACAATGCTGTGGGTCAGACTCGGTGTACATTTCATTGTAAGAAATTGTAAAGTTTGATCCACATGCTGAACATTCATGCTGTAGCTTAATCATTAGTTACACCATGATTGCTTTGCTTCACCATAATACTCACGTGCAAAACCATTTTGAATTAATTGAGCACGTAGACTTTGGCCATCTAAAATGATATCTCCCAATACACGACCACCAAACTTATCCCACGCATAAAGAATGACTTGACGTTTAGATGATTTGGCAACTGCATTGGTTGTAAATTTTGTCGCCATCTTTCCCCTTTCATCCTCTTGTGGACATTGAGCACGAAAGCCTTTCTCTGGTGTATCTACGCCATAGATGCGAACTGCCAATTCAGGTTTCAATGGCGCTGGTAAAAATGGCGCTGCAATCACTACAGTGTCACCATCATTTACACGAACAATTTGTGCATCGTATGTTACACCTTGTGGTGTTTTTTGTGCTTGTGCAGGTAAAAATATACACAGGAACAAAAATCCTACTGCAATATAAAACTTTGTCATAAATTTTTTCATATCATTTCCTTACAAATTTGGTTGTAAACTTCATTTCTTGCTGTGTCTGGCGATAACATTTCAATTGTATATGAGCCAAATTCGTGTGTTGATGTATAGATTATATTTTCATCTATATCAACATACCATTCATACATGATATCTAGAAATCCTCGATTGCAATTTAGAACTCCGTAAGTATATATCTTGCTGACTTTGGCTTTTAAACCATCGCTGTGGTATGGCGTTTTGTATGCGGTAACTGCATGAAATTCGTGAATGTCTTTGTGCTTATCAAACATCCCTTTCTCAACATACAAATCCCAATCATCTCGACCTGCGCCAAGAATCCAGTCTTTTTCAACAAAAGGAATTTTAGTGAAGCCGTCTTGTGATTCTATGAAAGGTAGGCGATATTCTGCAAATGCTGGTAGTGAAATGAGTGCCGCCATTACAAATAAAAATAGGCGTTTCATGGAATTACTCCCTCTAAACGCCTATTTAGACTGCTTTTATATTAGAAACTCAATTGACCTCTGAGCATCACAGCCTTGTCTCCGTTTACACGACTACCGGCTGCACCAACTGGAGCATCAAACTTTGTGTCAACATAGTTTAGCATGAAACGTAGATTGTCATTTGCAAACCACGTAATGCCATATGTGAGTGCTGTTGCTTTGTTTGTTTTGCCTGTGACTACGGCTATGTCATCGGCATTGAACTCACTTGCACGAACACCTACCTGCCATGCACCTTTGCCACCTTTATCAATGGGATTGTTTGGCTTGATCCAACCAAATACACCATCTTTATAACTGTGGCTTTCACCTGTCAGATTGTACATTGCTTGAATGTAATAACCATCAATCTTTTGATCAGCACCTTTCGCAGGATCATATGTGAATTGAAACTGTTCACCTTGTAGTTTCAGTGCCTTATATGCAAACGCTGCTTCAAGACCTTGGCGTGTGCGGTTTGTGTCACCACTTAGTGCAGGACCTGTAAAGTATGCACTTTGTTGACGACTCTCTGTACGACCACTTGCTGGTGCTACGCCGCTTTTGATATCGCCTACACTGTATGCAGCACCAAGATGCATTACTGTATCTTTAATCATCGCAAGTTCGGCAAAGTTTACAGTTGCACGACCGATTACGTCAGTGCTGTCTGCTGTGGCACTCTTATTTCCTCTGCCACGACTGAGAGCCACGGCATATGTAACACCAGTTTTAGGTACACCATGTAGCATCACTCCTGTTTCTTTTGCAGGTATAAACTCACCTTCAGTTTGACCAATTAGACTACGCTCCATAAAATCAAGATTATTTGAACTGGTCAATTGCTCAAGACTGAATGGCATTTTGAATAAACCAAACTGAAATTGCATTTCAGGATTGGCTGCATAGTTAACCCACATTTCATCCATTGTTGAAGTAGATGATGCTGCACCTGTATCATTACCAAAGTTCGCTAATAGAAGATATTTGAAGTCTTTTGCAAATTGACCACGAACACCAAATCTTGCACGGCGTACCTCTAAACCATCTTGATACGTATCTGTGCTTTGACCCGTGGCGTAGTCTGGTGTATAAGTTCGGTAGTCCATATGTATTCTACCTGTAAACTGGGCTGTCGTGTTGCCATCTTTGGATTTGATTCCAAGACCATTGCCCATGACTCCGCCGTCATCTTGTCTTGCAATTCTCCACTTGTTTGATTCACTGACATCTCTGTCAATTCTTTGTTCAACGAACTTTTTGTTTTCTTCTTTTTCTTCATACTCTTTAATTTTAGTATCATACTCTTGTTGAGTAAGAATACCTTTGTCTTTTAAAATGCTTAAAGTTTCTTTGTGACTATCAGCATATGCTGGCATTACAGTTGCAAGTGCAATGACGATAGCAAGTTTTTTAAATAATTTCATAATTTATCCTTATTTCCAAATAGGTGTGTTGTCAGGACCTTTGTAGTCCTTTTTCCAGTTATCTTGAACTAACTTGATAACTGATTGAGGCATGTGTACATACTCCAAATCTTCACTCATCTTTGCGCCATTCTTGTAACTCCAATCAAAGAATTTTAGAATTGCACGACCAGTAAGTGCATCTGCTTGTTGCTTATGCATTAGAATAAAACTTGCACCTGTTGCAGGCCATGCGTCTTTACCTGTTTGCCATGTGAGTAACAAGTACATACCTGGTGCGTTTGCCCAATCTGCATTTGCTGCGGCTGCTTTGAATGTTGAATCATCTGGTTGTACAAAGTTACCATCACGATTCTTTAATTGTGCCCATGCAATTTTATTTTTCTTTGCATATGCATATTCAACATAACCAAATGCACCTTTTACTCTTTGCACATTTGCTGCGACACCTTCATTACCTTTGCCGCCAATACCAACTGGCCATTTCACTGCTGTGCCTTCACCAACTATTTTGGCAAATTCAGCATTTGCTTTACCCAAGTAATTTGTCCAAACAAATGTTGTACCAGAACCATCTGCACGATGAATTACAGTAATGTTCATTGCTGGTAGATTTACACCTGGATTCAAATCAGTGATTGCCTTATCATTCCACTTTGTGATTTTACCAAGATGAATACCCGCAACAACATCACTCGTCAACTTCAATTGACCTGGTGTTACACCATCAAGATTTACAACTGGTACTACACCACCAATAATTGCTGGAAATTGTGTTAGACCTTCTTTTTCAAGTTCTTCTGGCTTCAATGGCATGTCAGATGCACCAAAGTCAACTGTCTTTGCTTTGATTTGACGGATACCACCACCAGAACCAATTGATTGATAATTGAGTCCTATGCCTGTTGCTGCTTTATATGCTTCAGCCCATTTTGCATAGATTGGATATGGAAATGTCGCACCAGCACCGGTTAAATCTGCTGCTGATGCGACACCTGTGAAAAGTAATATTGATAGTAAAAACTTCTTCATGTTATCTCCTATAGGTTGGACTACTAAAATTATTCTAGAGTAACGAAACTGTCACAATTTAGAATTTTTTTTAATAGTCTGACCGTCAGAGACAACCAGACTTTATATTTAGTTTTACGCTGCTTTACCCCACACTGTTTCCCAATTGCCTGTCAATGCGCCCTTTGAATAATCTGTTGCACGATTTTCAAAAAAGTTTGTATGTGTTGGTGCATTGATCATCTCTTCAACCCATGAAAGCGGATTCTTCTTGACCTTAAAAACACCTTTAAGGCCAAGAGATATGAGCCTGCGATCAGCAATGTAGCGGATGTATAACTTGACATCATCAGCAGATAGCCCATCAATACCACCCATATTGAAAGCAAGATCAATAAACTTATCTTCAAGTTCAACCATCTTCTCAGCAATGGTATAAATTCTTGACTTGAGGTCGTCATTCCAGATTTCCTTATTCTCTTCGATGTAAGTACGGAATAATTTAATCATTGACTCTGCATGTTGTGTTTCATCAACGATAGACCATGTGATAATCTGACCCATGCCTCTCATCTTACCTTGTCGTGCAAAGTTAAGTAACATGATAAAGGAACTGAATAGTTGCATTCCTTCGGTGAAAGCAGAGAATACTGCAATATGAGCAGCAGTAGAAGCCCTATCGCCATTCTGTGTGCTAATACCAAGTACATAATCATGCTTTGAACGCATCTCTTCATATTCCATAAACTCTGTGTATGTGGTATCTGGCATACCAAGTGTTTCAATCAAATGTGAATATGCTGCAATGTGTAGTGCTTCACGTGCTGCAAAGCCTAACAACATCATTCTTACTTCAGGTTGAGGGAAATAAGGTAGATAATTATTAACATAGCCACCTGCAACATCAATGTCACCCTGAGTAAAGAATCTGAATATATGTGTGAGAAAATTCTTTTCGTTCTGTGTAAGTTTATTCTTCCAATCCTTAACATCTTCAAGCATTGGTACTTCAGTGTGTAGCCAGTGACTCTGTTCATGCTTGAGCCAATTTTCGTATGCCCAAGGATATGCAAATGGTTTGAATGATGTTCTTTCATCCGTTAGTTTTGTTTGTTGTTTTTTAATCATTGATGAATGCCTCTAGTTCTTGTTTTGTTTTATTTCCTACTAATCTTTTTGATGGTATATTATCTTCAACAATCACCAAGGTTGGAACGCCACGAATACCAAATTCTGCTGCAATCTCAGGATGAATATCAACATCAACAACTTCGATTGGTAGTTTTGAATCTACTTCTTCGAGCGTCTTTGCTAATGTTTTACATGGTCCACACCATGATGCAGTGAAACGTACTATCTTTTTCATTTGCCTTGACCTCTGTATTTTTTATGTGAACGTTTTTCGTGTTTATTCATTGATGCTGTTTTCTTTTGACCACCTTGTTTGGTGCGTTTGTGTACTTTTTTGTGTTTACTCACATTAGGTGCTTTAACTGACATAATTTCTCCTATTCATACATTACTGTTTCAGTGTCACCCAAAGACCATTTGGGATTTTGTTCTACAACATACTTTTTGGTGCAAACTTTAAAATCAGGAAACTTCAATTGTTTTGGATTACTTGCTGCATCTAAAAACAAACAACGATTGTTTGGTTGTGCTGCATATTGACCGTTGTACAATTCAATGAAGTTGAAACTCTTGTGATCTTCTGGCCACTCAGCATAACTTGTATCTATAATATTTAAATCTGGTGATGAATGATCTACAGTGAACATGTAATTGCCTTCGTAGAACTGTTTATCTTTGGCATAAAACTTACATGTAAGATTACGCACAAATGCTTTTTGTATTACGGTGAAATCATAACTAAAACAGTCCCAGATTTGCAATGTGTCTAAAGGTAAAAAAGACTTCGGGAGATTATCCGTTCTGCTAACAAAAGCATGTAATGGTAGTTTATCGTAAAGTGCGCCATAGTTTGGTAGATATGCCTCTATTCTGAATGCTTGACCTCTGATGCTTTTGATTGAAACCCAGATACATGGCTCATACTCACCATGACCTTTTTCAAAATCATACAGAAACTCTTTGCGTATGTAACAGTGTACGGGTGGTATGTTTGCAACTAGATGTGCCATTTTTTCTCATGTAAGTGAAATTTCATACCAACATATGTTCCAGCAAATGCACCAAGAACTGCTGGTATGATCATCATGTTATCGTTGGTGTAGTTAATGATTGCTACACCACCTAAAAATGTAATTGCTGATGCCCAAATACTTGATGCCATTGGTCTATCGTTTTGCACCGATTTGAGTAACTGCGTATAAACGATGTCTGTAACAAACATACAAACAAATGTAAAAATATATGCCCACATTACTCTTTTTTCTCTGCTGGCTGTACTATTACCGTGGCTGGTGGTTCAGGCCAAACTTTGTCTTTGATTGCATTGGCACCAATCCAGCCCCATGCACTAAAGAAACCCCATACTATCATGTCTAATATCATATCACTTCTCCATCAATCTTCCAAAAAATTTCTTCAATAAAATGTGATGCTTACCACCATGCCAATATTTGTGAAGATATGGTTTGTCATACCAATACTCTTCTGCTTCAAGATGAGGACCTATTAATCCTATACGTCCTTGAATGATTGCTGCTGCGTCACCATTGGTGTATCTGGCGTGGACTTCGTAGTTGGTTTCATCTCCGACAAATGCAGGTCCATCGTAAAAGAAGAATCTGTCTGTTGTGCCGTTCCAGTTACATTCCACTGCTTTGCTGTAGTATCTTCTTGTGCAAGTGTTCGGACGGCGGATATATTGTTCGGGTTCGCAGCCATCCATAAGATTGAGATAATGCCTGCCAGCCCAATAAGCGCCCATACAAATTCCGAGAAATCTGCCACCATTTTGTACGTATCGTCTGATACTATGTTCATGATATTTAAACAAAATATCGTAGGTATCAGAATCACCAACACCGCCAGGAAAGCATACACAATCCACTGCATCAAAATAATCGTCCTCAACTTCATGTTTTGTGAACACCTTGTAGTTATAGTTCGGCCCTAGTGCCTTGATTACACCATTTACTGACTGCACTGAACAACGTGGATGCTGCACGAACAACGCTATGGTACGACTCATTTTTCCTTTTTATCTTCCTGCTCCTTCTTTTTTGGTGTTGGTTGAACAGGTGTTTTTTCTTTGTAATGCGGTCTTTTTGGATGCGGCTTTGGTTTTTTCGGATTTAGTTCGAAAGGCATTTATCCCTCACACGCTAGACAGACCTCCTCGGTAGCCAGTTGCTTCAAATCGATTTCTTGTATAATCTCACGTTCAATCTTCTTGGATACTTTGTCAGCCTTTGCAAGTTTCTCTGAACGGCAGTAATACAACGTTTTCAAGCCCTGCTTCCATGCCTGAAAGTGTACTGCATGTAAGTATTTAACATTCACATCAGGTCTAAAAAAGAGGTTAATGGATTGCGCCTGGTCAATGTAATTTTGTCTGTCAGCGGCGTGGTCCACAACCCATCTTTGGTCAATCTCCATACCAGTTTTGTAGACATCTTTGGTGTATTCATCCAGGAAATCCAAGTGTTGGACGGAACCGTCGTTTGCAATGATACTTGACCAGATTTCTTGATAATCCAATTTGTCATCTGCATTACATTTCTCCTGAATAATTTTATCTAAAAATTTATTCTTGTTTAAAAAAGCTCCCGAAAGAGTGTCTTGTCTATAAGCATTAGCACGATAAGGTTCAACGGAGGGGCTAGTATTGCCCATAATAATGGAAGATGAAGCGTTAGGAGCAATAGCAAGCATATGGCTAAACCTTTTACCTGTACCAACAGCATCAGGAGCCTCACCTCTTTCTTTTCCGAGTTCGTAATTTGCATTGTCTAATCTTTCACGAATGTGTTTGAATACTTGATTGTTCAACGATTTTGCAACCGCTGACTCAAACGCAACATTCTTTTTCTGTAGAAGAGCATGATAGCCAAGAGCCCCCACACCAATGCTGCGCTCTTGTTCAGCAGAGAACCTGGCTCGGTGAATAGCATTAGGAGCATTGTCAATAAAATACTGAAGTACATTATCAAGCATTTCAGCCATGTCCCGTAGAAAAAGTTTATCGTTTTTCCAATCATCATAATACTCCAAGTTTACAGATGAAAGACAACATACAGCGGTACGTTCTTTATCTGTAGGTAAAATAATTTCACTGCATAGGTTTGATTGTTTAATGCTCAGACCTTTTTCTTTCTGGAATTCTGGCATCAAACGATTTGATGTGTCAATAAAATGAATGTATGGCTCACCAGTTAGCATACGTGTTTCAAGTATGCGCTGCCATAATTCACGTGCTGATACTTTGTCTTTAATTTCACCTGAATGTGGGTCTTTGAGTTCCCATGTGTCATCGAAATGTGGATCAAGCATTGCTTGTTCAATGATGTGCATGAAGTCATCTGTGATGTTGATACCATGATGCAGATTCAATGTTCGCATATTGGGATCACCAGTTGGTTTTCTCATCTCTAAGAAAGAAATAATATCAGGATGACTAATATCCAAATAGGCAGCGTAAGAACCACGGCGGGTACGACCTTGTCTATACGCCAAGGATGAAGCATCATAGGTACGAAGATGAGGCATAATGCCAACAGATTTATCATCAGCAGAACGAATACCCAATCCAATTCCTACACCTCCACCTAACATTGAGAGCCAGTTGACTTCTGATAGAGTATTGACCAGGCCTTCTGCACTATCATCCAGATAAGGGAGAAAACAGCTAATAGGAAGCCCACGCTTGCTACGACCAAAACTAAGGATAGGAGTAGAATAAGAAAGCCAATGCTTAGAACTATAATCATACAACCTCTGAGCATGATCAGCATTGGATGCAAAAGCGGCGGATACAAATGCAAATCTTTCTTGAGGGCTTGTTTCGTCCTCACGCATATATGATTCTTTAAGTCTTTTAATTCCGAGTTCATCGAATAGTTTATCTCTCTCTAGGTCTATTTTAATACTGCTGACATCTACCATTTCTTCTCCAATATTATTGTTCTATTGCTGCTACTACGTTTGAAAACTGTTCTTTAATAAGTTTCCAACAATCTTCTGCTACTTCCATATGTTCTTTTTGTGTGCCGTTTGCTGTACGCAACTGACAATAATGAATCCAACTACGCAATGTTCCATTCATGTACATGCGTGATTGTGTGTTGCCTTCCGGTAATACTACACGTGCTTGTTCTTTTGCAATACCATTTTCAATTGCCCAATCATATGCTGCTTTTGATTCTGCAATTAGATTGATTTGTTTGATTTTCCATTCAGCCTGCAATTCTTTATCGTCAGTCTCAATAGAGTTCTGTCTGTTCTTTGTGTCTTGTAGCCGTGCTTCACGTAGTTCATAGCCTAAATCTTTCGTTGGATCAGCATATCGTTGACTGAATTCCTGAAAGGAAAAACTACGATGTCGCAAGATTTGCCTTGCGATATCTCTTGTTGTCTTTATTTCCATAACAATGTTGACCATTTCAAATGGCGACCAATGTTGATTTTTGATGAGATAACGAATTAATCTGGCGGGATCACTGTTCATTCCCTGATTGCTTGGATTCGACACACGTGCCATGTGTACAATCATATCTTCAGCAGAGTTGTGCCCTGAGTATGGTGCCGTAACACCTATTAATTTCACGTTCATAATTTCTTCCAAAATGTAAATTTAGCTATTGCTTCCAAACCATGAAATGTATTACTATCTATGATTTCTAGAATCTCACTAGAAGAGAAACCATTCAATATCATCTCATTTATATCTTTTCCATCCATGTTATCAGGCCAAATGACGACATCGTGATTTGATTTGATTGCATTTTCAATCAACTTACATACTTCTTTATTTCGTGGTTCATTGTCAAATACAAGTGTAATTTTTTCTGCTTGAATATTTTTCACTGTTAGTGCAAGATTGGCGTCACCTGATGCCACACAGTTATTCAAAAACAGACTGTCAAGTGGACCCTCAACAAGATACACACGTTCTTTTAAATTCACACGATCCATTCCATAGATAAGTTTATTATCAGAATCGTTTGTTCTCATAGTCACATACCGAAGTTTGTAACTACTATTCTCTAATGCTCGACCCGATAATGCAACCAATTCATTTTGATAGTTATAGAATGGTATAACTAATCGTGCATCTTCTGCTAGTTCTTTGCCGTGATCAGGAATTAGTGCATCACAAAATGCTTTATAGTTCGAAGTGAACAACAACTTATCATAATGTTCTTTAGGAAGTAATCGATTCTCTACGTAGTTTAGACAAAAATGTCCACTTGGTAGATTACTGAGCCATTCCCCATGTTCAAATATACGGCGCTTTTCGATGTGACCAAATTTGGGTGGGTTGGTGATGACTCTTGGTGATGTGTTACTTTTTCTGTGATATGTATTGGATGTATTTGATTTGTACTTTTCGAGTACATACTCTCCATGTATGGATGGGTCAACATGTTTGAGGAAATTGGCGACATTTGTTCCTACTCCGCAGTTATGACATCGATAGAATAAATCATTGCCTTTGGCATACATATAGCCTCGGGCTTTGATTTTGTTTGTTTTGGAATCTCCACAATAAGGGCATGAAAAATTCCAAAGATTGGTATTCTTCTGCTTGAAATTACGCAAGCGTGAAGATACCAACTTCACATATTTTGAGTCAGTTGAAAGTGCCATGTGTCCATTATATCAGTGTTGCTCACGGTTGTCAATTAATTAAACAGTTTTACTAGGTATTCTAATTTAACGTTTGAGATAATCCATGCTGCTACAACTACACCACCGGCAACCATCCACTTCCATCTAGATAATGCTGCCAGTTCTTCATCTTCTTTTTTGTTGTGTTCGGTAATGTGATCACGCAATGCTTTAAATTCATCCATTATTCTACGTTCGGTCAATTCAATCTTGTCCGAAAGATTTCTATCTGTAGTAGTAATACGTGAATGAAGTTCTTTGATATCACTTGCAGTTTCTTCTCTTCTTTTATCCATGTCGTTATAAATTTGATTGACTACGGAGTTATTATTGTCTGCAAGTTTCTCAATGACACGGTCCATCTTCTCACAGAGGTCTACAAGTGTGTAGACTTTCTCTCTGAGGACGCCAACCTCTACTTTTAGTGCTACTTCTCCGTCTATCATTTTTTATCTGGAATCTTTGTGCCTTCTAATTTCTTATGCACTTTAATTGTTTTACAAACTTCTTTTTCTTTTTTAGTTTTGTTGTCAAACTCTTTGACACAGACTTTTTTTTCTTCGGCAGCAAAAGCAGCTTTAGTCAGTGGTGCCAAAAGTAAAAACAATAATAGACTCAATACGGTAAGTTCTTTTCTCATTTCTTTTCCTTTGATATGAATTTTTCTGATGCCGTAAATCCCAATCCACCTAACACAATATACATTATAGCATCAAATGTCTGTGGATTCAACTTTCTTTCAAAAAACAATTCGGCGATAAACCCCGTAGCAAGTAGAATGAATGCCAAAAAGGTAATCAATCTCTTGCTACTAGGATTCTGCTCACCTTCACCAGAAAGTGCCTTGATAAAAAAGTTTATCATAGTTCAGGATGATCTGGTTGTTTTGGTGCTTCTTTACCACCAAAACCCGTTGCAACTGCTGGTGCAAATGCTGCGGCCGCTGCAACTGGTGCTTCTGCAACAGTAGATGAAAATGTTGCACTAAAACCACCACTTGATGGTAACGATGGTGGTGCTGGTGGTGGTGTGTAAGGTTTGTTTGCAGCATCAAGTGCTTTTGCTTTCAAATCTTTATCGTCACCAGCAATCATGATACCAGACAGTGTACCTGTCAAGAATGTTGCAATTGGTATGATGAGTTCAAAAAACTTGTTGTCAACCGGACTCATACCATTCATTGGCTGAGTTACAAAAATTAAACTGTATAGCACAACAAACACAATACCAAAAAGTGTAAGACCTAATACGATACCGATAAAAAACTTTAGTCGTGCATTCAATTCTTCAGTTGTGTATCTTGGTCCAGACCATAAATCCTTAATCATTTGCATTCTCCTTTAACTGGAACCTGTGGTAGTTGTTGTATTGTTTGTACCGGTTGACCGACTTTATTTTTTTCGTAATGTGTCAAATCTTCGGGACAAGTTCCGTTTGCGCTACAGTATGGTTTCTTACATTGTTTTTGATCCCAATTTTCTGGGTCTTGGCAGGGATAACGATAATGTTCTCCACATGCAACAAGAAGTGGTAATAAAAAGAGTGACAAATATTTCATCAATGCACTCCTAAAACATGAAGAGCGTGTTCATAGTGCTTCTTACGATCTTCCAACCCAATGGTGCCACCATTGATTCTTTTGGTCATTGTAAGAATATCACCTTTATCTGCCCACTGATTCAGCTTGTTTGTTTCCCAAAACCAACATGCAGATTGTGCAGCGCCTTCGAATGTTTGTGTATATTCTGCGGCTTCTTCAGGAGATATTTCAAGTGATGCAGCAAACCATGTGTAGTTTGTTTTGCCAGTCAATTGAATTAGTCCACGGCCACGATATTTGTAGCCATCACCAGACGCTTCGTTACCGTTACCCATTCGATCAGCATAGATACGATTTGCAATTTTCTCTGGCTTCTTTTCGTATGCTTTTGCAGTGTTGATGTCTGGAAAATACTTTGAAAATATTTTCATCAGACTTTCTGCTTTGTAGTTCAAATTCTCTGTGAGAAAAACAAAACCACCAGACTCATGAGCGCATTGTGCAATAAACGATGCAATACGCTGTGGTGTATTGATTTCATAATCTGGAAGTAATTGGCTTAATGCTTTGTGCCACTGATCAATATATGGATTTTTTGGTAGTAATTGTTTTAATTGTTCTTTTGTCAGTTCCATGTGTATCCTCAGGTATTATTTTACGGAATCAAAAATCTCCTTTTGTAATCTATACCATTCTATCCACATATCAACCTTGTCACTACACTTATGATATTCCATGTAGTTATCAGATACGACCGTAATCACCTCACTCAGTTTGGTCGTGCCTTCTTTTACTTGTGTCAGTGGCAGGCAAGGTTTACCTAATGATTCTGGCATTTCGGGAAACTTGCGGGCCACTGGCACTGTAGTGCTACAGCCCGTCAGCAATAAAACTATAAGTAATTTTTTCATGGCTTCTTGGCTGCTTCGTTCAAAATACTTACTACGTTGGGATCAAGTTCGCATTTTGCATCGATTGTTTTTTCCACCTCTTTAATCTTTTCGACAATTCTCTCTCTTGTCTCAACGACTCTCTTTGTTCTCTCTCTGATCTTCGTTTCAATAACGACATTTGTTTGCTGTGATTTCGCTTCTGCATCTTTTATCTTCTCCTCTAATTCAGCCACTCTTTGGCGCCATTCTTGCTCGACGCTATAGCCTCCTTTCCAATATATACCGATGCAAAGTAATGCTATGGAAACGTATTTGATAACGTTCGCATAGTTGCCAATAAATGGCAGTCTACTACCTAAAAATCCCAACACGGCACCGATGGCACCGCAGATTAAAACAGTGTTGATGATGAATAAAAGAAAACCTGATGGCAAAAAACTAAGAAGCCACATTTGACTTTCTCTTTATGAATGAAATGAATGTGGCCGTCTTGCGTTTTTTTACGCCTGGCTCACCCTGCGAACCTACCCCAAGACCAGCAATAGCACCACCACCCACAGCATTAGTAGGAACACCACCTATAGCTCCTGCATCTTCTTTGAGAGGTTTACAGACTTTATCTGTAGTACACCAGTAGTAGCCTTGACCACATTCTTTTTTGAATTCGTTAGACATGAATTTATTTATTTTAGATTTCTTAAAACTTCTGCGACTTTCATATCAACTGGTATTTCTGATGATATAATATCTGTGCCGTTAATACCACGAACTCTTTCTGGCATAAGATTCAAAAATAACAAATATGTTTTAAGAATACTGTAGTCACTTTTGTTTGTGTGAAAGAACATTATTCTTGTTGATACCTCAGGACCAAAAATGTTGTATAGGACAACAATATGATTAAGTATCAGACGCTCACGCATTTCACCATGTTTAGAATATCGTCTGAATAATCGTTTAAGATAATTCAATCGTTTCATATCTTCAGTGAACTCACTCATGATGCAGTTAGGCTTATCATACGCCTTTGCAGCATATAACATTATATTATCATTAGTTAAATTCTCAAACGACATAAAAATGCGGCTGACCGAAGCCAGCCGCTATGATACATTAGGAATCAGGTGCAATAGCGTCGTCGGAAGCATCACCAACCATCGAACCCATTGCAACCAGAGTTTCAAACGTTGTGCGGCCATTACGACCACCCATTGTGAACGTGAACGCTGTGTTACCAAATGTGTTTGCTGTCGGTGTGCCACTATACAATCCAGCATTTGTAACTGAAATGCTTGAGATTCTACCAGTAGCAGCCGTAGTAACAGTAACTTGTGCGGAGGTGTTATTTGTGCCACCACCAGAAATTACCAGTGTATATGTACATGCTGATGCGGCAGGACCTACAGCATTTGTATTTGCTGTAACTGAGTCGATTGGACCCATACCTTTTGTACGTGCTACCCAACCAGCATGTGTTGGTTGACCGTCTGTGATAAGCCCTTCTTCTACAGCATCAATACCAAATACACCAAACTCTACGTTTGTTCTTGTGGCGCTTGCGTATGTGTTACCAAATACTGATGAGGGCTGAGAGTTAGCCAGACTTTCACCAGTAGTTGATGTATCGTAGCCAGTCAGACCTGAAAAGTTTGGAGCATTGTTAGATGCGTCTAAATTTCCCCAAAGTGACATGTTTTTCTCCTATAAATCTTTGATTAGTTATTTATGTTTTCTGTATATCGCTAGACAATTCGGGGTCTTTCTGAAACTTATCCGATGCCTCTTCTTTATCTACTTTCTTACTTTTTGCAGCATCTTTTACGATCTGTGCTTTACGTGACAGAGTTCTTGCTGCCATGCTTGGCTCTTCTGCTTCTTCACTGACAGTTTTCCAACCACCACCTTTAGATTTGTACCACTTTGCTGCCCAGCCATTAGCGTATGCTGATGGATAAACATCAAACTTGGAACGTGCAAGTGCTTTTGCTCTTGACCACAATTCGGGATTAGTTGGAGCATTCTTTTCTTCAAGATACTCAATCTCCTCTTTAACATGACCATACTTCTTTTTGTACCAATCAGGCATACCATGTTTCTTGCGATAGTATCTTACAGTCGCAGAATCATTTGCTTGATCACGATATTTGTTCTCTGCTGCTGTATTGTGACCTTTCATTGCTTCTGCTGCTGCATGTGCATCTTTGGCAATATGAACTAATGCCTCATCTGATTTTTTATGGTACTCATGACCTTCTAATGGATGACGCTGTGATGGGCGACCTTCAGAAAGTTCAACTTCTTCATTCTTAGGTTTGATACCTTTTTTCTTCATATTGATAGCAATTGCTGCTTGTTGTGCAGGATTTGCTGCTTCCGTCAATTCACCACGCAGATAGTTCGCTGCTGTAGAAATATAATCTTCAGCAAGTGTAATCTTTGATTGTACCCACTCAGGTAAGTTTGAATTTTCTTCCATCAGATCAATCAAATCTTCTGCATTGAATATGAGTGAACGAAGTTGTGACATTGCCATATCACCTTCATAATCATATTCACGTGGGTCTTTCGCCTCTCTAATTGGCGACACAATCGTGGGTGCCTTAAATGTTTTCTTAGGTGGTCCAGACACAAATCGTCCTTTCTTTTCTAATTGTTCATCAATTTCTGTCTCTTCAGAAACTCTTGATGCTTTCATGATACCACGAATTAATGGTGCTTTAAGTTGTTTATGTCTTGGCACAGAAATATTCTCCTTCGATTTTGGGTGACCATACACATCATGACCACCAGAAGTTCTTTTAAGTGACCAACCTGATTTTTTAAGATGAGCATGTACATCACGGGTTTTCATGCTTGACTCTGGCATCTCATCGAGTTGTTCTATCTCTTCATTCTTCATTGCATCAAGTTTTTTCTTATATTCAGAAGGATCAGGAAGTCCAGACTTTTTTCGAATTTCCTGATGTCTCTGATATAACCTCTCAGCAGCCGTTGGTGTCGGCTGCTTTATTTTGATTTTTAGAGGTTTGACTTTCATATTAGTCTTTCTTTGCCATCTTAGTTGCTGTTGCGTACATTACTGATTTAGCACGTTCACCATAACGCTGTTTGAAACCAGAAAGACCTTTCTTCATACCCATCACATAATCTTCTTTCTTTTTGGCTTCATCTTTTGTTAGTTCACGCTCATCAATTTGTTCAACTTCTTCTTTAGCCAAACGGGAAGTTGATCTATTAATACCATGCATTCTATTAACAATAGTTTTAGAAAGTTTTTTAGCCTTTTCTTCGGAGCCTTTTTTAGGATTGCCCGCTGGTGTTGAATGTTTTGCAGCTATTCCCGTCATTGTAGACATATTATGCGCTGCTTTATTAGTATATGATGCTAAAGTGCCTCTTGACAACTCATCAATTTGTTCAACTTCTTCTGGCATAACTTTTACGCCAGTTGTTTTACCAGCAGCAACTTTTGGTTGTTTCTTTTTACCCTCAAAACTTGCTTTTTGATCTTCAAACTCTTTTGTGAACTCATCGTTTGTTGGTTCTTCAACGATAGTTTCAACAACACCATTTACCTTGTCGGCATCAATAACTTCAATTGTTGTGCCATCAATATTCATTTCTTCCGTTTCAATTGGTGCAAGAACTTTTAAACCCTGTTCATTGTACAATTCAAGCATCTCTGTAAATGACAATGATTCATTTGCAGAAATATATTTTGCCATGCTTTCATAATTTTTGGCTCTAGTTTTTTTAGCCTTATCACTTTCTTTTTTGTATGCGCCTTCAGTTTTTTTGTACTCACCTGGTTTTTCATTTTCACGGGTTGAACGGATAAAATCTTGACGAGCACCAAGGGTTTTACCCTTTTTGCTTTTCTTCTCATCGCCTTCTTCATCTGTCTTATATGAAGAACCGTAGGTGCCCTTGTGTTTGTATACGCCACCTTTTGATTCATATTCTTGAAGTTGTTCTGCTTCTTCATTCAGTTCAACTTCTTCATTCTTTTTACCATAGTAATCATCTTTGTACATGCGTGATGTTGCCTTACGCAGACCTTTTGTGTGATCTTTTGTCTTGTCGGCAATTGCTTTGGTCACATATGAACCAAGTGCTTTTCTACCTGCTGGTGTATCACCAACTTCATCAAGTTGTTCTTTCTCTTCTTTCTTCAGAACACCACGACCTACCAACACATCTTTGTGTGTAATCTTATCTTTTGGATGTGCAAGTGCTGCTAAAGATTTTTCTTTAGGTGTCTTTGGATGTGTACCATGGCTTGTTTCTGCCATGATTTTTGCTGCTGCTTCTGCTACACCTTTCAGTGCTTTGTCATTGAAAATTGACATGTTGTTCTCCTGATTTAGTTTTATTATCTTGTAATCTCTTCCCAATCCATCGATGCATATATGTCTGAACCGTTTATGGTAGCAGAAGCACATAATGTTAGTTCGTATGGAGTGTTAGTGAAACTGTCTCTTTCTAATTGAAATTTGAATAGTGCTTCTTTAAGAATATCAACTGGTATTGCACTAATTGTTGCGCCAGTAAAGCCTGATGCTAATATTCTGCCGCCAGTCATTGTGCCGCCATCAATTTTGTATTCAACAGAAGAATTATCTCCCGCACTCACCCAAGTTCCACCTCCAGTGGTATTCGCACCTGCTCGTACTTGCCAATTATAAACTGAGTTATTCGTAATACCCAATATTGATAGTGCAGTAAGAATTACGATTGCATCTAAACGATTTGCTTTTAATCTTAGTGAAATAACTGGATAATATGTTCCAGACGTTGGTAAATCAATAGGTGAACCAATTGGTGTTTGAATGGCTTGTTGTGAGCCGTATAATTCATAACCACCTTCTGAAATGACTGTTGAACATATTTGTTTTAATGTTGAGTTACTTGTTGTAATTCCTGTGTTCTTTATTTCATATCTCAATGGCAAAGAAGCCGTAGTCATGTATGGTTGTAAATTTTTATTATCGTTATGGAATATATGTGCTGGAATCATTTTTCCATCAACTACAAAACCACAACGAACATCACCAACACCTAACCATTCAATGTCCATCCAAAGAATGTTTGTTTTACTCACATCAACACCATCAGTGTGTTCTGCGCCACCACTTTGTGCTGAGTAGCCTGTACCATCAAACTTATCTACATTCCAATCTGATTGTGCAACTCTTGTTTCTGTAACTGTGCTTGATGTGTTACTTCTTAATACAAAATAAGTTGTTGTGCCATCATTTTCCAAATAAATGCCATTACTTTGACCAAAATATCCTACTCTTTGACGAACATTTGCTTTTGGTGTTTCCATAGCAAATGTTGACATAATCAACAAAGATTTACCTGGTTGATAAGACATAACTTTTGTCGTTTCTCTGGCAACTTCAGCATTTGCAGTTGTGCCAACAGTCATCGCAATCATGCTTTGATTTTCAACAAAAGTGTATGAACTATTACTTGCTGTGTTTGATGTTACCCACAGACCATTATCAGAAAAACGATGTGTGCTTTCAAACAAAGTAAAAGGATTTACGATACGCAAACGGCCAAACGCATCTGTCAAAGTGCCAGATGGTGAAAGACGATCAGACATCATATTCACTTCATAACGAGTGAATACTTGTCCTGAATCTATCTTATGTAAGTCCGTTCTAAACTGTGCCACTTAGCAGTTCCACTTTCTCAATGCTTTGTTGATACGTGAATCTGGATCACGTGCAGTTTTTGTAGATGTTAGTCTGCGCTTCATACCACCCATTCTTGCACAGAATGACTTACGACGATTTGCTGCTTTAGAACCCGGCTTCAATTTGCTTGGCTTTGTTGTTACAGCCATCGATAGTTTTGAACCAGGATTCTCACGACGATATGATTCGATACCTTTACGATTTAAACCACCAGATTCAGATTTACCCTCTTTACGCTGCCATGCTGCGACTTCTTGAATCTGTTCTAATTGGTCTTCTGTGAGTGAACCATCATCTGCTTCGTAATCTTCCTCTTCTTTGTAATAATCTGGTTTTTTGTACAGTGAACTACCTTCACTTCTTTTCAATGCTCTACGAACATTTGTGCTATGCTTTGACATTGTTGCTATATCAGGATAGACTGATTTATCGGAACTAACTTTATACTTGTTTGCTCCTTTACCCTGTGGCGCTGTCAAATATTTACCAGCAGTTTCTTTAGAGATTTCATCAATCTGTTCAATTTCTTCTTTTACACATGAACCTTTTGCATATGCTTTTTTACCTGGCGCTGGTTTATATCCAGGCCAACATCTCTCTGTCATGTAATCTTTGAATGATTTCATATGTAATTTCTCTTTTTAAATGTTGTTAGTGAGATACCTTTTTTCTTTAATTCATCTTCTTTCTGATCACCAATGCTTGCTGTTGTCGTATCACCGGTAAGTTCAGTAAGTCTACAGTTTTTCGCACCATGCTTTGGACAATCTATGCCCGCTCCTGTACCATTACATGTTACTTGTGTAGCTTTACCATTCTTATCTAATTTCTCACCCATATCACGTGCAGGTGATTCACCAGTGCCAGCCATAGAAGTGCCGGGTTCTATGCCTTTGTCGATTGACTCTTCGATTTTCTTTTGCCAGTTTTCTTTGATTGTGGCAAGGGTGATGGTTCTTCTTGCTTCGGCAACGGGTTTGTCGGCGCTGGGTCTTTCTTTTCTTCTAACACTGGTTCTACCCTTTTGTAATTCTGCTGCGGAAGGGGTGGAACTATTCTGTCCATAATGGATTTCAATCGTAGAATCACTAGGTGTATAAATTTCATCTAAGTCCTCTCTAAGTTTGACAACATATCTCTTACCAACTTTTGCTACAGTACCGCCCTTTTGATGTGCTTCTTTCGCTGCTGAGCCACGAATGAAGAACAAACGAACTTTACCATTTTTATCTGTTAATAATTTTTGTTTCTTTTCTATTTCCTCAAATTGTTTACCAATGAGCTTTGTACCAGATACATGTTGAACTAATTTCCACGCTTCTTTGTGATTTTTATCAGCCATGTGTTTCTTAAATTGTTTCTTCTGCTCGTCAGTTGCTTTTTGATGAAACTTCATAACTTCCATCATACCAATGTTACCAGGATAAGCAGCTTCACTTATTTTACCTTTGCCATAACTAGAAACATTTACGGGTTTTCCACCCTTGCCTGAACGATCTGCTACTGGATCATGACGGCGTTTTGCTGCGACTGCTGATGCACGTTCTTTCTTTGAAAGACTTGCACGTTTTGCATTTGACATACATTTGGGTTTTGGTTCGCCAGGTTCTCTTGCACAAGGACCTATTGCTTCACCTTTACTATTGATTCGTTTCCATCCACCTTCTGGATGTTTTGGATTAAACCAATTACGCAAATCTTCTTTGATCATACTTTGACCAAGAGTTAATAAATTAAACGCACCGGGATCAGACATTGTATTGATATCTTCTTCTGTCATTTCCTCTTCATCAGATTTGAGCAAACGGAGTGTACGTGTAACTTCTTCTACTGTATCACCTGTAACTGAAACTGTAACGGCTTCATCTATCTTAGCCATTTTCTTTTGATGAGTCTCAACAGTTTTTGCAATCTTCTCTACTGGTACAAGACTGCCATGTACCGAACGATGTGTGACTTTACCATTTTTTCCATAACGGCCAAAACCATAATACTCAAGACCCATCGTGTTCATTTCATCATGTGTGCCGGCAGCAGCATGTGGTTTCATGTCGGTACGAATTGGTGCAGTATCTTTTTTACCTAACTCTGTAGCAATCCAACCTTTTGCTGAATCATTCTTCGGTGGTTTGTTTACAAACTTCTGCATATTTTTGAAGATGCCATCCAACTCTTTTGTTTTTGACTCAACAACTTCTGGTGGTGCTGTACGCAAATCTTCTGAGTTATCAAATTCAGTATAACTATCACGAAATATTTTACCAAACATTGGGCGTGCTGCTTGCACAGAATCCCATTTTTCTTTACGAATATTTTCTGGCACGGTGCGGCCACCACGTTGTCCACGCTCAACGTTTCTTGCTTTTGATACTTCATCATCTGTATTGACCATGATCATTGATGTTTCATAACCCATCTTTTCAAGCATTTCTTTAATCTTGGCATACTTTTCTGGATCATCACCAGTGCCATTGATAATCAATCCATTACGGCCATGAAGAGCCAAACGCTGACGCAATTCTGTAACATTCTTTGCACGTTTGCGAACTGCATTACGCTGTGCTTCTTCATTGTCAGGCATCTTTTTGTCAAGACCCTCTTTGTCCATCAGATACTCAAGTGCTTTATCAGAATTAATTTCTGTTAGACCATGACCATCAAGTGTCTTACTCAACACATAGTCTTTGCCTGAGCCAGGACCACCACCAAGAAACACTGCTTTGAAAATGCCTTTGTCATGTACACCTTCACGAATGATTTCTTCATGTAGTTTCATACCCTTGCGTACATCATTGAACATTTGTTTGACATGTGCATGTGACATTGACGATGGTGCACCTTTCTTGAATGAATCAAGATCACCACTCTTTGCATGTTCACGCATCTTTGATGCTGAGATGCCAGTCACACCTTCTGCATCTGGATCACGTTCACCAGCCGAGTGTACTTTAATTTCTTTGAAGTTGAAACGAGCACCTTCATGTGCGCCATTGTATTTGTGCAGCAATCTGTGATATTCTTCTGTGCGATCAGAACCACCGACCATGTGCAGATGCGTTACACCTTTCTTGTGTAATGCCTCTGCGTGATCAAAGAATGTTGGTTTCTCTTTGGATGCTGCTGTGAAGTTTGTGCCAGGAAAGGCACGTTTGGCGTGTTTGACTTTTTGGTCTGCTGTAAGGGGATTTTTCTTTGCGTCCTGTGAGTGTGACAGGACGATGTGATGAGAACCACCGACCTTATCGGCAATTTCTTTGACTTTATTGACTAATTTTTCGTGACCATTCGTGATCGGATTCATGCGCCCAAAAGCCAGGACGGCATGTTTTTCCTTTTGTTCACGTAGAAAATCTCTAAATTTCATAATCCCCCTACCTCTGCGGCAGTTGTTTACGATATTTAGTATTTAGTAAACTTCTACATCTCCTGTGCCTGCCATGACACCCTGACAGTGAATTTCGTCAAGTTCAACAAGTCGGTCTTTCTTAATGTTTACAAAATGTGCATGTTCAGTGTCAATTCTGGTTTGAATCATCAGATTAATATTATCTGTGGCTAAAGCGATATACTCATCAATAAGTGATGGGCACATAGAGAAAAATCTGGTAATTAATAAATCTGTTGCAAATGACTTTCTATTGTCCTGAATCCATGTTGGCATTCTTTTTTTAAAGACATATTTACCAAAATGAAGATGATCATCAACTTTAAAGGAAGAATGAATGTCTGTTCTTGCTGATAATTTAAAGATGCGATTCACTGAATGCATCAGCTTCATCATTGCGGGTTCTTTTTTTAATAGCATCATTGTCTTTATCATCAATACATTTTCAGCCTCACTTTTGCGATGATTGATAGCAAATTTTACAATCTGCTCATCTCCAGACAAATCAACGATAAAATCAACATGTTCTGATATTTCTTTAATTTTAAAATCCTGAACAGGTACAGGTGAGCCATCAACAAGTAAAATAATTGCTTCTGGTACGTATTTTCTTAAAGTTTTTAATCCATCAAGTGTTTGATCTAGTCTATCATCTTGATTAATAACCCCCATTTGTGAATTCAAAGCGGAACTCACAATGAATAAAGGTTTGTTGGGAATAATTGAGTTATGTTCTATTGATGCCATTCAAACTCCGAAAATAATTTAATTGTTTTATATGTTGCTTTAGAATTTAATACATGAACTATTGTGTTGGTAATTTCTTTTGTATCCAACAATCTATCTTTGTTTGGATTTGTTCTCTGCATTGGCGTATCAATACCACCAGGATGGATGCTTGTTACTTTGATCCCATCATTACGAAGTTCTTCACCAAGAATGCCTGCAAACGCCGTAAGTGCATGTTTTGATGCTGCATAGATTGATTCATTTTTTATCTCATACAAACCAGCAACAGAGTTGATAAAGAAAACATTTGAACCACGTGACAAATATTTCTGCGCTGCTTTGGTCACATACATCGTACCCTTGACATTCAAATCAATAATTTTATCAATTGTTTTCATTGACTGAGAAGAAAACTCACCATACTCAAACACACCGGCATTATTGACTAACACATCAATGAACACGCCCATCTTTTCAAATGCCAACCTCACTTCTTCTGCATTCGATATGTCACATTCTACCCATTGAAACGTGTCTGGAGCGGCAAACAATTTGATTGATGGTTTAGTACGTGAAAGACCATACACGAAATACCCTTCGTTAATTAGTCTGTCTGCAATCTCTTGACCAAGACCATAACTACAACCTGTCACCACAGCCACTTTACGCATCACATCTCCTCAAAAATAGCAATACCATACTTTATATCTTCATCTGTGATATCATTTACGATCTTGTAATTACCAATGTGAATTGGCAATGGTGCAAACTGATTACCGTTACGATGTTTTGTTGCATCACTCAAACTTTCCTTCAACATCTTTATATTCGTAAAGTCTGGATGAAATGTTTTGAGTTTTAATCTCTTTGCTACATCAAATATACGTTTCAATTCATCAGAGCCAATATATGTTCTACTAAAAGAGATACACGAACTGAGCAAGCAATCAAGTGCTACTGCTTCACCATGCAACAGATTTGGTATGTTTGCCATCTCAATCACTGGGCTGAATGTGTGACCGAAATCTACACAACGATCCAATCGTTTCTCCCACAGATTAGGACCAAGTTCTTCTATCATATCTGTGATGGCAAGATTGATTACACGAACTGGCACTGCACCATGTTGAAACTTTTCTTCAATCAACATCTCAGCATTCTCTTCAAGCAACTTGAAAAGTTCTGGTGATTTGATCACTGCTAGTTTGAATATCTCTGCAATACCATTGACAATCTCACGCTCACTTTGTGTTGCAATAAACTTTTTATCGATGAATGTTGCTTCTGGTGGATAATACGCACCAATACGATTACGACGACCTAAGTGATTAACTGCTACTTTTGACCCAACTGAGGCATCAACAATTGCCAGAAGTGTTGTGGGGATTTTGATATATGGAATTCCACGACGATATATGCTGCAAGCAAACCCAACAATGTCAAGGAGAACACCACCACCAATGGCGATAATCTTTTCACGACGAAGAACTCCCTGTTTTTCAAAAAAGGTGACAATTTCATCTACATTTTT